GTACCTAACATTGGCTTAGAGTTTACTAGGGCATTGGTAACATCATCTAAAGCCTGAGTTAAGGCTTCTAGTCCAGTAAAGATAGACAATGGATGTGAGTGTAGCTCAGGTGGAAATCGCTGAGGTTTACCGATGATATTTGCCCATGGAATCGACGGGTTATCGGAAGCGCTATTAATGGCTTCGATTAAGTCGAGTATCAATGAGTTAGCATAGCCTTCTGGACCACCAACACATTGATAGGTAATATTGATACTGCCAATAAAGGTCGTGCTGGTGAGCTGAATGGCGCCTGCAACTTCTTTACCGGCGGCAGCCGTTAAGTAAGGTTCTAGTGACTGGAACGTGTAGTCTACGCCTTTCGTCAAAATGAGTCCAGTGGTTAAATCTTGAACAACAATAGACTCCGTATAGAAAGCACCTTCTTTTAAAGGAATTGGGACGAGTCTAGGTGTCGTAAAGGTATGGACTTCATTCGCGATTAAGTTAGAAGCAGAGGTACCTGTCTTATCATACTGGTACTTAAAAAGAGTGAGTAAGTTCATGGCACGCGTGCCTCCGTAAAGGGAATATAGGGTGAGTAACACTATTGGATTTGTCAGTAATAAATAGACTCTACCGCCCGAAGACAGTAGAGTCTAGTTTAGATTTTAATGTTCCGCATAGTCGGAGTTGTAATCTGGGTCGTAGTGTTCGCTAATATCAAAATCAGCAATGGCTTGTGCTGTGGTTAAAGAGGCAATGTGTAGTGCCACGGCTTGCTCTTTCCCAAAACACTCTTGGTTAACGTAATGCATCATAGCGTCACTGAAGTGCGTAAAACCTACAGCACCATCTGCAGTAGTCACCCCTTTAGACTCGACGTCTAAGACTACGTACTCAGCAGGGCCTACTTTATACGAATAGATAAAGGTAGAAGGAATCTTACCTTTATCGTACTGGGTCTGGATGACCATTACATCGCCATTAGCATCTCGGTCAGAGATAATGCGGTGACCTTTATAGATGAAGCCTAATTCAATCGCTTCGATTCGTGTCTTCTTAAGCTCTTCCAGTTTCACTAGCTTTAATTCCTCTACAGGAATTAACTCGTAGTTTTGCTGGGTGACTTGAGTACGAGTAGACTCATCGCGGAAGACTTCTGACGTAGAAGGACGCTGATAGCTGTCTGGATAGTCCAGTTTATTATCGCGGTTCTCGTTGACGAAGGCGATTTGTTCAGCGTCTTCAGCGTCTTTAACACCCCACTGGTACCAAAAACGGTGACCACGTGGGACGTTAGAGCCTTTGTTTTCGCCTTCGACGACAATAACGTCAGACAACAAGTCTGTGGTAAGGTATTGAAATTTTCTTGACATGAGTAATTTCCTTTATACTAAGTACCGATGGTAATTAAACTTTCTTTTTGACAATAAGAAGGTCGGCTATAATATCTTCACTTAGTGTTTTAATCGCGTCTAAATCTGTAAGGGCATTTAGCGAGTGTTTACGGGAGCGTACCACATTAAGTTCTGTTTTAGCTGCGCGAAGGGCTTTAGCTTTCTTAAGCACAGTAATAGCGGCCGTTTTAGGACTGACACCTGCGGCAATACAGTACGCTGTGAGATTAGGCCCCATGTCACCGGTATAGTCTTGCTCTGTAAAAGCAATAGCTTCGGCTTCCGTCTCAGCGTAACTGTCTGCAAACGCGGTCCATTGATTTAGAATGGAAAGTGCAGTAGTATCGATGTTTGTCTTAGCATCGCTAATAGCGGCATTGAGCTGCTTAGAGTTACCGCTATCAGTTAGTACCCACTTATCATTTTCAAAGATGTGATATTTAGAAGGGCGTTCTAATAAAGTCCAACCCTCTTTAATAGGACCTAATTCTTTAACAGTGTCGGTTTCTGTATTCGTAATAGAATAAATGGTTTTACCACGGTGGTCGGCGACGTATTCTGTCGATGTGGGTCGTCCATTTTCAAAGTTACAAACACGAACGACGAAGCCCTCTTTAGGTTCTGACGGCTTAACGAGAAGTGCATCTCTTGGATATTCTCGTAGTGCAGAAAAACGAGTAGTTGAAATACCTTTCTGATTAACAACCAGAGTCTCTTTGTTATAGGTGTAATAAAAGTCAATCATAGTGCGTATCCTACCCATTCAATGTATGCCTTTGGTTGCGTTTCTGCTCCTGTTCTTGCCACCCTTGAGGCATCAAAATTTGCGATACCATAAGATGATGCGCCCGTGTATGTTGTCGGGAACGCATAATACTGATTACCATGCATAGGTGCCCCGAAAATTGCCCCAGTTGCGGTACGCATCCAGCCAGCCGTTTCACTACCATGACCACCAAAGGAGCCGACAATATTCTGCAATTGGTCTTCATGCGTTTCACCCGCAAGCCATGCTGTACCATTGGCAGCACGAACAAAACGCCCTTGTCGGTCTGGAATATTGATTAATGTATTGTCTGTTTCATCAATCCATTCAGGCTTTGCAGCAACCAGTGAGTGATACACCGCTACAGGTAATTGCTGACCAATACCTACCACCATATTTTCTGGAACATTGTCATTATCCCAGTACAATGTTTCACCTGGCTGTTTATTAACATACGGTTTCCAATAAAAAGGTTTTGTTACATCTACCCATCCAGGTCTACGGTTAGCCGTATCTAAAGGGTCTTTACCTGCCAACGATTCTACATTAGAATACCACTCCCAATAATGGAGTTGCCCGGTAGTAATATCGATAGTATAACAGACTTCCCCTAGTACATATGTCCGTGTAGGGTCATAGATACCAAACCGAGTTCTGTTTTCGGCATGCTGCCGTGCTAATGATTTAGCTGTCATTCTTATTTTCTCCTATGAGAAAAAGGCTCTTCTCTTTATAGAGAAGAGCAAGTATTATTTACTGTAAAAAGAGATTAGAGTTCTGCGTCTAAGTGAACGAATCCAATTAAATACCCATCAATGGTAAGATTACCGCCACCGCCAAAACTAACAAAGGTAGCTCCTAAATATGTGACGGTCATTACACGGTTTGCAATAATGCTGGAGCCTTGGTCATACTGCGTAAAGTAACCGGGCAGTTCATTATTAACGTTAGTAAGGGTCACCGTAGGGGTTTCTCTAAGTTTAACAGGGAATGTTATTGACGGCGCTGATAGAAGATAAACCGTGTTTATGTTAGATTCAAAACGTATTCTTTGGTAGAAACGTTTACACCTCTGTAACGTCTCGCCTTCTCCCATCTGAGTCGTCTCAGTAGCCGTATCCCCAAACTCTAACTTAGGTGACCCGATATAGGTTACATTTAAGTGTGTTTGCTGAGGAAAGATAAACAGTGACAAGTGATGGTTATTTGTACTTGTAAAGTCAAATCCCTGTTCATCAAACTCGGGGATTTCAAAGGTATAAGTGAAGTAATCAATCCCGCCTGTACAGACGCCTATCGTAACAGGCGATGTACTAAGTACGTCTGTATAGATGGAATCCCTTACTTGAACCTGCGCTTGAATCTCTTGCCCGGCTACGCCCTGTACTAAACAGCTAAACGTAACGGTTTTCCCCTTAAAACGTAAAGCATTCTCTATACGCTGTTCCATGTTACGGTTACTGCCAATTACTGAGGCAGCCGCGAATGCAAAGGGACGAACATTATTCCAACCTGACGGCAGTATGCCAACCATGCGTGAAAATGCGGAAGTTTGACCACCTTGGTTTAATATCCATCGGTCAAAGGTATAGCCATCGGCAGTATAGGACCCGCCTATACGCTGGTCGATTTCTCCCTCGGCATTAATCAGTAAGTTAGGATTAGAGTACCCTTTGATTAATGCGGGGTTTATTAATTGAGACATTTGGTTTTACTCCTATCCGCGACGACCGATCTTAAACTGGGTGTAAATATCATTACCATGTCCTTTATTTATACCTAGTCCATGCGGGGAGGCAGCAGCCATGGTATAATGTCTGATTTTTACACGGGTGATTTCGGTAAGTGTGAAATCATCATGTATTTCAGACCAAGTCATCGGGATATTAGTTCCGTAAGAATAGGCGTTGGTTCCGATAGAAATTACTTCGTCGGTATCCGCATTAACCATCTCGATCCAATGGCGGTCTACTGAATCGGCAGGGGCCTTGATTGCTATAGGGTAATATTCCCCAGGGCCTAAAGTCACAATCCCCGTATTAACATCGACCGATGCTCCTACCATGGTATTTTTTATAACGGTATTCAAGGCTCTATCCTGATAACCTGCGATGGATCCCCCAGCATAACCTGTACGTTTGTCGGCGACATGCAAAATCTGACTAGATAAAGATGCCATTCTGGCAATCTCTAAGGCATTTGCTTCTAACTGAGTTAACCATTCTGGAGACGGGATAGGTAAAGCTGCGGTAGCATTACCGGAATAGATATACGGAACGTTTAAGCTCTCTGCTGACTGTACCTTAACCTTACGAATGCCGATAATGTATCGTAGCTCACCATTGTTAGTGGATGTTAATTTAATAGTCCTGTTATCTATAATGGTGAGTGTAACCTGAGTTTCAGTAACTGCCGTTGCTGAGTTCAGAGACAATATATTTCCGGAAAACAGAAACTCACTCGGATAGATTAGTGAGTTTCTAACAGTGTTCTCGGTATCCGGCGCGTACGCAATCCCGATAATTAAGGAATCATACTCATCAATATCAATCCCTAAATTAAATTCGGTATTAATACCATATGTTCCTATATCCGCAATGACGTCTCTCGCATCATTAAAGACATCTACGGCTTCTGGACTTAATGGCATTCTAAAAGTCGTAGACCCGTCACCACTAGAGTACTCATTAACATACCCATCACTAAGCTGCTTAGCTAGCCATTCTGCATCACTGATAAAGTTTCCAGTAAGTTTAGCATGTTCCCATAAGGCAGGGTACGCAACACGTGATAAAGTATGTCCTTTTCTAGGTACCCATGCAGGGTCAATAGACCCATTAACTACTGTAGGGGGAAAGTAAGACAATATTCCTACCATCCCTGTCTTAAAGGCATTAAAAGAAGCCGTAAGGGCTTGTACTTGTGAAACTAAAGTACCGGATTTACCGGACAGTCTATTTGAATCAGACATTCTTATTTTCTCCTATGAGAAAAAGGCTCTTCTCTATTAAGAGAAGAGCATCATTTATTTTACTGTAAAAAGAGATTATAGCTCTGCATCCAATCGGAAGTCATTCAAGCCGAAACCTGCGGTATTGATACTAGTTCCTGAGAAATAAGCGTCGCCGGATGTAAATGCCAGAATCACCGAACCCGGATCAATATCTATTGTACTTCCGAAGGAGGCGGAAGGAACGGAACGCATTAAAAAGGCTTCCGATACATCGCGGTGCGAGTAATTGCTTGTCCCGCTGTACCAAGCCTGCGCCCGCATGCGAGGATAACGGATGAAAAAGCGCTGGCACTGTCTCGCATTTACTGAGTGTTCGACTGGAGTAAAGGCCGTCACTTTATCACCCTCTTCTACCTTAATATCAGCAAATAGGACAAAATGACTATTTGTTGCTACTCCAGTAAAATAAGCACTAACCGATACACCGCGTTGAATCGCTTCATGGCTCGCGGTTGCCGTAACCTTAAAGTCTATCCATGTACCGTAGCTACCTAACGCTACGTTTTGAACCACAACGTCAGTAACAGAAGAAAAGTTATCTTTAGCATCTGCGGTAGCTACTTTTAAGTAGAATTGACTTAAGTCCACGTCACTGCCTAGAGTCCCGTCTACATATACCTTACCACTAAACGTAAAGATATTCTTAGTAAACGAGTTAGACTCAATACGCTGCTCAATACCTATCGTGCCTGATGTCGAGTCCCCTAGTTGAGCACACGGGCGTTTAGAAGGGGGTAACAAAGAAGCCGTATCCATCTTCTGAACATAGCCCCCCGCACCTAGCGTAATAAAGCGGTCAGGGCCATAATCGCCTAAAGTTAATCCCGTCTCACCACGTTGCCAGTAACTAAAGTCACCGTTAATGATTTTATTCTCATTTACTAAAGCTTTAGGTACGGCTTCGATTTTCCCATCGAGTTCATTAATATTCTCTTTAACGGTTAAACCCGTTAATGTAGAACCGGTGTTATCGGCACTAACACTCCCTGCCTCTAACTCGATGATTTTTAAATCACCTTCACTGAGCAAAAACCATTCTGCTGTAGTAATAGCAGGACTTGTTAAAACAACCTCATTGGTTGCTGAGGACACCGTGTAATCACGTTCAGGGCGTTGTAATACACCTCCGATAGTCAAACGATACATTTTGGCATTATCGTTTTCCAATCCTACCGCACTTAATCGGGTTTCACCAATATTGACTGTGCCTTCCCATATTTTGCGAGTATATCCAGCATCTTTAATCGTGCTGACGGACTGCCATGCTTTAATCTGCACAATAGTCTCGTCTGACAGAATACCGCCGCCGGTTAAAACTATTGTGGTACCGTTACTGAGGTATTCTTCGGTAGGCATTAACGTACCGTTAATGTACAAGTCTACCATGTCGACGATGTGGTCTACGTAAAACGTATCCGCCCCTGTACCAGGCTGGAATTCATAATTCTTAAAGATTTCCTGGCCGACCTCACTTTCACGAAAACCTGAGGTAATATGCCAGTTCTTAGCAACTTCATCAAAGCTCCATGTTAAGCGAGCGCCATCCATGTCGATAAAGTACTCAGTGTCATACTCCACTGTGTGGTCTGTACTAGGATGAGGGATAATGCGGATGTTATGCACCGAAGCGTTTTCGTCGGTGTCACCAGTCACCGTGGTACTGCCACCATCTGGTTTCTCAGGTAAAGTAATGGTCACCATACCCGTAACGGCAACATTTTCAGTAGGTACTAAAGCACCGATACCAACGTCTAAAACTGTATCTGCGGTTACAGTAGCATTAATACTACCTCCGGTACCACCCGCACCAGAAGCCCCGTACTGAACCCATCCTACACCAGGCATCTTAATTAAGCTAATGCCACCATTGCGTGTCTTTAACTCTAAGTTTTCATTAAGCCCATTAATGTTTAATGTCGAAGATAGACTTACTGGGAAGTCCGCCCAACTCGAACCTAAATCAAAGAAAGAGACTCGCGCATAATCTGGCGCAGCATCATCCAGAGCAATAATAAAACTGCCGGCTGAACTGTTTACAGGATGTAACCAACCCGCTGCAGCAGTACCGGCTGCCGCGACCGTGGCGGCAGCTAAGGGCAAGCCGTTCATTGATACCCAGCGTCCATCGATGACGGCTTCAATAGCACGCTGGTCGGTAGAGATACGTATTGAACCTTCTAGCGGATTGCTTTGACGTTCTGCTGTCGTACCGTAAGGGAGAATTAAAGCCCCTAGACGGGCTAACTTTAATCCCCATTGTTTAATAATGGTATTCATTGATTAACCTCTTAGAAATCGGCAAGGACTTTATATTTCAACACACCTGAGACCGACGGAGTAAAGACGACATTGACGGTAGTGCCTGTTTGAGTATGAGACACGGCAACCTGTGGTCCAGCAGACTGAGCCACATTATCGACATTAATCGCCGATTGTCCGGTACCCACTACGGTAGTTACATTACCACCATCCAGTTCACCGGTCGTGGCTCTAAACACATAGGCACCTCGATGTGAGGTTTTACCTGCCGCCGTAGTGTACACAGTTACAGGGGCGCCTGCAGTGACCGCTTGGCTGTAAACAACCTCCGTCAGTTTCGCTTCTAAATCCGTTTTTAATACGGCATTTTCAATCTTCAAAGCCAGACGTGAGATTTCCACACCGTGGTTTTTACCACCGGAGTAGGGGTCTACAATCGCTTGCGTAATTTTCTCTAGCTGACGCTGTAGGATTTCTAAGGCAGAAACCCCCACTAACGCTTGCTCACGTACCCGTGGTGAAAAGTCAATAGCATTGCCATGAAACGCTGCCCACTCCCACATGTTAGAACGGTCAAACACGGCGGTTGCTACTTGTACCAGCAGCGCCGAGTCTTCATAGCCACCTAGAGCCTGATACGTAATCCGCACTTCATCGACGTCAATAGCATCTTGATTTAACACGATGTAAGAGAATATACGCTGGCGGGTCGTGCGAGCAGACGCATTTAAAAAGAGCGGAGAGAAACCAAAATGGGATTCCGGTATTAAAGGAAACCACACGCCCGCATTCTTACGTCCCTCTACTACGATACTGTCTCCGAAAAAAGGACCGTGTTCAGTAAAGACAGAAACGTCGATGCTCATATCGACCGTGTGCAGTTCAGCGCTAATGAGGTTGGCTGGTGATTCACCAGTGGGGTCAAATGTATAATCGGTATAAGCCATGATTAATCGTCCTTAGTTTCCTAAACGCGTCGCAGACAATACTGCACCACGGCTAGTATCGCAGATAACACATTGGTTGCTAGACCCGCCGTTTAAACGCATCTGTAGTTTTAAGTTTGTGTTTGCTGGGATAGAGTGTGAGATGTTATTGGTGTAAGAGCGACTTACCGTCGTGTTGTTAAGCATCCATCGGTATGAGATACTTTCTACGCCAGCATCGACCACTGGGTCTAATGAATGCGAGACTTTATACGTTCCAGCACTGACGACTAGGGCAGTCAGCGGGGTATCAAACCACACATCGGCAGGCTGGGCACCTAAGTCTACATTTTCTACTCCACCAACGTTGGTAAAGAGAGCACTCTCATAATGCACGGTAGACCCGCCCATGCCGTTAGCCAGTATTGCAGAGGTAAGGCTATTAAGGTTTGTCATGAGTGGGCTAATAAACCCGGTGTCTAGGTCTTTAATATCATTAATACTCAGTTCCGTAAAATGCGCTTCTATCGCGGTACGGATACGTGTCATTTCTTCAATAACTCGGTTTACCCCGTCCATGTCTGTTACTACGTGCTGATGGCTCGTAGGAGGGAACGTAGGAGGCGTAATCAAATCTTCCCATAGCACGGTCTGTAAATCTGCTAACGTGCTTAGACCGCTTTCTAGGGCCTGTGTTACGTTAGTGACGAAATCACCACCTAGGGACTGAAGCTGCAGATGGAATGTCCCTGTCATGTTGACGTCTAACAGGGTAATTGAACCATAGACTTTTTCAGCCATGGCTACATCGGCTGCTTCAAAATAATGCGAGAAAAAGAAGTCTTCACCATCCACTAAATATCGACCGCTTTCCTCATGAAAGACAGAAAAGCCAGTTTTGAAGAAGGGTGCCCAGTCGGGGACTATGAACTGGTAGTTCACGCCGTTGATGGCGGAGACAACATGTGTTTCGGTTTTAAGGTTGGATGCCAGTTGACCGGTTTCATCAAACGGTAATAAGGACATGGGTGTTACTCCTGTTTAAAAGGATAGGCTATAGCTCATAAAATTAGCTCTTCCAGACCCTGTCAGCGAATTCTATGCATTTTAAAACGATTCTTTTTCAGTCAGTTTTCAAGGACTATTAATCATGTTCACAGTAATTGCTACTTATTCTAAAATTAACTATGGCTGGAAACCTTCAGACCTAGCAAACACCCCCTTAGAAGACATCCTTTTGTTACAGGACGCGCGCTTTACAGTAGAATGGGACGGAGACTTTGCCAGAGACTTTCTGGTTAGTGTAAACCGAACCCTAATGCGCAATGCAGAGTCTACACTTACATTGTCACAGTGGGTAGCTACGTTAGCAGAAGATGCTCTAATCATGACAGACCGAGCTAATGGGCTACGGGACTCGAGTGTGGTACTCTGCTACGATTTATATGACGTAGCCGAAACGGTAGAGAAGGGCAATGTTAACTATGGTAATGGAGTGGCCATCCCAGAAGGGTTAGAAGCCGACATCATCTTTAACACGTCGTTTAGTGCTCCAGATTACCGCAGTACGGAAAACTTCAGTAAGCAAATACTCGCGGTAGTCAATGGGCTGATACACCCAACGATATATCAGCAAGGGTATATCCATATACTCGGTGCCTATCAGCGCTTCATTAATGAGAAAGACCAACTCATTAATCTGATTGATTTTGCTCAAGTTGGTGGTATCGATACTTACGAGATTACCGATAGTATGATTCATGAGGTTGAACGTACATTAACCGACCAAGCGCGTTATGTCACCCGCATGGTTGTCACTCTACCTGTTGACATCGGTATGTATACCCCTCTATTAGTCTTAGATGGACACCTGCATGTCATTGACGATGAAACATATGAGATTGTAGATAAAGACAAACTCTTAATTGAAGTCGACCATTACTTAGCCCTACAGAGAGCCGCTAAGAAACCTCGTGATACTCGCACGTGGGTAGACCCGGCGAATCTACAGAAAGTAGGTATTAATACCTTAAGCTTCGATGCCCGTAAGTACCTTTCTGACACTTATAGCTTTGTTGTGCTAGTAAAGACATCAGACTTGTCTATCATGCGTGAGCCATTAGGTGCCTGTATGCAACAGAATACCTACTATCACTATCGTGCACCTAAAGGCATTGTATATTTCGATGACATGTCTATGGCAAACGCCCGTGTTACAGAGTTTAATGAACACGAAGTGCAACTTTCGACCATGTCAAACAATCGTCCAAGCTGGACATATGAAACCACCCCAGTTACAGACTTAATTGGCTACAGTGAAAATGGTTACCCAACACCGAGCCCTCGATATAAAGACGGCTTCGTATTAGAAATGTATTCATTCGCATAAAAGAAAGAAACTCTCTCCTTATCCTAGGATAAGGAGAGAGGGTTATGTGACGTATTTTTTTAACTGTTCAGTTAACAGGTTATTTCTTTCAACTAAAACCTGTTCTCTTTCTAGCGCTAACTTAAGTTGACGGGCATAGGTGTCGCGATAGTTAACGTTCGCTTGCCTTGCCACTTCTAAGTCCGCGTGTCTCGAGAAACTAACGGAATCAGCAATCAGGCCGGTCATTACCTTACCCGTGGAATTAATCCCGATATTCGCATCAAGCAATTCCTTTATTGCTGTTACGGTATCAGATAAGTCCATGTCGTTAGGCAAAGCACCTAAATCAAACGTGACAAATGTTCGACTATATGGAACGGATTTTGTTGTTGGGAAACTAAGGATGTAACTCGAAGGAACACGTATGGGCGCTTCCGTGTTTGACAATAGCGTAATAATGTTTTCGTTATTACGCAGGTCACGCAGATAGTCGCTCGTACTTAACCCATGTGGGGCATAGTAAACCGCATAGATATCGACGCCCTCGGCATTAAGGGCTTCGAAACCTTCAATCGATTCACAAATGTAAGTGGCCCCAGCCACGACCGTAAACGGCGTCTGGAGCTCATACGTTCCCACGGCTAAATGTGGAGGGGTAGCCATATTAGATAGCCTCTAGGTAAGATGCACGTGTTGCCATGCGGTAAACAATATTGTTATCAGCCTTTTCTAAGAAACTGATACCTGAGATTTGGTTTCTCGTAATACCTGTAGGTAAAACCTGCGTGCCCGTGTCGACTTCGGCGGCTCGCGCTAAACTGTCTAAGGTACTAATAATAGACTGAGTAGCTGCACTGACTCGGTTAATAGACTGGTCATTTAAGGCAATGATAGTGTAGTCAGGGAATAGTGCCTCAAAACTTTGAACGTTTACGTCATTCGTGTCACCGGCCAGTACAAAGACTGGTAAAGCACGGAAGAGTAAAGTAATGCCTTCACCTTGTCCTAGAATGTCTCCAGTATCACGCCCAATAAGAATTGGGTTAATTAAGGAAACCAGTTCGTTGAACTTAAACAGTGGACGCATCATGCTGTCGATACCAGGACCAGCACTTAAAGCAACTTTATTCCATAAAGGGACTAGATTAAAAACATCCAATGTTTGAATGTCGGGAAAGTATTCTTTCCACTCGTCCACCGTATATGGAGTTTCAGACTCCAAGTAAGTTCTGATAGCTTCTAAGGTCTTATCTGTACGAAGCGCATCTTTACCATACCCCAGCACATACCATACTGTAGTAAACTGATTATTCAGGTTCGCTGGGTCATTCCACTTTAATGAAAACGTTGTGATTTCAGTAGGCTTCTCTTCCAGCGTCGCGGTATTTAATGCGTTTAACTTATTGATTTCCGTATAAGCATTAAGTGCAGCGAGTGCTCCAGCATAACCTTGATATAAGTTAGTAACTGGGCTACATGGAGGAAGTACTAATGTTTCAGAAGGTTCATACTCTTCTAAAAAGGCAGTGTTAGAAAACCATATCTCAAAGTTAGTAACTTCAAGGTCGGTATGCGTGCAGTTTAAAGACTGAGGTAAAGTAAAGCCATTCTCAGTAATCAAATTACCAAATGCAAAACCACTTAACGTACTATCCGCATTGGTAGAGATAAAATCGATTAACGTCCCATTCGCTGGGATAAAGTCATTACGGATTTTGTTAATCAGCAATAACAAAGGTAAGCAGTCAGCCGCATCCAGCCCATCGACATCCTCACCAGAAATGTCTTTAGAATAAAAGACCGTAAGTTCTAAGCCCGGTGCCGTATCATCAGCGATGTACTGCTTCTTTCGACTGTAGGTACGGGCAATCGTACTGAGCTCGCCCAGTGCCGCAACCGCGTTGGGCGCATTGTTGGCATTAGACGGTATTTCAATAAAGCCCTTGATTGTTCTTGACATGGGTTCGCTCCAAAATAATAAATGCCTGTGGACACTATATATTTACAGGCTCAGAGAATTTGTTAGTGCATAAATATAACTGACGATTTTAAGGACACTCACTGTATGAACATTAAACGTATCTTTGGCTATATCTTTAGCCAGGGCTGGTTCCAGCTAGTTATTACACTTCTGCTCCTGGCAAGCATTGCAGTCGGCGGCATGAAATACTTTGTCGATTCCACCCAAGCTAAATTAACCGCAGTAGAAACGGCGCAGGGCACTCCAGCACCAGACACGCGTGACGAAACAATTCGGTTCCTCATGGCCCAGGTGGCACAGCTAGAAGCCGATAAGCGGCTAGAAACCGCCGCCTTATTAAAGGAACAGAAAGTATCCCGTGCGCAACAGTTAACCATCCAACAGTTAACCATCGAGAAGGGTGAACTGAGCAATCAGCTAAAAGTACAAGAATTCATGATTCGTGTGCTGACTAAAGAAAATAAAGAAATGGGGGCAATTTATAATGAAGTCTTTAATTAGCCTCCTTGCCGTATTGACCCTAAGTGGCTGCGTATCCATACAGCCTGTTATCGAGCGCACGGTTATCTATGACGCGCCAGTTCCTACCGAGAGTCCCGTAATAGACCCCGTCATTCAAATGTCGGTCTGTGTCCCTATGGCTCTAGAGACGGTGTCGAAAACCCCCATTAATAAAGACGTGTTTATTGCCATTCCAGATAAGGCACAGGGTATTGTCTCATATGTCGAAGCACTGGAAGAAAAAAACCGTGAGTTAGAATCGATTATAAGCGACTACTATGAGTTAAGGTTGAACTGTTATGATTTATAGAGTTTATACAGACGGCGGCAGCCGACCGCATAATAACGTCGGTAATGCAGGTGGTTGGGGTGTATGGATAGAAGGGGATGATGTCCCCTATGGACTGTATGGTTCCGGTGGTGTACCCTGTACCAACAACATGGCCGAGATGATGGCGTACCTGAATGCGGTTCGTCAAGTCGTGTTACGTCAGCCTGACGAAGTCTGCTTTTATTTAGACTCCCGATATGTCATGGATAACTGTGGGCATGTTTTAGAAGGGTGGAAGAAGAAAGGCTGGTTGACCTCTAAAGGGGAACCTGTTAAAAACATTGGGTTATGGAAAGCCATCGATGAAGCTCAGCAAGACCTGCGCGCTATGTGTATTCCAGTCGAATACAAGTGGGTAAAAGGCCACAGTGGCATTTACGGGAATGAATGTGCCGACAGTTTAGCAACCGCAGGGATTGAGCGTGCCTGTAAGGGTATTGACTACGGAGAAGTCGTCGAGACTAAAGAGCATTTCTACGTCGACCCGAAAGCACCGGCTGTGAAGGTAGAGACCGTACTGGCCACAGACGGTAAGAAAGCACCGAAAGTAAAAATCCCGGCATCTAACGCCTTTATATGTTTTAGCCGATTGCTGGACATCTCACATCGCCCTCAAGCACAAACTGCGGACGGGCGTACTGTTTATATGGCACAGAACTTCACTACTCGTGCTAAGTCGGGGGACGACGATGGCGCAGCAACCAAAGCTAAGAAAGCCGAAGGGAAAACCCGTAACTTAGGGACGATAGACCCCGACGCCAGTGAAGGTGTGGTGGTGTCGAAAACACCATGTATGCAATACCAGCGACTGAGGGACTTTCAGAATGAGATTGCTCCGTTAACGGCGGACTATCCATTCATTGTAGCATGGGACACCTTTACGTCAAAAGCTCGATGGGAAGAACACTGTCAGCTCGATACACCCCCTTTTAAGAAGGTAAATAAGTCAGTCTTCTATAAGGATAAAACCACGCAGTTAACCTACTATCTAGAAGTCCCACGTCTAGCGTATAACGCCGTAGAAAGCTGTATGTCTAAGCTACAGATGATAGAAGCCTTTGAGCAAGGTAAGTTCGATGGGGATATCGAAGACATTACTGACATGTTCTTTACGACCGATAAGAAAGGGAAGTCGGTACTTAAAAAGACAGCCGATGTCGATAAGGTTATTCTACACGAGACGGTTTACGAAGATAAACCTTTAGTAGTGCGCTTAACTCAGAAAATCCACATTCCTGAAATGACAGCGATTTCGCGTATGTTTAAGCAAGAAGGGGAATTGAAGATTTATTTTGTGAAGTTTATCAAAACCCCAGTATCGTTTAGACACGGTATAATCATTGTCGGTAAAGATAACATTGGGTTCTATAACTCACCAACCTCCAGTCTTAGACTGGTACCATAGATAATGCCTCTATCTCCTTTACGCTGTGTAAAGGAGATAGAGGATTTCTTTTAAGCGATAGGACCTGTTTGAGAATCCCACGTAATAGTATTCGTATTGATGTTGTCAAATCCACCTTGGTTGGCATAGAGGTCGGTCGTTTTAAACTGACCTGTAGTCTGGTTTAATCCGCCTTCAATGGTTCCAACAAAACCACCTGAAGCGGCGGCCATAGGTGAAGCATTTGGTCCACAAGCAAACGATGGGAAGGTAACGATTGCATCATGCCCTTCTGGGCCTTCTATCATACTAAGGGTGGCTGAGCGTTTGTATTGTTCCGTGCTGTTTGTATAGCCCTGACTATTGACCGTATAATCCTTACCATTGTGTGTATATGTATCAGAGGTCTCCGTGTAGGTCGACGTTTCTGTTGTAATACTGTCTTTAGCTATAAGCTTATAGCGGTTCGTTTCAAGATTAATTTCATCTTTTGTAAAGAGGTTAAAGACAGTCTTATTAATCTCTAGGAAACTTTCGTCTGGGTTCTCTATTCGAAAGTGATGTTCCGGGCTATCCAAATAGAAACGGTTGCCGATATCGTCTTCTAAAACGAACTTACCGTCGCCAGTATTGAACTGCATGGTATAGGATGCTTTCTCGCCATTAGCTCGACTTGTCGTTAAGGTAATGTGTTTATCATGCGTGCTGACTTCTAAGGCATAGGAGTTATCACGACTAAAGGTAGTGTCTCTGTTCTTAGGGTCACCTGACCAAGCCCATACTACCGTTTCTAGACGGCGTAGGTCTAAGTCCTTTTGACGCCCCATAGCGTCCCAATAATAACCCTCTGCGGAATCCCCAGACTGATAGATAATGACCTGTTCACCGCGACGTACGTCAGGTGAAGTACGGCGGTTGTTCTCACCTAACCATTGCGCGGGAATGGTTTCCCCTAGTCCAATTTCGACTTTATAGAAGTCTCCATTATTATCGATGCCGTTTGTGGATGTCTCTAGAGTGTCAATGTTGACTTCCCCTGAGAAATTACTCACAAGCTCTACAGGCCATACGTGTACAATGTCTGTACCTCGCTTTTTGTTCTCCGCGACAATCCCGATGGAGACGGGACGAAATCGAGACATGTCATGTTGCATGTTAAAACCCTTGTATTAAAGAACCTACTAGACGATTTGTTTAGAGCAATTAAGCATAGTGATTACGAATTATGAAGTTAGTGCGTTTATATCTAAAAGGGTTTAAGCCCCTTTCTTTATCGAACATTGAGGAATTTGACTATTCCCCACAGGCCCCATGGCAATTAATCTTAGGCACAAATGGTTCTGGTAAGTCATCGATACTCCGTGCAGCTACACCTACCGTGACTGACCGCAGTGAGTTTAGACCTGGCGGACAGAAGCTAACCGTATGGGAGCTTGATGATGGTACAGTGTATGAACTGACGTCGATTTATAACAGCAGTGCTAAGCACAGCTTTAAACGCAATGGTGAAGAACTGAATGACGGTGGTACAGGCACAGTACAGACTGAGTTGGTTGAGCAACATTTAGGCTACACTAATACATTGCATAAACTGCTTACGCAAGAAGTCCGCTTTACGGAGATGAATAAGTCGGCTCGTGAAAGTTTACTGTTAGACATCTCAGGAAATAACTTTGAGTATGGACTCGGTTTGTTCGATGAACTCAAACGCACGCACCGTGATACGGTAGGAGCAAGTAAACACCTATCAGTTAAGTTTACTGACCTGTGTCAACAGCTCGACTCCATGGGTGATATGGAAACCTTAGCTCAAACCTTAACCCATGAAGAAGAAGAGGTTGCTCGACTGACTCAGTTTACTAACTGGTCACTACCTACCCAGAACCCCATTGAGTCTAAACTGGAGGCTAACTACCGTGGGTTAAATGATAACCTAATTAAAGCCGAGCGATTACGTAAGCAAATTCAAACCTTTCTTAATGAACATTCTTTAAAAACATCCGCATGGGACGGATACAGCCATTTTAAGAATGAAATCGTTAGTCAGCAGCAATTACGCAATCATGTCGATGGCTCACTTAAAGAGCTCGAGTCGGAAATGACCGAGCTGTCGAGCATCCTACTGCGGTTAGAGGAATGTCCTGAGTCTATTGATGCTGAAGCATTAAAGACGCAGATAGCCCAGTTAGAATCTGCGCATGCTCAGTATGTCAGTCATGTTAAATCGACGGTTACTGACATCGCTGCATCAAAAAATAATTGCATGTCGCTGCTGCATGAGTTTAGTTCTATCAGTGACCGGATTCCTTCTGGGTTGACTTTCTATAGTGAAGAGGCTATACGTAAACACGGTGACACTATAGCGTCAGTACAAGGTAACATTACCGAACTGGAACTTAAACTACGGCGAATTGATGAAATCGAACATCATGCTGCGCTCGCCGCAGAAAAGGACGTAACGTGCCCTAAATGTAATACCCGTATTTTAAGTGAGCACTCACTAAACGAAGAACGCATGGCGGCATTAGTCAGCAAACGTAATGAAGGTAAGGGTAAGGTAGAGGGTTTAAAAGCTGAGTTAGAGAAACATAATGAACTCATGGCGTCTATGAAGACTTTAGGGTTTCTTAGAAACCAAGTACGTGACTTGCTTTCTCGCTATACGGCCTTTCGTCCTCTATGGGAAGACATCGGTAAAGTCGATGACTTACTCGCGTCGCCTACATTGTTACTTAATGCCTTATCGGCAGAGTTTACCGCATTAGAGCTAGAAGAGGCTCATATGCGCAGTGTACACGATTTAGAGAAGCTTAAAGAGTATCAGTACCTAATTGCCTTACGCGATGGAGAAAACACTCAGGGGCGCCTACAGAGCTTACAGCAGCAATACGAAAAACTGATTGCTTCACGTAATGAAACGAGTCGCTTGATTCAACTCTATGGTAAACTGGAGTCATTGTTTGATGCGTTAGGAGATATCTGTAAGGAGATGGATACGCAGGTAGGTGAGCGAGAGCGGCTGTTCTATGAGTGGGCAAACACCGAAGGGACTATCGAAGTGAATCGCTACGTGCGGACAAAGCAAACGCAGTTAGGTCAGATGCGTAATGCTCTAACCACATGGAAGGATTTAGAATCCCGTAAGCAGTATCTGTCTGCGGGTAATGAGGAACTTAAAGATAAGAAGGCTAAGCTAGAAGTTCTAATTAAGTTGCTGAGTCCTACTACAGGACTTATTGCTAGACAACTTAGGTCATCTCTGGATGACTTCTGCGATATGGTCAATGTGATTCTTTCTGAGATATGGGAACATGAACTGTCTATTAGCGTCCCTAAGGATGAGAAGAAACTGAGCTTTAACTTTAACTTACATGTGGATGGGGAAACCCGTGAAGATGTAAAGAAAGGAAGTAAAGGGGAACAAGAGGTCATCAACATGGCGGTAACATTAGTCATCATGGCTCAAAAGCAATTGCAAAACTATCCGATGTTTATGGATGAAATAGGGGCAAGCTTTGACCATGCCCACCGACGTAACTTGTTAACCTTTATTCGTAAGCTTATTACTAGTGGCAGCATTAATCAACTCTTTATGATTTCTCACTTCTGTGCAGACTACGGCGGTATCAGTAACAACGATATCATTGCGCTGAATACCAGTAATATCCAGCTCAACATGCCATACAACGAAGTCGTAAGTATAAAATAAAAGACATTACTCTCCTTCCCTGTTAAAGGAAGGAGAGTAATCTTTATTATTTAACCATTGCTTTTAGCGTAGAGACATACTTATCGATTACGTCAGTGCGGTAATAATAGAAACTGATTAGCGAACTGTCGAGTAGTTCAAATATGGCTAACATAGCTTTGACTGCAGCACTTGAAACCCAGTCCGTAGACAGTTGTTCTTGTGTGATTACTTTATCATAAGCATCGTAGACTGCGTAGTAGCCGTCCATAACGTCGTTTAGCGCGCCATCGCCATTCTCTGTTGCTTCAATAATCGATTCTAGTGCTTTAATCATGTCTTCTTTAGAAAGAACATCGATTTCACCCATGGCTTTGACTTCATCGGACTTTTTGTCATCGAATTTATGAGTGATGCTAGTTGCATAAGGAACGACTGACGAGCCTATCGGGTAGTTCTTAACGACGTAACCCATTGCAAAACCACCAGGCAAGCCTAGGTCAGATACCATGATCTTTTCGTCTGCCTTTGCTTTAATCCAGTCGGATTTATCAGCCGGCTTATAATCAAACGCTTTGACTAGGATTTCATAAACCTCGACTAACTCATCGGCGGTAGACTTGTCATCAAAAGCTGCAGACTTAATGGCTTTCATCATTGCCGGAGCCGCTTCAGTTAAGCCAGTCACAGCCGGAGACTTATCGATGATATCCATGCCTTCTGGAATCGAAATCGCTTTGCCTTTAACCTGGAAGAATTTAGCACCGCCACCAGTAGACACTTTACCTTCTTTTAGCTCAGTACCATCTTTACCTAACTCAGTAATCAGATTCTTAGCGATAGTGTTATTGCTGCGGAAAATGTCGCCAAACCCTTTAAAGGCTTTCTTCATGGCCTTCATCATAGCCACGGATTGCTTTTTAATCCAGTCTTTAAGCTTAGTGATGGTTTCACTGATACCTTCCATTGCGACTTCGTAACCTAAGTCATCAGCGCTTTCCATTCCTGGAATAACCAGTTGGAGTTCAGGCAGCTCGGTTAGGATTTCATTGGCGGCATATTGAAGCATGTTGCCAGACGCGCCTTTACTGTGCGCCTGTAACTCTTCCAGCTTTTGACAGATGGTATTCGCTTCAGTTATTGCGTCTTTAAGCCCCATAGCTTCCTGAATGGATGCTCTGGCTTCATCTACGGACATAGTCGGCTCATGTGGCTTTAGAGATGCCATAATGGCTTGTTTTAATAGAGACATGTTACGGTTCCTTAATTTTCAGTTTCGTTTAAATGTAGAGCAATCTTCTTCATGCTATCATTCCACGCCGTAATGGCGATAACCAACATGTAGTTAATAGCAACTAAGTATTCCGTTTCCGTCGCTACGTGACGAAGGGCATTAGCTAGCTTCTGTTTAGTAGCTTTAGGAATTTCATTGATGTCGCCGTGTGCCTCAGACTGAGACGTAACGTCAATCATCTCTTTAACATACAGCGTTAGTTTTTCTTCTTGTGCCTTTAGCGCTTTTAAATCTAGGTCTTTACCTACTAGCGCAGCTTGTAGTAAGAAACCATAGGTGGCTTCCATTTGACGCAGTGAGCCATAGAGTTCACTGCATACCGCCATGTCTGTACCATGCTCATCGCGAGTACGTTTATAGAACTTAGCGATATCATCTTGCATGTCGTCAATATCATTGAGCTCTAATAGCTTGTCATTCCAGACTTTCTGTAGGTGGTCTGGATTACTCACGCCTTGAGCAAACCACTTAATCAGCGGCTGGTAAAGCGTATCGCCAATTTTTGACATAGCGGTATACTGCTCCGCTACGGCCTTTGTGTAGTCAGCCATGGCACCAGACATCTTTTCAGGACGATACAGGACCAGTCCCTCAATGTCTTTAAAACCTTTCTTTTGCCCTGCCAGTAACTTTTCCAAGTCACGGTAGTTTGTAGGCATCACTTCGATGCCACGAAAGTCTTCATTAATAGCCTTGTTAAAAAGACTCCGTACAGCCGCAATGGATGAACTCACGAAATCCAGAAAGCTATCAAAGCCTTCCATGCCGATTTCGTCTTCAGTTTCCAATTGCCTGGCTAGACGCTCAGCAACTTGTGTAATTTTCATTTTGGGTACCTGAAAGTGATTTAAGATGACCACTACCAATGGTCTAGGAAAAGATTGTTAACCTATAATATTTAAGCCTTTCGGAGACAGACCTATGTTAAATCTATTCAAAGGAAAGGAGTTCATTACTCCGATTACACGCGCCTACCACAACATCGGTTGCTTGTTTGATATCCCTACTGGTACTTATTTTACAGGCACCCGCGGGGAGCGTGTATTGATGGGCGGTCAAGGCCCAATTAACTCCTTTACCGGCCCAGGCAACTCATTTAAAACGGACTTAGTGCTTTATGCACCGCTCACGTGCTTAGACCGCTATCCATCACATCGTGCGATTGTCTACGATACTGAGAACTCGCTTAAGTACTCGCGCTTTAATCGTATTGCTCAAAACATGCCTAACCTAAAGAGCTATGATTTTGCTGAGCACGCGTATGATGAAGACCCGTTGCTCATGTTTATTCAGAAAGCGGACCTAGAAGGCGATGCCTATTTTGACCTATTAAAAGAAATGGGTAAAGAGAAGCAGAAGAATCGTCGCATGCTAGAGCGTACCCTGCCGATACGGGATGGTAATGGTACCCTGATGAAAGTCATGGCAGCGACACACGCGATATGTGACTCACTGTCCGCCTTCTCAGTGTCTTCCGTAGACGACGGAATCATCGACAAGAACGCTATCGGTGACTCTAAGAACAACACCATGTTCATGAAAGACGGTGCGGCTAAGACGCAGATGATCATCCAGTTACCTAACGTAACGATGCAAAGCGACATCTATTTCCAATGTACCGCACATATCGGTAACCGCATTGAGATGGACCCTTATGCTCCTAAACCTATCGAGCTCACGTTCTCTAAGAACGGGACTAAGGCAAAAGGGGTACCTGAGAAGTTCCAGTACATCAATGACCATTTGGTCGAAGTACTGAACACTAAACCACTCACTAACCCATCCGATAAAGCACCCATGTTCCCTTCACGCGAAGAAGACCGTGAGAAGGGCAATGACTTGTTCTTGATTACCGCGGTGAACTCACGTAATAAGGGCGGGCAGTCAGGCATCTATTTCCCAATCGTTGTTTCACAAACTGAAGGGATTAAAGTTGGATTGACCGAGTATCTCTATTTAAAAGAGAATAAGAAGTTCGGTATAGGCGGAAATGACCGTCGTTACTTCTTAGAACTACGCCCTGGTGTAGTGATGGAGCGTACGACTATCCGTGGTATCGTAGAGAATGATGCGAAACTCAAACGTGCGTTAGAAATCACCAGTGAAATGCTACAGATGCGTAAAGTATGGCGTGCCGCTGATGAACTTCATATTACACCAGCGGAGCTCTATCAGAAAATCATTGACTTAGGGTATGACTGGGAAATCCTCTTAGATACTCGCGGTTACTGGATGTATCACGAAGACGAAGTAGACCAAAAACCGTTCTTATCTACCATGGACTTATTGCGTATGGCGGCTGGCCTATACCACCCTTATTTCCTAAAAGAAGATAAGAAAACGATTATTGACAAGCATTGGCTATTAGGCGACTGGAAGTAAAACTATGGAACTGAGCACCTGCCACGTGGCAAAGCACCGTAAGGTGGATAAAGAAACCACTGTCTTTATAGACACCACGGTAAAAAGCGGCGTTCAGTTCTTAGCCCCTAGCTGGGAGATGGTCATGGGGCATAAAGCTGGCACGTTAAGTAATGAAGCCTATACCGACCTTTTTCTGAAAAGGATGGAGCGCTCATTAAAACGGTTTCCTTACGAATGGGGCGTACTATTAAGTCACCCTTCGGTATGCTTAGCGTGCTATTGTCCCAGTGGCTGTTTTTGTCATCGTTTATTACTGGTGTCTTTTATTAAATCTCTTTGTCTAGAACGAGGGGAGCCCTTCATATACCGGGGAGAAATCTTATAATGGAACGGAATTTATTTGCTGTTACACATGGCTTATTGTTAAGTCGCTGTGACGGAGAACACGCTACGTGCTTTGAAGCCGTAGCCCTAAAGCACCAACGTGACTATAAAGACTTTGTAGGCGCGAAAACCTTTTTGGCAGGATACTGGTCAAATCAACTCTTTGAACACGGCCTATCGGCAGAAGGCTCTTTAGCCTACATGCATCTAATGACCTGCCGTAATGGGGTAGAATACGAACGACAATTAACAGAGTACGTATTACCCATTCTTAATGAACGCAATCTTTCCATCTCCTCGCCTTAATGACGGGGAGATTCACTAAAGGAAATCTCCTATGTCTAGACGTACTGTTTTTGAAACCGAATGGTTTCAGTTTCTCAAAGCCCTAGGGGCTGACCCCCGCAATACTGAGTTATATAAGCTGACCTTTACCCGCATGAGCGATGATGAGTTTACAAACATGGTTCGCCTCATAGCTTCCGGTGAGTTAGTACTCCCTGTGCTGTCCTTTAACATGGAAGGGAAAAAGCTTAATGTAGAGCAGGTAATGAAGGTAGGGGAGAGCATCGGAATTCAATGGTTTAACCGCTTAGAGCTTACTGATGCGATTACCCGCGAGAGCAATCTGACTCCTGTGACATATTTGGTCTTAGAACTTCAAGTTCGTCGTCAAATCCAACACCTGGTTAAGAAGCGTTCTACAGCAGACTCTAACCGCGTGGTCGATGTACTGAGTGGTCAGGTAACCGGTGACTCTAAAGCCGCAGGGATTTCATTACCTGAACTAACAGCGCTAAACGCTAAAGGTAACACGAACGGGATTGTAGAACTGATTAAGGTCCGTGGCGGTGATAAAGAAGCGCACCGGATGATGCTTGACCAGCTTCGTGATACCGGCAGTTACTCCCTCGAACCGATACTGCAAGCAGGAACCCGTCCTAAAGTACTCACTACGACCAACAGTTTACTGCACGGGATGATGATTGAATCTAACTTATAAAAGGCATGACGATGTTTGACCCAAAAGAGAAAAAGGTAAAAGTAGAGCGGCAGTACTTAGACATACTGCCTAAGTTCCGCGACATCATTATTGGCGATATGAAAGCTTGTCTTAATGACCAAACCGCCCCTTTCTTCAAGAAATTACAGGGACTGGAATATGACCTCTTAAAAGACAATAAAGAAAACGTAAAGCGAGCAGAGTGTTTACGGACTATTGCATATTACGAGCTAGGCGGAAGAATGGAGCGAGTAGTCGATAAGGCTTTAGCCATGACGGTACAAGACGCACGTGAACTGGACACCCTACTTAAAGGTCTTACTACGTCATTAAGACTGACGGAACGGGAACAGGAAGCCGTTATTAAACTCTTTAAGTCTAACCCATCGCTACTGTACTGCCGCATCATCGAGCTCACGAGGTAGTTTATGTTTAGTCAAGTATCTTCACAAGGCGATGTCTTTGTAGAACTGGATTGTTTACTGGACACCCGTATAGCTCTGATACAGGGTATATGGCCGAAGTGGGCAGAACAGCTCGCCAGTTCTGCAAAATACTTTCGGCGCATAGACGATAATTTCGCTAAGCATTGGCCAGACTTTCCACAGGTAGACTTTAACGATACCTATAGGGCCCGTACCTATGCGCATATCCGCGGGCGGGCAGCATGGACTCCCGTAGCAAAGCGTATCCAAACTTTTAGTCGACTTATTAAAGCTAAGACGGTAACTCTGTCAAACGACGCCCCTCTAACGTTAACGGTGAACCTTTATCCGTACCGGGTTCCTATGGAAGATAAAGACGTGCTAGAGGAAGTCCTACTCGACATGTTCGCGTTTGATTGTATACGGTTTGTTAACATGTCTCCCGACATGGTCACCCCGCTGTATTTAGATAAAAACTTTAAAGAGTTTGTTATCTATAACTTTGATGAATGGATTTGCTTACATTCCGAGGCATTAGGGAAACACCCTTTACCTCATGTAACAGCGACACATCCACTCATAGTTATCAAAGACCACGGCATCCCTATCTCTAAAGTCGTCGAGCAAGCCATTGAAACGTTACGACCGGTCATTAACCTACAGCCTTTGCCTTTAGATAACTTCAGTTTTAAAGCAGAAGCATAGTGTATGTACCTACCCCGAGATGGAGTAGGTACATATCACCATTAGTCATCTTTAATGATTTCGCTATATTCAGGACTGCCCAGCTCCTGTGATAGAGACCATGACTCTACCGGCTTATCACCTAAAGCATCCAGTGCTAAGGTAGGAGCTTTTACAGCATCCAGTACTTGTCCAGCAACGCGATGAGGGTCAGTAGCAGTTCGGAAAAGTTCCGATACGGCTTTAGACATTTCGGTAAAGGACTGGGAATTGTCTTTATCGACTTCGAGACGTAAAATACCTAAGTCAGTCTGAGACATGTCTTTTAGTAGTTTGGCGGCTTCTTTATCGATATAGCCTTGGGTGCGTAATAAATGGGCACGAACCTGTTGGACTTGGGCTAACCGCTTAGAGGGGTCTTCCTCTAAATAGTCAAGGAAGGAATAGGAATCTACCCCTTCAGTGACAGGAACTGCGTCGTCTGCTACTTCACTCATGATGTCACCTGTAATTAATCGAGATTTATTAAAACCTATATTACCTTAATGTATTACCCACGCTAGGCGTGGTCTACGTTTCTATAGAATTTAGGAGATTTATAATGAAGAATCCCTTTAAGCGCTTAAAGGTTCGGTTCTTTCAAAAGGTATGTCTGTGGGAATTATCTCAATATAACACCCTGCCCCGCATAGACTTTCCTAGTACGGAATGTATAGCGGAGATTGTGCAAAGACTGCAGTATTTTAAAGAACTCCATGTGGACGAGATGTGTCTGTTTCATCAACCCATCAGCGTTTACCATACCTCCTTATCCCATCTTACCCAAGAAGTAAAAGACGCCCAGTCATGTTTAAACAATGTGGGTGCCTATAAAGGGAGTGCCCAACCCCTTACTAAAACAGAAATAGGGAAATGGGCAAAAGGAGAGCATGGTAAATCCATTCTTGAACTCACGCAAGAATTAATGAAAGAACTAGCTACTCTTTCTGAGATTTTAGCGAGACATCAAGAAACCTACAGTAACGGGGATAAGCGTTACTTTTACCGTATCGCTCATGATACACTCGCGTGGCTTTCGGCCATATATAAATAAAAGAGGTGCTGTATGTCGGACGAGAAAAGTCAGCTACACAGGCTAATGGAGCAAGACGTTGCCCTTATTAGTAATGCGAACTGTGTACTTGCTCGACTTTGGCGATTGACACTATACAACCTTGAAGTCCGGGCTCCCATATGGGAAGCACTTTTAGATAATTACGTTCTTACCTGTCAGTCGCAGATAGGGGAGAAAAAAGCCAACAATCTAAAAGGGAATTTACCGAAAGGTTTAGCAGGTAATGAAGTGACATGGCAGAGGTTCTGTGAAGGACTGAGTGTCTTTAACTTCGATGACGTCATATTTACTATCTATACGGTAGAGAATGGAGTAGAAGTCGAGTCTTCTATTCATATACCGGTGATTGTTACTGAAGTCCCAGGCACCCTACTCCGGGTTCTATGGGACATGATTAACAAAGCCTACCCAGAAAAAGCAGGTAAGCAATGGGGAACGCTGATAGACAGATATGCCGAGCAGTGTAAAGAAAGAGACGGTCAAGTGCCTACCTTTTTAAAGGGTAACTTAAAACGGGCGTTGAGCGAAGATACGCTAATGTGGAACATGTTCTATCGAGGACTGGCCATCTATGCGTTTGAAAAGATTAAGATAGAACTGAAGGTGAAGCCAAAACGCCGACCTTATGAAGTCATTCGTCTTAACTTATCATAAAAGAGTAGGGAGCCTTAGGGTTCCCTACTCTACACATCTACCCTCTTTCTTTTTTTGTTAAAATCCTATAGAACTAAGAGGATTTAATCATGAGTGCAATATCTAAATTAAAGAACACGTCTTTTGGCAGTGTCCCTAAACAAGGACTAGAAGTCATCGATGTGTATGAGCAAGGTAGGCTAGATGCCTTCTTAGCCAATCCCGATACCGCAGAAGGAACAAAATTAGTCGGGGAGCTTTATCCTGACCTACCGGCAGACAAAGTCTTAAAGGCACTTAATGACCCACGCACCGCTGAGTACTTAGATAAAGCCGGGGTGACGCTAAAAGGCGCCCTAGGGGCAATCGACCGTAATTTACCCGACGGGATGGATGTTGGGGAACTGATGGGGGATTTTGATGTTCCTTTCTTATCGGAGTGGGGGAGCCAATTAAAGGCAGCAATGCCTTCGGATATGTTTAATGGGTCAAACCTCGATGACTTTAAGGAACTGTTTGGTTCCATTAAAAAGTATAACCTTGAAGGCTATGGGGCACAAGCAAAGCAGCTATGGGCACTATGGGGAAAATCCTCTGGCGTTTTAGGACGAGAGATTTCTTCTACTAACCCATCCGTACTGGCTGCGATTAAAACCCTAACTGCTAAGAAACTAATTTTATCAGGAGAAAGTGATAAGGTATTAGACTGGATAGAGGCAGATGAGAACATCCCAGATGACATTAAAAAGCAGATATATGCCGACTTATTAGACGCGGCCGCGTCAGTCGGAAACACAGACCTTATAGAAGAGCTGTTAAATCGAGCTGGGAGCGCTGCTACACCCGCTAAACGCCAAGCCACGATAAAGAGTATGCTTTTTGGTTATCGTTTACCAGGGACGTTTACAGAGGCTTCTCTGGCAACTGAAGCAGACGGGTTAATTACTCGATGTAATATCCTCGATGCGAATTGGGCAAAGACAGAAAGACATGGGGTCACTGTAGACTCCTTAAAGAACTTTACTTATGCCTCACAACATGCACTGACCGTACTGGCTAAAGACCTAAGAACGTCAGAACTTGCTCAAGCCTACATTATGTTTAACCCGTACAAAGAAAAAGAAGTCAGTCTGTCTAATCGCTTTATTTATAATTAAGAAAAAAGAACCTATCTCTCTTACGGCCTTTACCGTAAGAGAGATAGAGTTACTGTATTACTGTCCGCGAAGAGAATGACTAGACCCCATCGGTACGGTTTAGTCGTTTGGCATCTCAGCACTAATGGCTACAAACCTCGAAGTGAGGGGCTTGAGGCCATCAGCCCTGATACAATCTGCCCTGGAAGGGTATTTGCCGTCCACATCGCATATTGAGACGGTGAGGTAAAATTGTCCCAGTTCGCTGCCGTTTTTGCCCATGCCAACTCTAAACGAGGCATCATGTAAAACTGACTATATAAGTCAAGTCCACTAATCGTAGAAAGGTAATCGGATAAAGCGGTATCCTCATCGAAGAATGAGAAGGAAGTCACTGTATCCAACAAGCTGTCACTGATAGGGACATGCATGATGTTGTTTAGATTCTTCACCGTAAAGGTAATGTCTACTGCCGTAGGTAATCCATCCACTGAAAAGCCGATATTAGAGGTTCCGCGTTCAATAGAGATACTATCGATAATACCGAGTTTAATATCGTTCCTGCCCTGTGAATGTAAACTGCATAGGAAAGGTGGACCGTAGGATGACTTACCTGTGGAACGAGGTAAAGCCCCCGCGAGCAAACACATCATCGGAATAATGATTTTTGTAAAGATAGACATCTTATTGCCATAGGGCGTAGACAAGCGGATGGTGTACGATTCGCTCGGTAAGTCGGCCGTTGCATTATCCCATACTTCTGGGATGTCTACAAAGCCAGCCCCGCCTAGTGAAGCAAGACCACCAAACCCTATCTTTTCAGCTACCCCAGCTAAAAGACCTTTTACTGCTCCAATCGCCATCTCGGCCGCGCCACCTATTAATCCATCACCTACGTTACCGCCGGCAAAGTTAACAAAGGTATCGCGCATAGAGGAAGCGGCAGAGTTAATCTGCTCAGCTAAACCAGACTCTTTCGTCGAGTTACTAAAACTTTCTCCTATAGACCCGTTATAGTCGACTTCAAAAGTTACAAAGGCAGAACCCTCACGTAGTTCTGACATAAGCAGTTCTTTTAGGCCTGGCTCTTCAGTACGAATAGCTTCATCGGTTAACTGTTCCTTTTGCTCACCATCTACGACTGGGGTCACCGAGTTATTCTTTTTCTCCGTACCCAATGGAGAGGCCTGATAAGCATTAAGATATGTATTTAAATCGCCATAGCTAGTCGTCTTTGCTGATAAGCTGTTACTGCGTAGCCTTTCTTGTACGGCGGCTGCATAGCCTTCGGCATCTAGACTTTCATCACGTGCAATTTCATCCAGGACATTGTGATACTGGTTCTGTAAGCGCTGTGCTCTTGATGCCATCGACTTAACGTCGATAACCGAAGCACTATCGGACTTAAACACGTCGGGCAGAATGGCATTCAGAGTTTTAATCTCACTCGGAGATAAGCCTGTCTCTGGCTGCGTTTTTCCGTCGATTTCGACTAAGTCGTTAGCTTGATAACCGTGCACTAAACCCATGTTAACCGCAACTTGGTTCACCAATGTATTCACTGCCGTCCAGTAAAGTGGCATGGTAGGGTTCATATAGTAATATTTACTATAAGGCCTTCCCGTTAACACTGAGTCAATTCTCGTAAAAAGGTAACTGACCCCAAAATAGACTTGCAGTGGTAGCGTATAGATAGTGGCTAATACCTTTCCGAGAGTATAGGTAGAAAACAGTCCGTCTCTTACCTCACCAGTATTAACAAGCTGAGCGAGACTTCTATCGAAGTACCCTGATAGAAATCGACTTAGCGGGTTATAGGCCGGTACACCAAACCTTAATGAAATCCGCGTTGCGGCGTCATCGAAAGCTTCCGAGTAGTAGTGCCCCATGCCTTTGGAGCCTACAGCAAGTGACGGAGCACGTGGGTCGGCATGTCTGGTAAATTGAGACTTAGGGTTAATGGATTTATTACCACCAGGGGTGGTATCGTAATACTTCATTTCTGCCGTAGTAAAGGCTTTGGTTATCTGTTGTCCAGCGCCACCAAACCGTTTAGGAGAGAAGAACGCCTGACGTATCCAATACTTGTCCTTTAACTCGTCGGCGGCTTTAATAATCGCCATGTAAAACTCCTTGATTAACAAAAAGGACTAGGGGGGCTGTGCCCCCTAGTTTAGTCGGTCATCTTAACTACGCCGTTTACACGGTTAGTTGCAGGACGCTTGGTTGCAGAGGTAGGTTTACTTACACTGCTAAGATATCCAGGCATGTCAACTAAGGCTTGATGAATCGCGTCAAGCTTCTCTAAAGAAGCCGTTTGGTTTGCAATCATCACTTCTCGTTGCGCGTATGCCTTCTCTAGTGCACCCATCTGTACATCGAGTGCTTTAGCGGACTCTTTAGCGGTTGCAGTTGCCTGCGCCTGAGCTCTCTCTTTTTCCATAACTGGATTAGGGGTCGCATTGGTTGATGGAGCCGTATCTAAAGGCTTATTGTCTTCAACCGATTTTGGAATCAATGTCGAACGAAGTGTATCTTGGCCTTCTAGTGTGGTATCAGAAGACTCTTTCTCCGCCGCTATCTCATCCTTAACAATGGCTTTCTCTTCCTTCGCTAAATCGGATTTGACATTCCCGCCTACTAGTGTCAATGGGTCGATGGTATCTGCCCACTGTGCTGAAGTCACACGGACTTCCCAGTGCAAATGGTCTCCAGCAGAAGCGCCCGTGTTCCCCACATAACCAATGACTTGACCTTGTTTAACTCGGTCACCCATGGCTAAACCTACCGCAAAGTTATCCATGTGAGCATAGCGAGAAGCCATCCCGTTTTCATGTTTTAGATAAATAACCTTACCATAACTCTTAGAGATGTACAGACGGTATATAATACCATCAGCCGCAGCCACAATCGGCGTACCTTTAGGAGCAGCAATATCTACGCCATTATGCATTTTACGGGCCCCCGTGATAGGGTGTACGCGCATGCCATAAGGCGAGCTAATTCTGCCCTCACATGGCATAATCATCCGTATGCTGCCTCCAGTTGCTTTAGCTGACGCCCCAACAATAGCAGAGTCTAAGCCGCCTTTTGCCGCGAGCTGTCCTGTAGAGGAATAACTGCTTGGCTTAGGTGCGGTATTTGCGCCATACTGAGTAACCGGACTTTTTGCTTTCATGTAGTCAGTTGCAGGTCTAGTGGTCTCCGATGAGTTTTCACTAGGCGCGGTGTTAAACTCTCCTTCGTATTTCTCATCACCTTTACCCATGGAGGCGATGTTATGAATCGCAATGCTAATGTCCGATGGCATAACCGGACTACCTTTACCTGGGTAAGGGGACATGGTGTTGTTCCATGGCAGTTTACCTCCAGTATAGTTAGCAGGTGAGGCTAAAGCCGTAGCAAACTCAGCTTTACGCTCCTTATCTAAGGCACTGTCGATTTCCAATAAGTCAATCGATTTATCAATCCCTTTAGACAGATTTAAGTTCACCATAAACACCGGGAAGAATCGGCGTGTAAACCACTCACCCCATCGTTGTAAGTCATAACTGCTTTCCATGTCTACGCCAAATATCTTCGCGTAGCGACTTACTGCGTCGCCTACAGATAGTGCAAACGTAGGACCACGTGAAGTAAAGGAAACTTCATCAATCGCGTCAGATTCCATTTCTCGGATTTTAACTACGTCGTCCATGTCTTCGGGGTTAATACCGTACATAAGGAAACGTAATCGTTCCAGTTCTTTTGGCTTAGAGCGTTTAGAGAAATAGCTATAGACTTCATACCCAGCATAAGCAAGTCCACCTACCGTAATGGCGGCGGCGATAACTGGGGCACCTGCGACACCAGCAATTGCTGCAGCTCCTGTAGTCAGTAATTTCTTACCTCCCCACTTAGCGGCAGCCATAGCAACCGGTGCCGCTCCGCGTACCAAATTTAATCCCTTACCAACTAAGTTTTTAGCGCCACCCAGTATCTTACTCATGAACCCCTTTTTACCTGGAGTCTTACGGCCTGGTCCATCCCCTGCCGCACCGGTCAAGTCACCGAGGATATCACTAGCAGCTTCTCCAGTGGCCGATGCCTTATTAAAAGCAAACCAGGTAGCAATGGTAGTCCCAATACCTTTTAAGGCTTCCATGAGTCCACCGAAGCCAGAAGTAATACTTCCGATAAGTGGCATTATAAAACTGAGTAAGCCACCCGAGGATTTCTCTTCTTTCTCTTCGGTGTCTACAGCAGCAGTTGGCTCAGCAGCACTGTCTTCACTACGTGAAAGAATATCTTGCCATGAGTTATCCCGTATGCCATCGTCATCTCTATCAGCATCGAGGTTCATGTCTGAGTAAACACTTTCTCCCTCTAATGGCCAACGGCGACGCATATGGTCATAGATTTTAGTGATAACGTCTGAGCCGCCGCCTTCGCCATAACCCATTTTGTTAATGGTAATACCGCCCATTACCATGTCTTTAATGCCAGACATGAAATCGTAGGTTCCAGAAACAATACGGTTACCTTGGTCAATAGAGAACGCTGCAAGACGAGACGCTAAGTCCATCCCTGTAGTAGTGATGTTTTTAGCTAGTTGAACTAAACGGTTACCGCCAATTGGCGTACCGATATTATCAACCAATCCTGTCACTAAGTCATCATTGCTGATAATCACGTTACCTGCTGCATCCAGTACTTCACCGTCGATATCTTCGGCTTTATATATCGGCTTACCAGTCACGGCAGAAAAGTAACTCCCGTTCTTTAATAATAGCGCCTGTAGACGCGGGCGGGTTTCTCCACGTACGTAGATATCCCTTACGCGTTTAGTGATGGCGTCGTATCCGGCTTTTGGTAATGACATTAGCTTAGAGACCAGCATGTTTTGAAAACCGATGGTATTTAGCAGTTTGTCTTTAACAAAACCTAACCCTTTATTAAAGAGTTCAGTAATGTTTTCACCTGTGGCTAGATAGATTCCGTCATCAACATCACTTTGAGTAATGACCACGTTTCCATTTGCGTCAACGATTTCACCGTCGATTTCATCGATTGAAAAGATAGGTTTCCCAGTCTCTTTGTTTCGATAAAAGCCTTTCTTTAAGAGATTGGCACGAATGGCAGGTTCTTTACGTCCCGCTACATAAACGTCGGAGTCACCGGGTTTACGTCGCCCCGTCACTGACCCAAGAATAGTTCCTATAGCACCTGCACCTGCTGTTGTAAAGTCGGCGATGCCGCCATACCAGCCACGTGTAAAGTTACCCATCCCACTAAGCGTGGATTCAATGATGCCGCCAATCCCTCGTTTACGTTTAGGCATCGAACCATCAGCCGAACCCTCACCTCCACCTACACCGGCTTCCATTCTCAGGATACCGCCCAGTATAGCATCTAGCAATTGAATTTGGTCACTAAAACCACTGCGTGTAGTTTCAAGCAATTCCAGTTCAGCGTCTTGTGTACGTGTAGAGATATGAACCGGTAATGACGATACCCCATTCATGTCTACCATGAACTGACTTAAATCACTATTACCACCTGAAGCTACAGTAGGACGCTGGGCCACAAATGACTCTGCTACGGTATACGCATCCGGTGATTCATTGCCGTAGGCCATGCGTGCCGCAGTTGCTTGGTCGACTTTTAAATCGCCGTACTTATTACGTCCTACCAGTCCCATAGATTTAAGAACATCTAACTGTCCGCTGTTTACAGCAAAGTTTAACATTTGCTGGTTTTCGCGCTGACCTTTAGCAAGCTCTTTCTGGATGCGCGCCCCAGATAGATTGCGCTGACTTAGATTCCCTTTAGATTGGTTAATCATGGAAAGGATTTCTGAGGTAACTGCTTCGTCCCCATAATCCATCTCTTTTAGGCTTTCTATGTTAAACGCTTTTCCTTTTTGAGACTGTCCCAGTAATACGGCACGTAAAGCCTCATCCGCTTCCGGTGAAAGCTCTACTCCAGACCCTACGCCTAGTAATCTTACCAGGGCATCGGCGTAACGATTACGGCTACGCGTATCATCACCGAATATAGTTTTCTGGAGCTGTTGCTTAGCTTCACTTTCACGGACAATACCACCTTCCTCGAAGGAGTACATTTGACGTTCAGCGCTTTGCCCTGTTCGGATTTGTTCGAGTTCCTGTAACTGTCTAGATAAGAAGGAAGGGATAATGTCAACCAAACTGCGGCGTTCTAGTTCACTCCATGTAACTGGGGCGGCTAACTCATCCAACTTAGGCTGGTCTATCTGTAGCCCTTTAACGGTATTACGAGGAATGATATCCCGTAGCCCATCCTTAATAAAGGACGCATCTAACGCCCCTAAGGCAGGTACCTTATCCAGTATGCTCTGTGGAAGAACCTTACCATCCCAGTTACGTAACTCCTCGTTAAAGATAGAAGGGAAGTTTTCGAACAAATACATGAGTTCATTAGACTTCGTCTTTAACGAGGGAGAGCGCTCTATGTACTTTCTAAGCTTATTACCGATACCTTTACTTAACTTAACCCCTACGGTACTCTGTAGCACATCACCGGCTAGCGAACCCCCTAGACGAAGTTTTTCTTCTAAAGACATGTCACCTAAGTCTAAGCCATCGGAAGAAATAATGTCCGTGATAGTGCCCATGTTCGTTGCTAAATCTTGAACAAAGCCATCGATTTTCTTACGGATGTTTTCTTTGGTTTTACCCAGAAACTTATCCTGATACTCTTCGATAGTATCCCCTACATTACCATAGAGCCTTTGTTTCTGAGACTGCATAAACCCTTCAGTCGTCTGGATTTTTACAGCTTCAGGTAATGCAGTGTTATGAACAATAGACGCTAGTTGTGCATCTACGTCACGGGAATGCCCTGTAAAGATACGCAATAGGTCACGCTGAGCAAAGTATTGTAAATGTTGAAGCTCGAGTGATTTCTGTTGCCATTTAAAGTTGACAGTGTCATTATAGCCGACGAGTCGACTGACTTGGTCAAGTACCAGACGTGTCGATTCTAAAGAGCTGCTATTAAACAAGTCCGCTTTAGCTTCTACCGCGGCTGCACGTTCGCCACTCAGTGCGTTCTGTTCGACAAGAGCACGCTGTGCCCCAAATACCGATTTAAGGGTACTGTCGATTAATAGACGGTCGGCACTATAAGCACCTTTTGCTTCTGGTATGGTTTCTTCATCTGGGCTCCAGCTTTTTAGAAGATCTTTTATCTTCCCATCGACTAAGTCTGGTAAACTGTCGGCCTTTTTTGCAATGGCTTTTCTAAGGTCTTTTAGTGGTTTTTCTAGCTGCTTCATCGAACCATTGTATAGGTCCATAAAGAAAGCTGCGCCTTGGTCGGCTGCGCCTAATGCGCTGCTATACCCTTCTGGCAAAGCATTTTTTGCAATGATGCCAGCATGCTTAGAAACCGTATTCTTTTCAGTTATTGAGTCCTTTGCCCCTAGGGCTATTGACTCAATAACTTTTCTTGTTCCCAGCTCTTTGGGCGTCTTTGGTTCACTTGGCTGGCTGTCATCCAGTGAATCTAAAATAGAATCCAAATCATCCAAATCGAATTTATCGTTTGCCATATGTGTTCTCCGGAGAACAATGATATATTGATGTACGTGCTTTGGGCGTCCCCAAGGCGCGTATAAGTCTCAAAGGATTTGCCACTAAGGAATCACCATGAAACCGAAATTACTTCCCTTTAACATCAGTTTTGTCAGGGATGTCGATAATACCTTTGCCGGTCTATTGCCCGTGCAGTCCCTACAGCTCTTCGAAGGAAAGAATGGCGACTTTAACCCACAGGGGTTATACTCTAATGTTATTTTTGGTCGTCAGGGCGATAGTGCCCGTGAAACCAAAGAATCTTACATTAATCTAAAGGTTCCTATTTTCCATCCCTTATATTTTAAAGAACTGATTGCCTTAAAGCAACTGTATCTAGACATACTCACACGTCAAGGCTATGCAACCTGGGATGCTGAAGAAAAAGACTTTGTACGCGCTGACATCATGACAGGGGAAACCGGCTTTGCATTCTTTACTTCTCATTTTAACGAGATTGAGTTTAAACGCAATAAGTCACAGCGACGTGACCTGCGTATCGACCTGTTAGAGAAATATCGCCATCAGGCTTTTATTAAGCGTCTCTTTGTCATCCCTGCCGGTATTCGTGATATCGAAATTACAGAAGATGGGCAACCTAAAGAAGAAGACATTAACCCACTGTATCGACGTGTGATTTCCGTAGCCAATACCATTAACGTGGATTTTGAGCAGCGTAATAGCTCACTCTTAGACGAAGCTAAAGCTAACTTACAGAAAGCCGTTGTAAACATCTACGACTACATCTTTAACATGTTAGAAGGTAAGCGAGGGATTCTACAGGGTAAGCTAGCCTCACGTAAAATCATTGGCTCTACACGTAACGTACTTTCGTCTATGGAAGTGGGTTCGTCTTATCTAGGCGATGAACGCCAGCCCGGTTTAAACACGACGATTATTGGCCTGTTTCAATACATCAAAGGAAACGAAGCCTATGTTACGGAATACGCATTCCGTAAGCTGTTTCTTTCTGACTTATTTGACGAGTATGAAGACCCGCGTCTGATAGACCGAGAATCACTTAAAGCGGTAGCTGTCACCCTTTCTGACAAAGCTAGAGAGAAATGGTTAACCAGTGAGGGATTAGAAGGCATCATCAATGGCTTTGCAGATGCCACCCTTAGACATAACCCAGTTACTATCGACGGTAAGTATTTAAGACTCATCTATAATGACGGAAAACAATATCGGATTATGCAAGACATCCGTGAGTTACCGGAAGGATACGATAAGGCGTATGTTACCCCGATGTCATGGGCAGAGATGTTCTATTTATTATCTAAAGATAACATTAAAAAGAACATGGCGTTCTGTACCCGGTACCCAGTAACGGGACTAGGCTCTATTTATGCATCAGAGATTTATGTTAAAACAACAGTCAATGGCTTACTGTTAGAAGAACTGGATGCGGACTTTAACCCTACGGGCAACAAAGCCCTAGAATTTCCGGATACAAAAAATAAACTGCCTTTCTTTGATACCATGGCGGTTAGCCCATATATGCTAAAGCCATTAGGTGCGGATAAAATTAATGTAAACCATTAGAAGTCCGCCTGCGCAGTAATGTGCAGTAAATAAACTCCTCTAATTGCGGGAAGTTCTTGTTAGGTCTCAAGTACTCCCTTTACATGGAAACATCGTAAAGGTTAAAGTTAACGACTTTGGTTTTATAGTGATAATCTTGAGAATAGAGAAAATCGACGCAGCGAAGTTCCTAAGTCTATTAACAGATATGGAATGAGTTCAACGACTATCGAAAGCTTAACTCCAGGAGAAATACCCGGAGGGATAATAGCCTAAGGTCAACATGCCTTAGGGGAAGCGAGTAGAGTACGCCCACAAGTGAATGGTGGGGCTGTGATGGCTTAAATGGAAATGGGGAGCCCCTATAGCGCGGTAACAGTTCTATAGGGTGATGATATAGTCTCTTCGGCGAAAGCCCTTCCTGGGGTACTCCAGGTCGTCTAGCGAGAGCTAGAGCTGTATAACAGTAGGTGCGTTACGAGCACCTAGAAGACAAAGTTTGATGGAGATGTACTATCCTGTACACTCATTAATAGTGATGAGGGGGTTGCCGAGGCGAAAGCTAGACTGGCTGCTAAATCTACCTACATCTCGCCTAACGGCGGTTTAACGTATAACCTCACAACGGACGTCAGCGACCTTGTGTTAAAAATAATGACGGGTGATTAACCATGACACTGATTAATGTCGATAATTTCATGCGACGCTTAGGGGCAAGGGAGAACCTACTGCTTACTTCAACCCCGCTAGTTGACATGATTAACTTAACGATGCCTAAAGGTACGTTATTGCATTATGTACCATTAAGTCCTGACGACCGAGGGTTCCGTGCAGACAGTTTACTTGCTGTACACTGGCCTACACGGATTCGCGTTAATCTAATTACAGAAGGGCTTTATCCTAACGGTAGAACACAGAACATTCAGTTTAACGCAATGAAGTATACTAAAGAGTACTTTAAGCGTCAGCCCGGTTTAAAGCGCAGTCGTAATTTAGAGCGTGACATTATGGATGAACGTGACATGGTCGTCTTAGACTATACGTTGATTCCGCGTATGGTGCGCTATGCTCACAGTGTAGATGTGTATCAAAACTTCTGGGCTAACATGGCAGAAACGGTCATCCAGCAGATTAACCGAGTTAATGGACGTCGCCCACAGTTCATTCAGATTCCTATTGGTGGACATTGGATGACCGAAGCGGAGTTTAAAGTAAACTTAGAAGGTATCAGCGTTTCACACCGTGAACGACTTAGAGACCCAGCACTTCAATGGGTACTGGAAATCTACCGCATGTTAAAAGGGGCACCGAGCCTCATTGAGAAGATTACATCGGAAGACGTTTACTTTATATTCACCGTGGACACTAAGTCAGTCTTCTTGCCATTATCGGTACTTTATACTTTTGCAGATACCGATGCGCTTGCCGGGGCTAAGTTTCATGACCTGTTAGAAAAGCTTTTGATGACGCGCACGGTTTCTGACGAAGAAGCGGGGGCGATTTCAAAAGAAGCCGATACAGAAGATGCAAGTGATGAAGCCGTATCAAAACTGATGCCACCTGCATTACAGCAGCAGCTAGGGGAAATGGTAGAAGTCGGGTTATTAACGGCGGCTCAGCAGAAACGCTATGCAAACGCAATTGTTGCTATGGCAGAGATTCCATCTCCGGATGGTAAAACTACTCTGGCTGAGTTTGCTACTGTTACTCCAGAAGACACGGTCATTGACCCAGACATCAATGTGCCGATTGATACTCCCATAGTACCAGAAAAAGCATTAAAGTCTACAGTCGCGAACATGAAGTCTAAGTATGTGCGTGAAGTCATGGACAAAGACATCGCTAATGTGTTCCTATCGTTAAACCGAGGCGGGGTTATCTTACGCGACTATAATGTCACTAAAACCGCAGACGCGTTAGAAGAAACGCAGACGCTGGAGATTACACTCCTGCCGGTGGTAGGGCGTGAAACCACCTTTAAAATAGAACTTCCTGTATTTAATGAAGACGGAACGTTTATGGTAGGGGGGATCCGATACAGCATAGATAACCAAAAAACCGACATCCCGATTCGTAAGACAAAATCGAACCAAGCAGGCATTACTTCTTACGCGGGTAAAATCTTTATCAATCGAAGTGGGTTAGCTAAGAACGACAGTGACCGATGGTTGCGTAAAGTTATCCGTGAAACTGCCATGAGTACGGCGGATGAGCGAGTAACTAGCTTACGTTATGGCACTAACGCCGTACCTAACGTACTGCTGCCAAGAGACTACACTGCACTTATGGTTGACTACAGTGGGTTTAAGTCTGGTGACCTAACCTTTGACTTTGTATACAGTGGACGCATTGAGCGTTACGGTAAAGAAGTTGTTTCTCGTTTAGAGAAGAAAGGTTCAGTTATCTGCGGCACCTATAAAGGTGAGCCAATGGTCATGGATGTAAATGGGTTCATTACTGGTAAAGACTTACCTGGACTAGACATCTTAGGTACGCTAGGTGGTAGCTGGGGTAAACGCCCTGGTGACATTGCTGTCTTTAAGTCGGGTCGACGTGAAGTACCGGTTATTTATTTCATTGCCTACCATTTGGGTTTGGACAAGACTCTACGTAAGTTAAAGGTACCTCATCGCTGGGAGACCTTAGACAAACGTTTAAGTCCAGGACTTAATGAAATCGCGGTAAACTTTGCCGATGAACGCATATACATTACCGTATCAGACCCGCTACAAGCGATACTGTGGAATGGCTTAGCCGACATGGAGGACATGACGCGGCGCCTTAACAGTGCCGAGTTTAACCGTAAAGACGGTTGGATGGCTTCCTTAAGTCATTACGGGGCGAATAAGTGGCATACTGATAACTGGACATTAATGAACGATTTGTTTTTAGACCCTATCACGTTAGAAGTATTGCGTGACATGAAAGAGCCTGAAAACTTAATTGACTTGTTTATTCGTGCTGCCGACCTGGTTAAGACCAATGATGCCCCTCGTGAATCCGACCCTAAATACATGCGTATTCGTGGGCTAGAACGTGTATCTGGACTTATCTATCTTGCCATGTACGAAGCTATTGCTGAGCAACGACGTAAGCCTAACGCGCGTAATGAACCTATTACCATCGCGCCTACGGAGATATTGCGACGTCTAAATGAAGATGCATCCGTGCAACTTGTGTCTGAGATTAACCCTATCCATGCACTAAAGGAACAAGAGGCAGTTACCCTATCAGGAACAGGCGGACGTACCGCTCGTACACTGGTAAAACGTAACCGTGTCTTTGACCAAAACGACTTAGGAATTTTAAGTGAAAGTACCCCGGACTCTGCTAAAGTAGGGATACGTGGGTTCTTAACCCCAAATGCTAAAGTCCAGAGTCTTCGTGGTATGTATGGCGAGTATGATCCAGATGACGGTTCGAGTTCATTACTATCTACAACCGCATTAACGCTACCTGACATGGACCGTGATGATGGGAAACGCGCCGCTTTAGGGGCAATACAGCAGTCAGCGGTTGTCCCTACGGTCGGCAGTGAACCCATGCCGTATCGTACTGGATATGACGCTGTTATTGCTTCCCGCCTATCTGACTTCTTTGTCTTTAGGGCAAAGCAAGATGGTGAAGTCGTTAAAGTTACCGATAATGTCATTCAGGTAAAATACGAAGACGGGAGTAAGGAAGGTTACCGACTGGGTACAAAACATGGCGTTGTAGCCGGGGAACTCATCCCTCATAATTACGTTACGGATAAGGTAAAAGGAAGTCGGTTTAAAATAGGATATGTATTGGCCTGGAACAGTGGTTTCTTTACCCGTGATTTCTTTAACCCAGAAAACGTCATTATGTTGTCGGGTGTACCCGCTGTTGTCGCTCTAAAGGAAGGTAACGATACGTTAGAAGATGGTTCAGCTATCAGTGATGCCTTTAGAAGAAAACTGATGACTTCAGTTTCTAAGAATAAAGGGATTATGGTTGACTTTGACCAGGAAATTGAAGGATTAGTTTCAGTAGGGGACGTAGTTGAGTTTGATACTAAACTGGTAACCATTAAGGAAGCGGGTACTTTAGGGTTAGAGAAAACCGATGCGGCTCTATTAGCCCTAAGTAAACTGTCCAGTCAATCTCCTAAAGCTAAAGTAGGGGGTAAAGTTTCCCGCATTGAAGTCTTCTATATGGGAGACCCTTCCGAAATGAGTCCTTCATTAAAAGCTTTAGTTGAAGCAGACAATGCTCGACGTGAGAAAGAGGTCAAGGACTTAAATCGAAGCACGGCTGGTAAAACCGGACTCGTACGTAAACCTACGTTTATCTCAGGTGAAAAACTGGTTCCGGGTAAAGTGATTATCAGTATTTATATTGATATGGAACTGGAGTCGGGCATCGGTGATAAGTCAGTCGTGGCTAACCAGCTTAAAACGGTGCATGGGCGTACACTGGAAGGGATTAACCGAACCGAAGACGGGCGAGACATTGACCTGATATTCGGCGCTCAATCAGTGAATAACCGAATTGTATTATCCTGTATTATCCAAGGGGTAATGAACATGACGGTGCGGAAAAAGAATCAGCTTTTAGCCGAAGCTTATCTGGCAGCAGGGGAGTAATCCCCTGCATTTCCACGAATTAGATGACCCTAAAGTACTTTAAGGGGAAATCTTATTTTTGCATTTTACGCTGCATTGAGCGGCGACTATATTTAAACCACTGGAGTTTATAGTGATGAAACAGAATCTTCAGAATGTTGCTATCGCCGCGACAACAATTGAAGTTGCAGTAACGGCTATTCGTGACTTAGCCGGGACGAACTTAAGTGGCTCCGACATGAAAGACCTTGAGGATATCTATGCTCAAGAACTACACGCCCAGGTAATGGAGGCGGCAAATGCTCAGTAATCAAACCATGCATGCGGCTACGTCGTTTGCAAACAGCCTAGCGGCTTCTAACATCGCCCTGGATGTACATCGTAATGGCCCGATTGATTTAATCATGGCTACGATGAACCCTATTGAAGAAAACCCAAATGATAGTGAAGCTATCATGCAGGCAGCGCGTCCTTTAAATAGTGGTTTTGACCCACACACGGCAGAAGTTCGCCGTGTAGCGACTATGCTGGCAGCGCGTGTAGCGGGTAACATTAAACTTGCACGTAATGAAATCAACCCGATGATTCGCGATATTATTGCGACATGTGAAAAGAGAAAGCACGAAATCGAAAGTGATTCTCCATTAAACATTCGTATTAAGAATATTGCCGTTTTGCCAACCTTTACTTCTAGTGAACTAGAGGGCATGTACGAGCGCTTTAAGTTAGGAACGTTCCGTCCGGTGACACTCGGTGGCCCTATCCGTACTAAACTCATCGGGGCAATGACCGATGACCTTTTGTATGAAGGTCTAAAGCGTGGCAATGATGTTTGGAACACCGGCATTATGCAAGCGCTAAAAGAAGGTCGTGAGTGTTGTGGTTTTACCAATGCCTCTGACTTACTATTACGTGACGCAGAGTTAGCGTACGGGTCAGTAAAGTGGTTCCATGACCCAACGAACTTAATTAACTTCCTGTTTGTTTCCTCAGTACTCAATGGAAAAATGCCATCGGTTAATATCGAAGACTTCTCCATGACTGAACGAGCTGAGCTTGCTAAGCTACAGGCGTATTACGGAAATAAACTGGCGATTCAGATTCGCACAGTGACGGATTTTGCCGCATCCGGTAACTTTATCTTTGTTGCGGAAAGTACTCGTAAAGAACTCTATGTTTATACGAAGAACTATCTGAAGTGGATTGAAGACGGCGGTAACGCTGATGCCTTAATCGGTGCAGTAGCTTCTGGTGAAGAAAGTATTGCCGGTGTGTCTTTCAGTATCAAAGATAAGACTGAGCACTACATGAATGTCTATAAGACACTGGAGTCTCGCTACCGTGCTAAGCAGCGCATGATTACTACTACCGAAATGAAAGATGTGATTGAGACATCGGTCTATCGCACTATTCATTCTACGCTACTGGATGACCAGATGCGTACGGCTGTAGCAAACGCAAAAGCCTTCTTCTCAAAACACCCACTGCAAACAAACGAAGACATTTTGGGCTATACCCGCCGTGCGGTGTGTCGTACATTTGCAGCGAATACTTCATGTCTAGAAATCTTAAACGACATTGACGCGTTTATGGAAGATAATGAAGGTATGACAATTGAACGTGCTGCGGTATTAGCCGGTATTCGTCTACTCGCGAAATGGAGTGCAGCGCAATTGAGTGTATGTCGTACTGCGGTGCGTGGGCCTGCGCCTGTCACTTCTCTTTAAACTCAATAACGAATAAGACCTCTCTCTTACGAGGGAGGTTTTTATTCCATAGGTTTTCTTATGGACGTAACACAATTAAAACGTGATGCTTCACGTATCCATAAAGCCATTCATGTCGATTTAGAAAATCAAGTACTCGTGGCGAAAGAGCGTCTAGAGCTCATGGTACCGGAACACTATTTCAATGGTAAACTAGGAACAATTGACGAAGACTGGCGGGTCGCAGGCATTGTTGCGTGGATTGTCGATGGACATTATGGAGTATCATTAGTGAACTCCATGATATCATTAAGTCCTGAAGAAACCACCATTGTTAAAGTGGACGACGTCAACTACTTTCACTTTACTTGGACAACAGGGGCTTTGATTACCAAGAACTTTAACCTACCTCAACAAAAGTCACTGGTGTTTGAAATCTACGATGAAATCGTGGCAAAAGGGAAACAGCCATGGTATGTAAAGCACTTAGACCGAGCAGAGCTCTTTTACAGTGCGCCTAAGTTTGCTGGGGTTGACTTACGGTCTTCTCAGTCCATGCAATCCATCTTCTGTTCGTCGTGTATGCGTGACCCTAGAGACCGCAGTAAGCCAGCCCGTGAAAGCTTCGAGACACAGGACGACTACATGAATGCGGAAATCGACGTCATTCCTTTACGAAGTGTGGCCTTCGGTGCCGATAATGCGGCATCGCGTCTTCTAGGTTCATACTTAAGCACCGGTGTGGTTTCAGAGCTGGTTAACCCGTCTGAAACTGTCGAAGAAATAGAAACCCTTTTAAGGATGTAAACGATGAGTACTATTGCGCTATACGAATGCAACATACTGAAAAGTAAAAATAAGGTTGGTCGATTAAAGACTGATGCAAATGGCTATCGTGAGATATGTCTAGGGGCGTTTAACTGCTTAACCGAGAAGGGGGAATTCTATCCTTTTACACAGGCGGTTAAAAACATGTTTAAACCCGGTTCCCGTCTACTACACCAAATCGAAACAGGTCGTCTGCGTGGGGAAATTGAGCACCCTTACCCAGTACCAGGCATGACATTCCCACAATACCTCAACCGCGTAAAGATGGTTCACAATCAGTTTGTCGCCCATCATATCAAATCTGTACGTTTAGAGACGGCTAAAGACCATCGCGGTAATAATGTCGTTAGTGTTATCGGTATGGTAAAAGGTTCAGGTCCATATGGAGAACAACTCGATAAGAAATTTGAGAACCCAGATGAGAACGTAGATTTCTCGGTACGTACGTTAACTACCCCTACTCCTGAAATCAATGGTGTTCCTCAAAAGGTGATTAATTTACTGATTACTTGGGACCAAGTTAACATGGGCGGTGTAGCTATTGCTAACCGTTATGATACTCCTTCTCTAGAATCTATGGATAGTGACATCATATGGACACCAGAAAACGCACAGCGCTTTGAAATTACAGAAGCGACTCTAGCGGCGGCTGAACTCTGTGAGTCTGTAGGTACGGGCATGGAAAGCGATATGCTCATTGACTCTACACTTATCCGCACCAGTCTAGGCTGGGAAAAGGTACAGCTTATTGGTCCTCGTAGCTCAGTAAACTGGTAAGGGGGGATTATGGAGTATATTGATATTGCTTTTGGGGTCACCTATGTAGTACTGATAGCGGCACTTCAATATGTTAAGCTGTTTATGACCGAGAAAGAACTTCAGTTCTGGGCTCCGATACTCCGTCAACTTATCCTAGTGATGGCTGGGTTTCGTGTACAAGTCGGTGCTAACGGTAATGTTACCTTTACCCAAGGCACGGCTTATGTAAGTCACGATACCGTTAAAGGAAGGACGGGTAAACTCATATTAGCCATCCAGTCCATTGCAACGGCTTTGGCCGGTGGCGGCGCATACGTTACAGGGTAAATGTTAGGTGGCTAGGGGCTTAGAGTGCCTCTAGCTGCTGTTTTTCTGTGTTTCAAGAAAACGTGACACCTATATAACCATAATGAATTAACCAATATAAAACGAAAGTTTTCTCTCCTCTAGATACTTAAGTATCTAGAGGAGAGAGAGACTTTTTTATTTAGAGGAGTCACCATGTACGCTTTTATATTACGTGCGATTAACTATACGCCCAAAGGGGAGCACCCTACTAAAACCAGTAAGGTCAAAATGGCTTTAGGTGTATTTCTACTGATTGGCTTCTTTCTATCAATAGCATGGCTTACTGTTACAGGGCACCCACTGGAAGCCCTAGAACTGATTACGGCACTTATAGTCGTCTATGTACTAGCAACACCCAAACCGCGTGTTGAAAAGAAAAAGCCTGCTAAAAAAGAAACCGAAACTAAAACTGATACAGATACGGAGTAATATCACATGTTTGCAACTATTAAATCTCGCATGATTCGCCTTGGGAACTTTCTTATTTTTAACTACTTAGATTGTGCAATCGAAAGACCTATCTCACTTATTATCAATATACTCGTAGCAACTGCGATTGTTTATGCACTTGCCTTTATGGGCATTACTGGCTTTATAGGCGCATTACTAGGAGCTATCATTAACATTTCTCTTAAACGTGCTGTACTGCTGTTTTGTTTAAATCGCTCATGTGCTTATGCATAAGCACTGATTCATAACTCCACCACCAACCCATTAAGAAGGAACACTATTATGTTTGCCGCTATTAAAAATACGTTTAACCGTACCGTTAACGACTTTAAACACTCAGGTGTTTACATTACATGTAGTGCGTTTGCATCAGTCTATCTGCTTGTTATGCTAGTATGTATCGCCGTTCTAGCAATTTCCATTATGCTAGAATCCATCTTCCATATGGCAGGGATGCTATGCATCGTAGCACTCGTTGCGTTTATCGTCGATTGCGCTCTAACTTACTACAAATCTGACCTTAGTACTGTACTTGCTTAAGTACACTCTAAACTACAACCATTACTTTATTAAGAAGGAACATTACCATGTTTGCTACTATTAAAAACGCTTTAACTGTTGCGCTAGAAGCAACAAAAGAATTCTTCATGGGCTTAAATCTAACAATGGTGTTAGGTGCAGTCGGTCTATTAGCTGCGGCTGCCTTAACTTGGTCCCTATGTAAACGTTACCTTGCTAAGAAAAACTCTACTGAGTCTAACGACTCGGCAGCAACCGAAGAGGTAGTAAAGCCTGCGGAAACTAACGCGACTGTATCCGAACAAGCTAAAGAGTTTAGTGCTGTAAAAGAGTCCATCGCAAAAATCCACGGGGACATTGAAGAGGTTCTAGAACAACTCGACGGTACCGCTGTGGCTAACGCTTAACACAACAATTAAGGTCGCTAGCGCAACCAGAAGGCATCTCTGCAGGGGTGCCTTCGACTGGCGCTATAGGCCGACTGGAGGACATATGTTTAGTACACTCATTAATAAAATTACCCAACACGCCAGACGAGTAGGAATGGCCATACTGGTTATATTAACCCTAGGTTTCTACTCTCCAGCAGATTATGCTTTCCGGGTTCAAGTCGACGTCGCCATGCCAGAGCCGCGTACTGTAGAAGTGCCATGCTGCTATAAAGAATCTCCGGTACATAAAACTGCGCCTATGCAAACAAATTCACCGGTGGATAAAGAGAGCCATGCTTTTGACTTTCTTTCGAGTGACACAATGCCAACTCCTAAAAAGGAAACGGTAGAAAGCGCTCCTGTAGCCTCCCCTTATGTGAATCAGCGACCAGTAATAGGTGCACGTAAACGCGCTTATATTACGGCGTCAGAGCACGAGGAACGTATTCGTCAAAGAGGACTTTACTCTAACACTCCTGTAAACAGTATGGTGTATGAGGATGGGAATATATTTCAATTAGACCACCGTCAGTATACGCCTCGCTTTTCTATAAATCCAGGCGACATCGCGATGGAAGGTTTTCAGAAGAACATTACCGACTATTACTTACTAACCGGTGTAACGATAGACGACCATCCTTTAAATGAGGAAGAAACGGTACGTTTAGATTTACCACGGGACCATCCATACTATGGCATGCGTCAAATCGATATATGGAAAGCTCTAAATTACCCTGACTTACGCCCTGGCGTACCAGGTGATGCGCGATATGCCCGTTATGGCTTATTATCCGTGAACGAGACCCTCGTTTAATTTCGCAATAATTAACCACCCTGGGGCTTTCTATAGAGCCCCCCTTTTGTTCAAACTACAACTCTAGATGGTAAGGAAACAACATGAAACACCTTAAAACTATAAGAACTACGCTAGGTAACCGAAAAGAAATGGACGATTTCTTTCTACGATTTAAGACCACTAAAACCCTCAGCCACGCTTTTGAAAGTGTCTTACGTCGAAACAATGTTGATTTAAACTGTGAAACCTTTAAGTGTGCTAAAGAAAGCGCCATTCGTCGAAAAGCCCCTGCCGTAGTACTTGAGTTTATTGAGGCAGCGGAGGCAAGAGAAGAAGCCTTAGCTAAACATTCATTACAGGTAAGTACAGACGGTTGGTTTATTGACCTCTAAACGCGACAGTTGCATTTATAAAGCAAGTAAAACCTATATTTCCATAATGATAATCAACCCACAATCAGAGAGTGAAAACTATGAATAGTACAGTATCCGCACTAGCTAAACTACTAAAAGGTAAAGTACGTGAAGACGATGGTCTTATTGTAGCTGGTAAAGAAACCTATGTGGAATTAAGACCTGAAGGCGTTACTGAAGAACAACTAGACAAAGTCAATCAGTACAATACGGATTACCTGGCGGCTTCAGCATTGGTTACCGGTGAACTTGCACATGCGTCACCTCATGATACCGTTAATGGTGCATTTGAAGGCGGTGACCATATTGGCTTTGAACATCTCTTTCAAAGAAAGGTCACTATCGAAGGGGAAGAGCGTCATAACTACATGACATCTGCCATTATGAATGACTTCGGTACATCTAAAGATGGTATTGCTGCGGTACATAGCCATATTGCCCAGCTAATTACTTCTGAAGAAACCGTCGCTGAAGAAGAGTAAGGTCCCTATTGGCTAGATGAGGGAGGGAAAACCTTCCCTCATCTAATAAAGTCTGCTTTTATTAATAGAAGGAAAGTGCCGTGATATATCTAGGACGATTGGAAACTCCTAAACAAGTTAACAATGAGCGCGTTGCGCTGATTGCAAAATTCATGCGATTAACTAACCGCATTAGCCAATTAAAGAAAAAGTACGTAGGGAAAGTCCCGTACTGCAAAACTAAAATTACTCCGGTCAGTGGTGACTGCACCATTGAAAGTATTACCATGCAAATTACTCAAGCGGAACAGGTATTACGCGAACTTCAGGAAGGGGCGGCGACATGACCATGAAAGACCCGATTTCTGGTGAGCTCATGGATGTATTTGCTCCTATTCTTTTTATTGAAGAAGATGAAGAGCCGGTCGATGTGTTAGGGAACATCGATTTCGATGAGTACTTCTTTGACCCTACCCATCTCATCGATATGGAAGATGCGGTTCCCCCAGAACCAGAACCATAAAAGAACTCTTCCTCTCTAGTGCCTAGGCACTAGAGAGGAAAGAGTCATCTTATTTTTTTTATTACAAGCTAGATGCTACGTTGTTTACAGCAGCACGCCCACCAATAGGCACAGCATCATCCGCTACGTTAACCGATAGCCCTGAAGTAAATGCAGTTAATGAGCGTGGCGCTAGGCCCTGCTTATTCACTGAATCCAAATACTCCATGGCCATTGCGTTAACGGCGTCGCCTACCATAGTAAATGCCGTGAACTCTACTGACTGTTCTAGACCTTCTAAGGCTTCGCCTACCGCACGTTGCGATTCGTCTGTAAAGCCCTTAGGCATCATGTTTGAGCACAGGAACGCTGAAGTTACACCTGTCATTGAACGGTTAGGTTCAATAAACAACACAACCATTGACTGGAAGTCTGGAGTAATCGCAGGCGAACCTGCTTCTTCATACGACGGTTTATTAATGATTGAAGGGTGACCTAAGTCGCCTTCTTGCATTAACTCATCCATCCAGTCTTCGATGATGCGAGTAATCGGCTTACCGTCTAACTCGTCCCATACGAAAGTAGGAGTAGAACGGTCACGAGTAACCTTAGTTACCGTTTCAAACATCTCGCCGCCATTGGATGCAATTGTTTCTAAGAATTCGGCGTTCTTAGAACGTACGAGGCCCGTAATGGATTTTGGTAACAATTCAACCATTGCCTTTAAAAAGGCAATGCGGTCCGTACCGTCATCCTGTAGCTGCATACCTGTAGGTTCTTGAATAAGAACCGCAATTAAGCGGCCCTTAACCAGTTTACCTGCATTTGCCCAGTTAGCAAAATCAGGGATGAAGCCGTTTTGACCGCCCACACGTGGGTCAGCCACACCTGAGTTTGAATTACGGTTCAAACTGTGGGCGCTGTCTAATAAAACCTGTGACATTTATCCGGCCTCCGGTTACGCATCGAGGTCGCTACGGCGACGAGCGATGATGTTAAATTGCTGAACAGTGCGCATAACATCTGCATAGACTTCAATGTCCATGTTAGAGCTATATCCACGCAGTTCGTCGGCGGCGGTCTTATAAGACGTTCCACGAATCGTCACGCGACCGTCGTAACGGTTAGCGACTTTACCATCGAACGTTTCTTCTACACGTTGATGATATTGGGAATCTGTCTCTTTAGAACCACCTGACGTCTGTGCCCAAGTCAGTGCTGCTTGTTTAGTCACATCCACCATGATTTGCATCACGATGTCTGAGTTTAGTACCGAAGTACTGTTCTCATAGATGGACTGAATAGCCGGCCAACCGATTTCAGTACGGCCTAGGTATTCAACACCGTTGACGCCATAATCCCAGAAGTTGTCTTTTGGTGTCTGTGGCACATACGTGTTAGTCACACCTGACAACTCAGTAACCAGTTTTGCTGGGTACTCGTCATAAGACTCAACCGACTTCATAATGCCGCTACCAGCACCTAGGTACTTAGCACGTTTATGGATTAAGTCAATGATGAGTGGTACGGTACGTTTACGTAAAGAAGACGTCCATGTACCTACAGAGCGAGTAATGGTAGCACGGCAGACACCCGTACCATAGACGCTAGACTCTGGAGTCAGACGTGCGGCGTTAAGTAGCACTAACGCTACTGAGCTTTCAGCAGCAATGTCATTTGGAACCGTACCTTCGACATGTGTACAGATACCAACGTGGATGTCCGGTCTTTGACCTAGAGTCGCCAACATTGATTTCTTAGTGTCTAATGTAAAGCCAGTGTCGTACATTACTGAGAATGGGAATCGCAACATGTCCTTTACAGGGTTCAGTGGGTTTTCCCAACCAGTTTCAAGCTCACTGCGTACAAGATCGTCGTACGTAGCATCTGTCATGTCACCGTCATCACCACCTTTTAAGTAGTGTGTTGTTGCGCTATTTAGGGCAACAGAGTCCGATGATAGACGCACGGTTTCGTGCTCGATACCTTCCCAGCTAATCGCGGTAAATGGGTTGATTAGATGTGCGTCGGCAATGGCCGTGCCCGTTTCTGCTTCTTCAGTTACCTTAATGGCATCGAGGATAGTTTTTAGGTTATCTTCGTAGAAGTAGATTTGACCAAAAGGACCATAGCGCTTGACTTGACCCGCTGTAAAGTCTTGCCAGTCTTCCACTAGACGCTCTAGACCAAATGTTTGACCCGTGTTCTTATTAGTAACACCTGGCTTAAAGCTCACATCAATCGAACGGTCAGCATTAATAGAAGGAACCACGACAGGTGTACTTTCTGCAGTTTCACGCTCAACGATCGCAAAGCGGTACATCATGGTGTTTTGGTCTTCTACTACAAATGCATCGGCTGGGTCAGCCGTTTTCAAATGTGGTACCGACATACGCATGCCGATGTTATTGCCGTATTTACCTTTAGAAGACGCTTCGAATTCTAAAATAGGGTAAATAGTCGATTCTTCACCGACTTTACCCACTAAGGTACCCGGAGTTTGATTTGGAATCGCACCGGCTTCGAGTTCATCGACTGGGGATACTGTCCAGCGGATTAAAGAACCATCAAAGGTTACACCACTGTTGGTAATAGGGCCGTTCTCATCCGAAGTAACAGTGCCATCGGTAGCACGTACGTATTCTTCGAATGTTTGAACTACGACTTCTGCGCTTAGTACAAAGCGCCCTTTCTTAGCCGTTTCACTTAGGATACGGTGGACATAAAAAGCATTACCCGCAGCGTTAGCTGTGAGTGCGGCTACGGTTTGGTGTGAGAAGTATTCTTTCAGTTCGTCTGCGGCATCTTTACCATACATACGTAGGAAATCTGCGCCAACCACCAACTCATCCGTCTCAGGACCTTTTGGTGTACGAAGGAAAAAGCGTGGTAAGTGGATAGGCAACTCGTCGCGCTCTGCAGGTAACGCACGGGTTGACAAATCTTGCCAGCCTTTGAATACTGCTCTTGGAGTACTTTTATTAAGAGACATCTATGAAATCCTCAAGACAGTTTATAAACTTGTTTGCTCTAACGTTAAAGCGGCTAAATCCCATAGGGAATACCCTAGGGCGTAACTCCGCCACGAGTCACTTTTTAACAGACTGATTAGTGTTCACCTTATTACAGCAGGGTAAACTCTATAAGATTGGTATTAAATAAAAACAGGCCTAGCTAATCTGTTTTTCTTACACTCTGGATATAATCATGATTGATACAGCATATGAAACTACCTACGGGCGTCAGTTTAAAAACCTTTTTACTGAAGCCATGGATTTCTCCATTAAAAACATTCTAAGACGCAGTGACAATATTCTTCCTTTCGGAGAGAAAGAAAACCTCTTTAAAATCTCTCCTGAGATTACGACTGATGAACTCCTGCCTTTCCGTTTACCGGTTTCTTTTACTTACCGAGACAAGTTCTATACGGTAGTTGACACACGTGCATTCGAAGGGGCAGACGGTAAGATTCGTCAGCAGCGTGAACTTGATGCTTTAGCGATGCGTGCTAAATACATGCACAGTTGGATTGAAGAGCCAAGTCTCTATGAATCTGTCTTACCCGAACTGTCCATTCTTTTTGCGGAATGGATGGTTCAATCCATTACTCAACGCCACGGTCCTACCATTGCCCAGCAAGAAATTATTCGCATTTATCTAGCATGTTATTACCGTACCCTTATGTTTACGGCGGACGACTTAAAACAAGTCGATGCAGATTATCTCGGTGAAGTCCTATTTAAGTTTGCAGTGACTCAACTTAAAATGCCGCGTGACTTTGTTACTAGCGTTATGGAAGATGAGAACTTTATTAAGGTTCTTAACAACCTGATTGCCGTAGGTAAAAGCGACTTAAATAACTGGTTGACTGGGCTTAACCTCTATCTAGATACACCGGCAATACGTTTAGACAGTTCGGCGTTAATTATCCTGACGGTATCCGCGAGCTGGATGGGTTGGGGTGCACAAGACATTGCCGGTACGGCTATTGAGTATCCGCCTATGTTAGCCTACATGGCCAATATGGCGATGACCCTAGGGGTCTATCGACGCACCAAGATAGGAATGGCTGTAGAAGCCTGTAAGCGTCGACGTGTGAAAATGGAGACCTTAACCAGTTGGGCAAAGGAAATCATCTAACCATTTTAGGGGCGCACCATGATTGATTTATCAACGGCCTTAATTCGAGACGCACTGACAAATGCCTGGGCAAACCCTGCCCAGGATAGACAGGTCCTAATTAAGCCAAAACAAGTAACCTCTGCACGAGGAACCATAGGGGCTTACCGTACGCCTTACAGTAGCTATCCGGTTCCCGATACCACCCATCGATGGATGCTTTATGAGTATGGGCAACTGCCGCCTCGATTTATTGGGTTAGACTTAGATAACTCAGTGTGGCGTTCTCTTAAAGAAGTCATGTCCCAGGAGGACGTGATCGCATTTCCAATGATACGTCATCGTATGCTTATGACGTCTACGGTAAAGGTAATTCGTCTTAATAACAATAACCTTTTGTTTGCCGTAGAGATGGCATCCAATGCAGCGTTAATGAAAACAGATACTGACCTCTATGTTCGTTTTTACAGTAATGCGTTCTTTAGTACTGTAGAAGGCAGTGCCTATGGCGGTATTGAAACAGACGGCATTTTTGCGACAGATGGGACTGAAGCCGCGGCTCTACTGTCAGTATACAATACTTCTGGATATGCAAACAGCGGTACGACATGGTGGTTTAAAAACGGTTATCTTACAGATAAGCCGACAGTTAACGACATTGCTATTGGCGATAACCTCCAGTACATATGGGACTCATCGGGTATTCAGTACTACGATGTCCAGTTGAAGAACCTAACTTCCTTTACTAGCATTAAAGATCAAGTCTCTAAACTGTTGTTGGTAACGCCCGGTTACGTAGATACTGACTTAGTGTTCTATGACGATATCGAAATCTTCTTATACTCCGTTGATTTAAATGGTAAGAAGAAAGGTTGCTACTATGATCGTCAACGCGTATCGGATTTAAGTCAAGTCACTTATCGTGACTGGAGTTTAGATGGTACACGCCTATCCGAAGTCATCTTAGAGCAAAATGGAGAGATTAACTACTCCTCGGCTTTTGTTCGAGTATACCTGCGTAAAACGGTAGCGATTACAACCGATATCGGTGACGGGTCTTACCTCGGTGACTTTTATAATATTGATGCGGCTGACCGCTATCGCATTCTTACCGGAAGCTACGGTAGCTTAACACGCTGGAAAGCGGCTGAGCTGGAAAACTCTCCGTTCATGAAATGGCTAGGAAGTGTAGGTACGGCATTAACGGAAGAGGACGTGCATCAGGTCTATAATTACTACGGGCTTCAACGTGCTGTACAGTTACCGGTTAAAAATGCAGGGGCATGGATTTTACCAGAAATGGCAAAGCAAGGCTGCCTTGTGGTTAATCTAGATTCCAATGGCGAATACCTAAGCCAGCAAGTCTATACTGAGGCAAGTTTTGGTATCGGGGTCCATACCCCAGTAGGGGATGTTGCAGATATCCTTGTCTACTGTGGTAACCTAATCACGACTCCAGTAGCAATGGACTTACCCGTGGTGTTAGGAAATGATATTCCAGGTATCTTTGATGAAGAGCGGTTTTATTATGTCGGTGCGACACAGCAATGGGTAATTGCCACACAAGGGGCAGATTACACGTATACCGCCTCTACAGGGGCGATAGAGTGGTCATCGACTCATAACAGTACTTCTAAACTAAAACGCAGTGCTGGGCATTACACGCATCGTGAGCTTACCATTCCCTACAGTTCACTCTGTACACCAATCGATATCTTTGCGAATGGCACCCTTCCATCATCTAAACATGACTTTGGTCGAGTAGATGTATGGATAGATAACCAACGTGCTGTACCGGGATTGGATTATTTCGTGGATGGCTTTAAGTTGTACCTAACCACGAAAGAGTACATCGATTTAGAAACCGATGTAGACTCTAATCCACAACTTGCCCACGTTCGTTTTATTGCCCATGGTTTACCTAAGGATAGCGAAGCAGGTCAATATGGCTTTGTCGTGGAAGGAATGGTGAATCACGATAACGATATTGATTTGGTTAAGAACCGCAATCAGACGTTGTTTATTAATGGCCGTAAGACGGATGTAAGTCAAGTATGGCTTGCTGAGGACTATCGTGGGGAATACGCGGTTAGATTTTCTACCGGGACTCTAGTGTCGTGGAGGGAAGGGACTGAGTATGTAGAGTACACACCTGTCGTCTATGACCGTGTTCTGTATGTTGCGCCATTAGGTGGCGTTGGCGCAACCCAGGTCTTTGATGAGACATTGTGGTTACGTGTATGGGAACTTAGTCATTTTACCTATGATGATAATGGGGTTACCCGCCACGTGAAGATTCACGCCGGTAAAGATACTGTACTAGTACGAAGTGTTGCCGTAGATGGCATTGAGGAAGAACCCGATACGTTTATTCCGCTGGCTTTGGGGGCTGACTATCAGCTTACCCCAGGATTGCCACTATCTGCTCCTCCAGCAAATGCCAGTACTTATCAGTTCACCAGTACTGCCAATGTCATTTCTCGTTTTGTCGCGCAGACCCTCGCTGAAAATGAAGCAGATAGTCGGACTATGACATCGACCATCTCTGCTTACCTAGAGGCACTCAGTCCGTCATATGAACTTAAAGGACCGATTAATATCCCTAGGCAGCACAGAGTCGTCAGTCCATTTATATCAGCGCTTACTAAGGCTATTCAAGCCGGGGAAATCAACCTGACCAGCGCTGACTTAAGTGAAGCGGCGGTCGATTTTCTTACTCGGGACTATCAGTATCTCTTTCATTATGACCCAGTCTATGACGATACGCAAAACCATGACTTTATTACTGGTTATGGGCACTGTGAACTAGAAGCCATTGCGCTGCCAGCAAGGGCAGTCAACTTCCTAGCAAAATGCAGTGAGTATTTCTTTGACGGGCGTATACAAATTAACCGCGACTTTACCATCGCGTAATGGGGATGAAAACCAATGGCTTCAAGTCTATATATCCATACACCGGACACGAACCGTTTTAATATTTGGCATATTAGCGATTTGTACTTCGGTGAGCCGCCTTCTAAAGAAGTGTGGCGCCCTAATGTTAACGACATGGTAATTGACTGGGATGTCGGCATCTATCGTGTGCTATCGGTAAACGAGGAATCCATTCCAGTATTGCAGCTTATCAGTCGTTTCAGTCAGGACAGCCGCTTTAACACAGAGTCTACTTCTCTTATTACAGCACTGTCAGATTACCAGCCTTCGGCGGCTACTAAAATCTTTATCGATACTAGCGTTAGTCCAGCTATCCTTAGTGTTGACGGTCGGTTTGTCTGTTATGGGAGTGAGCCTACGCGCTGCGTATTCTTCCGTGGCACAGACACCTCTATCAATGGAGAGGTCATTTCTGAAGTCTACAATGGTTCAGGCGATCTTATCGGTGACCAAGTCCCTCTAGAGCTTATTAATGCAGAGGGCACCATTAAGCGACCAGTACAGTTTAAAACCACTAAGGCGATTGAAGCTGGTGAGGTGGTTACTGCAGTATTTTATACCGACTCTAATGGCGTCTATAGCAAACAGCCATTTTTGGTATCGAGTTCTGCAGGTTTTAGACCTGGCGATATTTCTGAGAAATACATCGACAGTATCTCCCTACGAGGAGACGCCCTGTCTGATACTCAGGAAGACCTCATTGAAAACACCGTGGGTACGCCACTGAACGTGGCCCTTCTAAAAGGGGTACTGCACTATAATGACGGCAGTGAAACCGAAGTAGGAATTGACGGAGTGAAAATGGTCCTACGTGGACTGAACAACTTCGATACGTCTTACGTAGGTACACCGACCAGCGTAGTGCTGCAGTACTACCCTAGTCTAAATGAGAAGTTTATCAATGGGAGCATTAACGGGTCACCGTCAATCTCTCATGTCTATAAACTGGCGAATATCGCACGTGACAGTTCATTCAGTCTGAAAATCTTCATTGTTCCAGTATGGGATGCGGGTACCACTAGTTATAGCTATCGCTATTTCTTAGTAAACCTAGAAGGGGATTTGTTTACAGAAGTTACGGCTGACGTAGACGCGATGTTGGAAGGTGGTGGGTTATTATCTGGTACAGACTTTACGACGCGTCAAGACGCGGTGTTTAGTCTAGACATGAGTACGATTTCACCGACTATCTATGGCACGTATGTACATACCCAGAAGACGGATATTACGATTGACCAACCAGGGGCTATCTCTGGACAAACCTGGTTAATTGACTACATCGGAGATCAAACTAACATGTTTGGTCAAGACCTGAAGGCGTCATGTAATGCTATCGGTGACACCATTAACATTGCTAATGGCATTGGTATTCTAGAGAACTGGTTAACGGAACTCTACTATGCCATCGAACCACTGTACGATAACACGGTACTGACTCAAGCACCAACACCAACGCACTTCTCACTCATCTACGATGACGTCGAGACAGACAAGGTGGTGCTCACTGACTACAGCTCTAATATTCCACTCTCGGTAGGTATGGGTAACTTTACCAACCAAGACACCGTCATGGTACGCTGGATTTTAGAAACTGTAGATGGGGATAAAACCCTAGGTATCACACCGTTGTTTATTAAGAACGACCTAGCCTAAATAAAATCCTATAGAGGGGTGCCTTCGGGTACCCCCTATATTTTTATATCTTAGGAGTGTAAGAGATGATTCTACATGCCGGAGACTGGGGATATTATCCTAACGCCATAGCGGATACCACAACTAAGAACGCTAGCTTTCTCCATTATGCGAAAACCCTAACCGCCTTAGGGGTAGAAAACCACGCATGGCCATTGGCTCTGCATAACCCTGAAATCCAGGGCATAGACCCCTTCAACAGTAAACTCACTGTAGAAGAAGTCGCTGCTATCTCGTATGAATCTAAATTTAACTATTGGTATTTCTTACGGGAAGTCTCTAGGGTTCCACAAACCGGTACCACCATCCCTTCTTGCTATTTAGCAAACCGAGCTAATATGGCACTGAACTGGTGTTTCTTAAATAACATTGACTTCGCTAACATTATGCCCCGTCAGTGTGGTAAGTCGGTCGGAGCTGACGTATTAAACAACTGGTTAATGCATGTTAGTGGCGTTAACTTAAACATACAGCTCATTACGCGCGGTGATGACCTGCGTGTTAAAAACATTAAGCGGCTAAAAGCCATCCGGGATTTACTCCCTCCTTATCTAAACTTTTACCGTCCAGGCAAGGACGCTAATAACACCGAGCGCTTAACCTGTATGGCGCTTGAGAATGAATATGTGACTGCTGTTGCACAAAAAGATAAAGCAGCAGCAGATAACCTAGGGCGTGGATTGACATCGTCCATTATTCAGGCGGATGAACCACCATACTGTGCAAACATACATATATCTTTGCCTGTAGCGCTGGCAGGTGCCGGTACGGCTCGTGATTTGGCTGAAGCGAACGGTACGTTCTATGGTAACATCTATACAACAACGGCTGGTAAAAAGGATACGCCGGAAGGGAAGTACATGTACGACCTTATCCACTCCGGTATGTACTGGACTGAAAAGCTATTAGATGCCGGTAGCCGTGAACAAGCCTGGGACATGATTGCACTGCACAGTAAACGTCGGTTGGTAAACGGTACGTTCTCACATCGCCAGATAGGTAAAGACGATGAATGGTTACGCAAGAAGATTATCGACTCTACAGGGGATAAAGATGCGGCGGAGCGCGACTATCTGAACCAATGGACATCCGGTAGTGAGAGCTCACCTTTATCAGTAGCGCTTAACAGAGCCGTAGCGCAGTCTAAGAAAGAAGCTACCTATACGCAACGCTTTAAACAGAACTACCTCTTAGATTGGTTTATAGGGCGTGCCGACATGCAGTCTAGGCTCATGAACAATGAAATCATTCTAAACATCGACCCGTCTCAGCTTGTAGGGGAAGACGGTAACGGAGTGGTGATAGAAGACCTGCGTAATATGGAAGTAATTGCCGGTACAGATATTACGACTTCTAATATCTTCAGTTTTGCCAGTTGGGTGACTGACATGTTGGTGATGTTTAAGAAAATGACCTTAGTCATTGAGAATGCGGCATCCGGACAAGCCATACTTGACATCGTGGCACACCAACTCATGCAGTTAGGTATTAACCCATTCAGACGTATCTTTAACCGCGTTATCGATAACCCTATCTCCATGAAGGCAGCCTATCTTGACGTCGTTGAAAACAGTGACAAGTGTGAACCTGAGCTTTATGAGAAATACAAAAAGTATTTTGGGTTTAATACGAATGGGGCGACTCGCCCACTACTGTACGGAATGGTACTTCAGAAAGCGGCTAAATCCACTGCTCATTTATGTAACCATCCTGCTCTAGTAGAACAGATACTGAGTTTGGTGAAAAAGAATGGGCGTGTAGACCACCCATCAGGCGGTCACGATGATATGGTTATCGCGTGGTTGCTTGGACACTGGTTCAGTACTTATGCTCAAAACTTAGCCTGGTACGGAATCCGCCCAGGGGTCGTGCAGTCACTGGTGAGTGAGTTAGGCGCCGAACTGAGTGACGAAGAGATACGTGACCGTATCTTTAGGGAAGGATTGATTAAGCGCATTAACGGCTTAAAAGAGAAACTGGAGACTTGTAATGACATTGTACTGACACAGTCATACTCAATGCAGATTAAGTTGCTGGTGGCTCAACTTGACGATACTGACTTTGAAGCTAAGGTTATGGCAGACATCCGGGCTATTAGTGAAGAGAAAGGTAAGGAGAAACGTTCGTTAAGTCAAATCCTTAAAGAAGAAAATAAGTATTACTAAAACGACATTACTCTCCTTCCCCGTTAAAGGAAGGAGAGTAATTGTCTATTCTGGTTAAGTTGAAGAACTGCCGCCGGATTTAAGGGTAAAGATACGCAGGATGAGATAGATGTAAAGGGCAACGCCTGTGGCGACCCGCATAGCTGGTCTAGCTCTAGGTACCGCTTCTTCTACGAGTTCAACACATAGGCGCTTAATCGTAATCAAATCTTTGCGTTTGGTACGTGAAGAACGATAGTAGTCTCGGCATTTACTAATCATAGCAGGGACATCCGTAAGCGATATACCGTCACCACGAGAGACATCAAACAACATGATAACTAGTTCTTCGGATAGCTCATCGAGTTGAGGACGTAAGACACGGCTGTTTTCTGACATGTAAGATAAGGTATCTCTAAGGTAACGAATGTCAGCAGTTGTGACCACTGTCATTGTGTCTTCTAGTAACGACTCCTTAATGAGTTCGGCTTTAGTCTTGTAGCGTCCCTTTAAGTCCTCAATGAGTTCTCTTTGGAAGCTACGGACGTTACCGACGACCTTAACACCTTCATGTTCACCTATGCGGCTAAAACTACCAATGCGTGCTTCTTGGTCTTTAATGCGATGGAAGGATTCCGTTAAAGCGTTTAAGACGTCGGTTAAACGGTCCTGTAGGTCATTTGCCCACTTAGCCACATCATAGGTGCCTTGGAATGTTTGAAGCTGCTGACGCCATAGGAACTTATCTGAAACGACTTGTTCACCACGCATCTTAAGTAGTTCAAACCAGCTCCCTGCTTTCTTTAAATCCGACCGATAGTCCAATGACTCATAGTGAGCCATGGCAATGGATTCATTGGCTTTAAATCGAAAACGGTTACGCATGCCTGATGTTAAGTGTTTCATGTGGGCGCCGATAATGGTGTATACAATACCAATCTCTTTTTCGTCTTGAGAAAGACGGCTGGTAGCAATACGGTGAGCCACATATAGAAACGAAAGGTTCATGAGACTAGAAGCCACGCGCCAGCGAGATTCAATCCCGTCTAGCTCGTAGATGTCATTCTGGCAATCTTCAATATCGATAATACCACAGATTTCTTCTAGCCAATAGCGACCGTCGACTTCGTCCATCCATACCGCACGGTAAACCCCTAAGAGGTGCCCACCGAAAAAATTGGTGTGTTCTTCATTTTTGTTTGCGAACTTCTGGACGAACTGAAGTACGCGATTGATAAATTGCTTATCGACCTCAATGTTGGTATAGGTATCCATTAGGTCTTTGAGTGATGGAAATGCCATAAAGTTATCCTATCAGTGAGGATGAATAAAAAGAGTATCTAGAGGATTCGTTTTCGGCACGGGTTAAAACCCATATTACCTTAACGCATAAACACTACCTGTTAACTATAGGGAATACTTATAACCATGTTCAACATTTTAACTTTACTGTGCGAGGCACATTATGAATGCAAAGAAAGAGCAAGAAGCTCGAGTTGCCGCCATGCGGCTAGTACTCGACCACTACAGGCGAGATACCGTCAGTCCCATTTTTATTACGCCGGAGATACTTAGGGAATACCACTACCAGCTAAAGGATGTTGACCGTGTAGTTGTGTTTATTGGGTTTGACATTAACAGCCCATTAATGATACCGACAGGAACGCACTTTAAACAAGATGTATGGGTGGTAGAGTCCATCTATCGCTCCGCAATTGACGTAACTATCGAAGGTGACATGTATTTCATGGACACTGAGATTAGATTACGTTATGGAACCGACATCGTAATTAATACCCACCCTCTGGCTGAAGTCAAAGGTATCCACCGCTTCGATGCAGTGAGTTGGGAGCACTGGAAGTCTGAAAAGATACGGACACGACTTATGGGTAACAAAGCTGTTAGAGTCTTTCATAACGAAACCGACGCTAAAGTGTTACAACAGAAGTTCCGCGATGTCTTTTTAGCCCTCCCTACATTTCCACTGAAAGATTTTATTAAACTCCTTCCGTCAGTCAAACTTTTGTATAATAAAAATAAGGGGCTACATAAAGTAGTCGGTGATATCATCATAAAAGGACCTTACCGATACACCATACCCGAAAACCTATTATTCACAGGAGACGTCAGTCATCTAGATTACATCCAGCAAGACTATCCATCAACCACTCGGATAGAAGGCGGTAAAATCGAGATGCTGAGTTACTTCAACTATGCTGACAACAACCCTTAATCAAAAGAAACTTATCGTAGTCGGTAATTTCTTCTCCTGTAACGGGGAGATAGGAAACCCACTGCGCGTGGCCTATACGGGAGCGGATGTTGCCCCGTGGCTAAAAGAAGCCTTTGATAATAACGTATCTGAAGAAGACTATGGCGCACTCGCCCAACACCCAGACCCTCATGTGAGGTGTCTGGTTGCTCGTAATCTAGAATGTCTGGATATACTGGCAAATGATGTCGATGCTTCAGTACGTCAAATTGCAAAGGAAGCTTTGCGCTATACTAGAGGACCCATGCGGGACCCGATTGATATAAAGCGTGAATTTCACCATGAATGGGTGCGGCAGTAATCCCATAGACTCAGGACAATAAATTAAACCTTTAATTTATGCCCTCTTCGTATTTTAAACCCACTAATCCGTAAACAGGAGTTTTACATGAGTAATTGGCAAGGCGGTGGCGGTAACTGGGGCGGTAAACGCGCTCCTAAGCCACGTCCACAACACGGTCCAGAGCACGAACTAGAGCCACGCATTGAAGCTATCTTACGCAAAGACCGTAATGTCCCTAAGAACTATCACAGTCCAGGTGAATCTCCATCGCGTGAAACCATACTGTTAGAAGGTGACCCAGAACGTCAAAGTATTGAAGTACCAAAAGCGGCAATGTTGTTTAAGCAAGCAGGCTACCCACTGAACCACGACCAGTATCCACCGATTAAGAAGTTTAATTCTGAATACCCAGATTCAAACTACTACTTCGTACACAGCGGTCCTGTATTCTGGAAGAAAGACGAAAACTTCCGTCATATCCCGACATACTCACGTTATGTCATCGACCGCTTCGGTCGTGTACTCAATGCCTGCACTGGTGTTGCTGTACAACCTGAAAACGATCGTATGTATAAACTGGTGGCTGATGGTCCTGCCTTTAGCAATAACCCATACTGGGCAGCTAAAGACACACTGCTGATGTTAGCATTCAGTACCTTACCTGAAAACTTCATTGACTATGGCGGTGGTACATACAGCCATGAGCTTAAAGTTGATGCAGAGAAAGGTGAGTACACATGGGTTGCTCGTCCAGCAGTGAAAGTCCGCAATGGCGAAACTGGTCAAACGAAGTTATATCGTAATTTCCCTGAGTTTATTGAATGTGCGGTAAAAGACTTCCAGCAAGCCGGTGATTTACGACGTCAAATCCGTACACCGATTGATGGCGTTCTGACCGTAGGTCCGTTCCAAATCAAGCTAGCAGAAGAAACGGCGATGCCTGAACTTCCAGTGGCTAGCGAAAGCAGTTCTACTGCGGCAGTCAGTGAGCCTGCTCCAGCAGCAGCCACACAAGAAGAAACCGTCGATATTGATTTCGATGATTTAGAATTCTAACATGAACTAGTGTACTGTCTGATTTCGGTCAGACAGTACACTAATAGGAGCTTTTATGAAAATATACTTAGTAGGTGGTGCAGTACGTGACATAGCAATGGGCTTAAGTCCAAAGGACTTTGACTATGTGGCTGTTGGCGGTAATCCCGATTATTTTCAGGAATGGAAGATGGTCGGTAAAGACTTTCCGGTTTTTATTGAACCGGCACATGGATGGGAAGTTGCATTAGCACGTAAAGAAAGTAAGACAGGACTAGGGTATACCGGTTTTTCTATAGAGTGGGAAGGGGTGACTCTAGAAGAAGATTTAGCTCGACGTGACCTGACCATCAATGCAATGGCGCAGGAAGTTGACTGGGAGCAAACGGTTGAGAAAGGGTACCCTATAACAACCGGGGATATCATAGACCCCTACGGTGGCTTAGACAGTCTTAAGAACCGATTGTTGCATCCGACCTCAGTGCGGTTCGAAGAGGACCCAGTGAGGCTATTACGCGCCGGGCGCTTTCTAGCACGGTATACTGAGTTTAAGCCGAGTGTCCAGTTAATCGAAGTTTGTAAAAGAATGGCGCGACAGGGTACAATGGGTGAACTTAATGCGGCCCGTGTATGGAAAGAAACGGAAAAGGCCCTAACTGAGCACTTTCCAGTGAACTACTTCGACTTCATTACCCAGTTTGACTTTCCCTTTGTACGGTTCTTACGGGCAATGAAACATACCCGTGAGGACAATGCTTATCATCGTGAAGAGTCTGTCTATGACCATACAATGATGGTATTAGCTCATGCCAGTCAAACCGATAATAATCCTAGGCTTAACTTTGCCTGCTTAATGCATGACATTGCTAAACCCTATTGTTATGCAACTCAAGGGAATGGACATGGACATGAAGAGGTAGGAGTAGGGATGGTTAAAGAGTTCTGCTCTACATGGAGTATACCTAAGGCATATCGAGATTCGGCCATTGCAGTTACACGTTACCACCAAATGGTACATTCTGCACTAGGACGTAATGGCGATAGTCCGCTTAGACCACGCAGTGTTATGACTCTCTTCAATGGCATCCATGCCTTTAATCAACCCGATAATTTAGAGTTTCTACTGCAAGCATGTTTCGCTGACCATTACGGACGCATTGGCGATGAGCCCCCAGCCGTTTATCGCAATAGCGAGTTTCTAAAGGAGTGTTATGCCGCAGCTTCGCAGGTTGACGCACAAGCTTTAGCCGCTCGTCTTATCGAGAAGGGGAACTGCGCAGGACACGTCATTGGTGAACGTATCAATGAAGCGAGATGTAAAGCTATCTCGGTGGTCCGTAACCAATGGGTTTAATAAGTTAGATTAGGTTATCTGCGTGATAGCAGATAACCTATCTTTTTAACTTAACTTATTTTTCTCTCTATAAAAGCCCAGAAGGCGGTTTAGATATAAATCAACCCACTTGCCTTAGTTAACTAAAATAACCCTCTTAGAAATCGATACAATGCGTTTTAAGCTATATTTGAATACAAAGATTAAAGTAAGTTAAAAACATCCTGTTAAAGTTATGTTTTCTTAGTAGGTAATTTTGACTCTTGTAAAATACCCAATTTTGACCTAAATATTTTTAAGTGCGATGACTTTCTAAAATTAGGACATTTCTCTCTATCCATTGCCCCACCTTTAGTATGCCTTAATTTGTAAAAATTTACAGAGCCGATCAAATTAAGATGAGGAGCTTTTCTAGATCTATTTTTTTCTAAAGAAAAAAATAAGTAATTATTAATATATATATAGAAAAAAATATTTTAATAAGATTAGTCATATAAAGATATTAAAAAAAAACAACTGAAAGTTGTTTTTAAAGAATATAAAACCTAAAAGAAAAAGATCAGGAACTCGAACTACGTTCTCATTCTGGAAATTAGATCGGTTTAAATATATCTCGAAGAGTCTGCTATGAGTGTAAGCACTCATAGACTCACTAGGAAGATTCTAGAGAAAAGTTTAGTAGGTTTATATAAAAACTCAACATTTACACTCTACTCCTCCTGAGGACTACCTCAGGAGAGATGAAGTAAACTTTCAAAAAACATTGGATTATAACTGATGCCTCCCTTGAGGGGAGTCATAGAAAGTCCCGGAGGGAGATCTAAAATAAACAAAATATATTTGGGCCGCGACGCGACGCCGTCGGGCACACCTCTGGCAAAAATAAAGTCCCTAATGCCCTCTAAAAGTTCCTGTATCGAACGTAGAGCCACGTTAAAGTATTAAGGTGATAGATTGCTTACCTTTTACATTATCGTCGCTCTAATCGCTTTACAGAGAAGATTTTATATTTTAATCAAAAACAGTAAAAACACATTCCTGTCTCCTTTTACGGAAGACAGGAATGGTTTGTAAACCCCGTAGGGGAGGTGCCACTAAGATACCAGAGTGTGAAAACAGTGGCACCTCTATTCATCGCTGTAGCTAGGTCTAATAATTACAGCCATACAATTGGTGCGATATGAAAACAACCGTAACCTATCTCGAGGACATCTGTGATGTAGCACGGCTACGCACGGGGGATGTTCTTATCAATTTCTGTAACTGTCGCTGTGAATGGCGGAGTGATTGGCAGCAATCTTTAAAGCGTGCTTGTCAGAACGCATACATTGCCGATTTGAATACCCGTAAGGGAGACGCTACTAAGTTAGGCATGGTAACATGGGCTAAAGAACGTAATGGGGTCTTTGTTGTAAACCTATACTGTTACATTGAACATACCAAAGAACCTTTAACCACCATTGAGGAAAACCTCTATCGAGGACTTAAGGTGGTTCATGCCCTGTTCCCTAAGAGTAGGGTAGTTGTCCCTGCCCATGTGCCTTGTATCCTGCCTCGATGGCATACTTCACTTATGCAGCAACTCCATAGCGTACTGCATGACCGAGACCTTGTTTTGTACGTAGACGGTAAATAGAGACCCAGTCACCGAAGTGACTGGGGTACAACAGGCGACTCACGTGAAGCCACAAAGCTCTCTACTAAATTTGTAAGTTATCTAAAACCTATATTACTTCAGTGATATACTCTAATAAACCAAAGGAGACTGTTATGTCTAACGAACTTTTAAAACCACAAGAATTATTGGCGCTCTGTAAACAGAACTTTGAATCCGACTCCCTTACCTTGGAAGACAGTGACAGTCTGAAGACAGCCCTGGAAGGATATGTACAGACTTACCCAGCCGTAGCGAAGGGGTTGTTTTATTCACAGAGCGAGAACGGTGTGTTGTGTACCGAACTTAACGACTATGTGGCTCGACTGTTCATGCAGTACCTGGATGACCTGGTTAAGCTGAACCAGACGGTCTATGTGAAAACCTCTACATTCAACATCCAAGATACCGCAATGCCTAAAGCGATGCAGGCAGCACTATACAAAGCTATCCCGTATTACCTTAATGGCCCATGGTGCGTTACTGTCGATAAAGACCTACGTCAGTTCAGTCGCCGCTATCTAGCAGAAGACTCGGTTAGTCAGATTGAAAAGATTAAGCGCATAACCGAGCGTCGTTTGCGTTATATCGCACCCGGCTCACCTGTCAGCATCGTTGGCGGCGGGGATAACCAGCACCGTGTAGGCATCCTCTGTGAAGCTAAGGGCGATATCCATTTAGGTTGGACAGAGTGTACTATTGCGTTCAGTGCCGGCGGTAATCTGGTAGAGTACGCAACCTATCACCGTTCTGAGATACGTCCATTTAGTACCCAGAAGAAAGACCTAGATAAAATCGGTCAGTCTTTATGGGATACCTTAGAAGCTAAATTGGTAAAGGCGTAACTTCAGAACCTATAACCCCCCCCCCCATCATGAGAGGAGTATTAAAGCATGCAACCCAGTAAGTCAGAAGCGGATTACGAGCTTATACGTAAAGGCGAATGCCCTAAGTGTCATGCTGTCGGTACCCTACAGGAAATCTCCTTAGGACATGGCGGCATGATAGCCTGTACCCGCTGTAATCAGGAATGGGACCTCGTTACCCTCATGCATGGGGCTAACCCCACTAAAACTCAATCTTAGAAGGGATATTAATCATGGCGATTATTACAGAATGGTGGTGGCTAGCGTTACTAGTAGGGCTGCCTGCTGGCATAGCAATCAGTCTCATCAATCACCGCACCATGCGTAATTGTAAATCCCCTGTTTTTCCAGAAACGGAATTAAAGGAAATTATAGCGACCTGTCGCAGTGAAGGGAAATCCCCTAAGCAAGCCCTTTCATTAGCGAGGGTTTATCTCATCAACCATGGCCATATGGGTTCCAGTTGTGGTTTCCATTTAGAAAGGCTGGTCTCTGAAGAGTACTACGGTAAACTTCCTTTAAGTACCGGTTAAGGTACTGTGCTATTGCTCCTACTGTCCTTTACGGGGCAGTAGGAGCTTTATTTCTTTCTATCTTAATTTTTCATAGATTGGAGATAACGCATGTCGTTACTACAACCAAAAATCAAACGGGTATCTGGGTACGGTAACTTAGACGTAGAGAACCCTGACCCTCAGCGTTATATGCAATGGGCGTGTTTACTACACGCCATAGTAAAGCGAGATAAAATCCCTACGGGTGACTTCCTAACCTACAGTGCGTTTTCACACTGGTTAGACAGTGTCGACTATAGACCGAGCCATACTCGCTTGGTTGACCTATCCCCTTTACTGGAACCTGGAAACTGTCTAGGTACAGAGCACTATGTTTGTTTACCTGTAGACGAAGCTTATCAGGTTCGAATTACAGTTAAGCAGAGTAAGGCAGGGTTACCTCGATGGGTACGTCGGTCTAACAGTCACCGTACCGCTTATGCGTTTACTATTACTCAGTATTTGAAAACGGGTAATCGTGTTATACGTGGTACTCGTAATACTCCCTTAGAAGCTCACAATGAAGCTCTAAGGGTTTTTATTGGTAATCTTAAACGTATCTACCAGGGTAATTCTAATTCGTTAAATAGAGCTGTTTTAGAGCGTTCTATTGAAGTACTAGAATCTCGTTATAAAAGTAATCTTACTCTTATTGAGAATAAGGTATTTTTTATTTAACTTTACTTGCCTAATATTTTGAGGGGGGTACCGAGCAGAGCGAGGTGGGGGGAGATACCCCCCTCTATCTAATATTAGAAATAGTATTATGAAACTGTGAGTACTCAATACTCACAGAGGAGATCATGAACACTGTGTACTGATAGACAGTACACACATGAGAGACATTTAAGCCCTACTATCGTACTATAACCTGATGATTCTATCTACTCTCCTAGAAAGAGAGTAGATAGGGTTATAGACTGTATTTAGGGATATTATGATTTATCTGTTTACTTTGAGTAAACAGAGTAGTAAGTACTGAATACTTAGAAAAGGAGAAAAGAGATGAGTCGATTAGTATGTGGATTGGGTATCAATGACATAGAGAACCCTGTCGTGATTAAAGACAATGGTCTGATTGTCTATCGATGTCCATTCTACGCCAGATGGCACCATATGTTAAGTTTGGCTAAAAAGCGTGGCTATGACGTGTGTCCTGAGTTTCTTAAGTTTAGTGGATATAAGGCCTTTTTAAAGCGCAGTGGGTATACTGACGGTAAACTCGTCCTGTTACTGCCGGCTTATCTAAGCACCTCAGTCATTGACCCTACCTCCGTTGCCGTATTAGACGCTCACCAGGTTCGCTACATTACGAATATCCGTTGGAGTCGTAAAGCCCTACCTTGGGTAACAGCACGTAACAGAGGCTACGTAGGTGACTTAACCCTACACTATCCAGTCACGCATCGTGCTACCCATCGTGGGGATAACGAGCTGGATATTCATCTACGATGCTTAGCGGATAAGATTAAAGACTTAACTCACTTAGCTGAGGAGTATCGTACTAACCCATGGACCTTTCACAGCTTACGTCGGCTAGTTTCCCATATGGAGAATTCCTTTAAGGAATGTCTCCCTTATGCCCCTGACCCATTTTAATCAATTCTCCCTCTTTACGGAGGGAGTTTCCTATTTCTTTTTTTGTAATTATTATTTACAGACTCGTGTTATATAGGTAGTGGATAACCGACATTTGCCTCCAGCAAATGGGTAGGGGATTATGATCTTAAAAGAATCTAGAAAGATCTTGTAAATAGATCGTGAAAATTAACAAGGTAATCCTATGTAGGTTTTACCTAAAACAACGTCGTTATTCACTCAGCCTCAATCGACTAAGGGTATCCATTTACCCTAGGAGAATGATCATGCTCACAGGAAACTACATAGAAATGTTTGAAGTATTAGGAATTAGTCTAGGGTACCTTATCCTCATCGTGCTATTTCTGACGATTGCCGTAGGCAGCTTCATTGCTGCAGGGCCATTTAATCAAAATGCCATGGATGCCGTCAAAGAAGAAGAGATAGAGCGGTTAGCACTAATCCTCAAAACCAAACTCATCTATAGTCCTCGCTTATCTAACCCTAAGCGATGGATACAACACCGATGTTCCAAACACTGTAAGAACACTTCCCTAGAATCTAAGTTTACGTCACACGACATTGACACCATTGTCATGAAGGCACGGGTATTAGTCCATGACTATCGTCGTACCGTAGGTCGCCTAAAAGAGGAAGGTAAACTCATATAACAACTAAGTAGGCTAGCTATGGACGCGGAGCGCGAACTCATCTACCAACTCCTCTCCATTGCCGGTATTATCGCCGGTGGCATCTTTGCGATATGGAAGGGGTATTTACAAAAAAAGAATACTCGCCTGGAACTCATCACCGTCAATAAGAAACGGGAGATTCAGAAAGAGAAAGTATTCATTGCAAAATTCATTGCCTCTATCGCCTTAATGCTGGCACGTACTGAAAATGCCCCTTTAGGAGGGCGTCATTTCTCTAGAGCAAAGGAGTTCTATCTAGAGTATGGACATCTATTAGGTCATGAGCCTAAGGTGTACCCTGGACTGTTTAAGCTTGCTAAGAAGATAGCGGTACGTGACTTGTCTCAGGGAGTAGACCCGGAGTCTTACTACGATGAAGATTAACCGGGTACTATAATTAAATGTGTGAAACTGACAGTAGGGAAGGTTGTCAATGATAGTACGCTTGAGTTTAGTGCTCCTTGCGTTATGGTCATTCTACAGCTTGTCTGTCTTCGTACATACGCGTGTTATTCCAGTTGATAGCCCATGGGTAGTTGCTTTAGAAAGCAATTCCCATGATAGTGCTATCATTCCAGCCGGAATAGCGCTGGAGCGACGAATTGAATCCGGGATTATCCAATCTTGTGTAGACCACAAGAAGAATGGCCCGGCATTCGTAGATGGACATAGATGTGACCATAACACACAACAATACCGGTTGGTTTGGGAAACAGGCTGAATGTATGGTTAATCTATACGACGCCTAAAATGGCTTAAGTCCCATATATCTTTTTGTTTATTAGACCGTCCATAGATAGGTCAGCCTTAAATGGCAAAACAAAACAGTCCGTCAATACTGAGAGATTGATATAAGACCTCCTAGGGAGATAGCTAATGCTATCTCCCTAGGCACTCTTATCTTTTTTCTTTTTAATAGATACCGCCTAACATGATACCGATATGTTCACGGCTGGCTTCAGGGTCACTGAAGATGGCGATGCGATGGAACGTGTCCTCGATGAATTCTTGATATCGCACATACGCGTCTTCCATCTGGTCTAGCCGACTCAGTAAACGGTCGTTAGGCGTACCACCAGTCGATGAACCACTGCCAATTTGAATGGATACGCGGTTGTAGACAATGGCTTCGGTCGCCATCACGCAGAGGTTAGCAAAGTCTCTCCAGTAAGCTTTATCGACAGTAGAGAACTGCTCGTCATAGGAAAGAACGCATTTTAACCAAGCAATACCGCCTAGCGTTTCATGTACCAGTACGGTATTCGGACCGACTAATCGTACATTCGAAATTCCTGCACTTTCAAAAGGTGTAGAGGACGCCAACATGGCATTCGCGGCATTAGTTAATGGGTCTGACCCAGTATCGAAGTTATTCCTACGTGCCCCGTACTCGATGGCCATTACTCTGGAGATTTCGCGTCCTTGAGTCATAGAGGTAGGTATGCGGTAGATGTAGGCGCCTTCAGCAACAGTCGGTGTTAGTCCAGACAAATCAATGTTCGTGTGTTGACCACCGATGGTGTTAAGGTCTGGTAATACAAACTGGTCAATGACTTCACTCTTAATGAGCCATTCCAAAGAAGTCGTGTTATGTCGTTGATAGAGGGAATGTTGTTTAAAGGCCATATTAAGTAAATCGTAAGGAATACGGTTTCTAATATGGGATATGACGTAATCGATTAATTCCATTGCTCTCGGCCCCTTTGTGGTCTTTTACGGGTGACGTGAATAGGATAGGGTATGGGCCCTAGTATACATAATGTTTAAAAGGAAAACAACACAATGAAAACCAAACTAATGATTTACGGCTGTGGTGGTACAGGACTTAACCTACTGCAGGATGTGATTGACCACCCTAATCTACCGACTCAATCACCGGTAGATGCTGTACGTATTGACCTGTCTAACGCAAACGAGCGTAAGGACTGTCCTCTACCAAATTACTCTATTCCTGGTACCGGCGCTGGTAAAGACCGTGCTTTAGCACTCGAACAAACACGTCCTCACATTGACGACATCCTTAAGCAGCACTTACCTGGCACCAACAACATCGTACTGTTCAGTGCCGCAGGCGGTACGGGTTCAGTCGTTGGTCCTCTTATTATCGCTGAACTGTTACGTCGCGGACATTCTGTAACAGCCTTTGTAGTAGGTTCTACCTTAACGGGTAAGCACTGTAAGAACACACATAAAACATTGCTTACCTTACAGCAGCAAGTACGCAACATTAAAGTGCCTTTAGCATTGGCGTATTATGAGAACGCAGAAACTGAGACTGAGACAGGTCGTAAAGGTAATCGCCCTATGGTCGATAAGACGATTGCTAACGATATTTACCGTATGTCTCTTCTTTCTTCAGAAACACATCGTGAGCTTGACCGTAACGACTTTAAGAACTTCTTAGACTATCGTAAAGTTACCGATGTACCACCACAGCTTACCGAAATTATCTTTGGTGTAGTGGGCGATGAGAACGCGAATGACTTTAGCGCATACCAAGGTTCCGTTATCAGTTCTGTCTCTGTGCTACGCTCTAAAGCCGATACGGGTCCTGACTTAGGTCAGCCTTATGGCGCCGAAGGTTACTATCAAGAAGAAGTCGTAGAAGAGTACGGTGATAAAGCCCATGGCCAATGTGCGATTCTGACAACATTGAATCTAAGCACCTATATGGATAATGTGCTGGCACGACTACAGCATTTAGAAGAAGTGGAAGAAAACCTAAAGCGCGATAACGGTTTCCGCTGTGATATTGCTTCTGATGACGATGACGTCCTACTATAACCATTAAAATCCAAATAATTCTGTTACCTATATTACCTGGGTAGCAGAATTATTAATGGAGTTTCTTATGCATACTGCATATATTCAATCTTTAACCCCTGAGCAAATACAGTTATTAAACCACGTTATACAAACCTATGACTCTTCCTTTGTGCCGTCCTCCTCGCGTCATGTATCATACCGCTTACGCATCTACGAACAAATCATTGGAACGCTATTAGCGGAACACTGGGGGGCGAGGTTTAAACCCCATCTTACCCAGAGCTATGTCCAGCTACAGCAGTATGTCAGAACCTGTACCAATAAAGAAATACTTTTAAGTGTTTTAAAACCCATTCCATTGTGGCAAGTAACTTTCCATGTGGAGTTTATTGACCCTGTGTCGTTTATTGTCTATGAAGAAGGAGCAAGAAGGCCATGCGCCCCGATTATTTAAAATCCATGGTACTGGATACCTACACTCTCGCTTCTAGACTACTGTCCCATGCTGACTATATGCAACACGAACTAATGCAGCCATGGCCATTTCCTTTTAAGCCCACTATCGAAGTCTTCCAAGGAATGCTAGTAGCCCATGCTAAAGACATCGTAGAGTATAGTCTATGTGCCCACATTCGTGGACATCATGATTCTCAGCTAGAGCTATGCTGTCAATCCCTAACGGGACGTAATAATCCAGAACAGGCTCAGTCCTTAAAGCGCTTCTATAATGAAATCGCAGGAATGGACTGGCATGAGCGAATCATTGCTTTAGTCGGTACACAAACCTACGACATCTGGAATATTGATGCGACACCCGACACAGTAGTCATCGTACATATAGGTGATTTTCGAATAATGGAGTGGGAACGAGACCATATGGAAAACGGAGAGTATTATGCAGACCCCATTACTATTAGGAATTCACGACGTTAAGGAGTGCCTGGGTGCGACTCTAGAGACCTATGGGTTTGTGTTCCATGGGCCTCTAGAAGAAATCGTTAAGCACGAATTCGAATGTCATTTCTATGGTAAGACCTTTCGTGACCTCACGGTATCTCCGTTAGAAGAGTACTTTGACAATAACCGTGTTCCTACCGATTACCGCCACTACATATACTCCGTGTTAGCAGAACAGTTCAGTCGCCTTATTGACCGCATTGTTGATAGCCAAGCACGTGAGTATTACCATTACCAATTAGAATGGGTAGATAACCTTACCGTCTATTTACATAGATTGGAACCTACTCTTACCGATACATCTAGTTCATCACTGGAGGGACTGTTATGCAGTTATTAGTAAACCACCACGATGCAGGTAGTCCGTATTATCGTAATAAAGCACTAGCCGCGGTTGCGGCTAGTGCTTTATATTCTTTAGCACAGACTTTTCTTTGCAGAACGTATAATCGTCATCAGGACTTGAATGAAGTGAACGGCATGTTCCGTCACGCTATTTCTGCCCTATTGAACGAAACCCCGGTCGAGCACTACTACGACCCAGAACCATGTAGCTGTACCACACATTATGTCCAGTGCCCCCAATGTTTAGATAAACAAAATACATTAAGTGCGTCTGGCCTAGTATTAGATAGTCTACCCTTTGCTGATTTACATGTCCAGAACTGCGAGTGTTATGACCAAGAAAGCATTTGCCAGTCATGTCTGATGAACGAGCAATATGAACGTGAAATTGAAATGATCATTTACGAGTTGTCTAACAACATGATGATTACACGCGAAATGATAGACTTTCTAATGGCTTACCCGTCACCAAACGTTTATCTGATTGACGATAATACCATCATGTTAACTGACCAAAACTTGCCTCAGTACAGCCTGCCTGCGTATAATAACACTGCTCCTGGATTTGGAGTATTCCGTAATGCAATGGTGGGTGGTCCAGTGCAGAGCATAAAGTCCTATCTTAACGCTACACCAACACATGTCTTTTATCCTCATGCGCTAATGGATGCAGAGTTATGAAGTTAGTCATCCATTTTAAACATATTCACCTCCTACAGGGCATTCCTGTAGGGAGTGACTTATGGGAGATGTGGAAACTGGCAATAGAGATGCACTGCTGGAATATTCCGCATAGTGAGATACGCGCTGAGTTACAGGAATTTGAAGGGTGTTTTAATAATGGTAATGTAGACTGGAAGGTAGAATTTACAGACATTATAGATACCATAATCCACACACTAGCATCCTCAGCTAAACAAGACCACAGCGCGCTATTATGTGAGTATGATGGTCTAACGCTGGATGACATCGATGTGTTGGATTCGGAAAGTCTAATATTGGAGTTTAACAATGAGTAACTTTATTGTATTGTTGCACCATGAAGACATCATGGACTACATCGAAGGCACTGACTATACCTTTAAGCATGCCTTAGGGGTCTGGGTACGTGGTCTTATTATGGGTCGGTCAGAAATGGCCATCTTTAAAGACGTTGAGACTCTCTTTAGTGGACCAGAAGAAGAGTTTGAAGACTTCTGTGATGATGTCACTACGATTATGGCCAATATCGATGAGGGTAGTCTCAGGCGAGTTAAGTCTCTTTACTGTGCCAAGGAAGAAGAGATAGGCGCCAGTGCCTTAGCGTGCTATGTCGAGGTTAATGCTATTGACCAGCATACGCTAGGCTTTACCGTAACAGGGATAAAGTAAATGTCTAAATACTTACACCGAGTCGTGGCCCCGTCTAATGGCGTACTAGAGCAAATCCTAGGAAGGTTCTGCAGTAGTAATGTTCCACCGGACGATTTTGAGACTCGTCTCAGGGATGTTCTTAGCTTTACCTACTCTACAGTTCGTGGAATAGAATGCGAACCGTTCCCTTTCGAAACCCTAGAAGGAGATAAAATCGTTAAGGCAAGACTTCAGCTATTTAAGCAAATCATAAGTAGCCTTAGTGAGGCTGCCCTAGTCGAACTGAGGTATGACTCTTCTGTGGGTAATGACCTCATCTTTTTAACGGTGACCTATGAGCCAAAACCCAACATCCCCAACCCCCACTATCGGTAACCTTCAGCAAATGATAATCCAGGTCATAGGGATACAGAAACTGATTAACCTTTATCCAGAGGGATTTTCAGTGATGATTAAACCTACCCTGGACTGTCTATTGCAAGGCATCCGTGATAGAGATGATATATTAGAACATCTCTACGAAGATACCTGTGAAGGGTTATTGGTCCGTGTTTGCCACTGTCACTCCATGCGCATGGACTGTGCTGACTGTGAAGACATGGCCCACGTTGATAGTCTAGCCATCGGGCTGTTAGACGCCCTTTTAGAACTACTGTTAAAATCGGACTTAGTATTGGATGAGATGGCAGTCTTTCTTTCACCGAGTCATTTCTTTGACTACCAAGTCCGTGTATTGGACAATGATAGTCTAGTACTTGATAAGAGGCTATAACAATGGAACCCTTTGAAAAGGTCTCTTTAATCATAAGAGACCCCTCTTTAAGTGAATATGTCACTAAACTCAAAGAGATACACTGGTATGACTTACCCATTGAAAACGAAGTCGACCCATTCGTGTACGCTCAAGAAATGTTCTTAAAGTTAAATAACGACATTTATGGCGCCACTCAAGGTAAGTACTGTGACCCTGAAATTGTAGATGCCTTCTTAGAGTTTAAAGCCAAACTCGAGCACTCCATTGCATCCAATCATTACTTACCTCTCTATCGCTTAGAACACCTTACACTGGCTAGTGTAGAGTTTGTTTCCATGGACGGCGATGTTGTCGCTGTCTTTGATTAAAAGAATCTAGTAGGATTAAGGAGATTACCCATGACCATTTATGACATTGTCCCTGGACAGAAACTGAAGTTTTCAATCTATGGACAGATTAACAGCGTGAAGAACTTCGAAGGAACAATTGCCGGGCTAGTACTCGGCAGCTATGTTCCACAAACCGAAGACCCTTCCATTAACCATGCTAACATTTACCCAACCTTACCGGACTCTCGTAAAGAAGCGTTCCAAGACCTTTATACTTCATACCAGTATGTTCAGCTAGTACGTGCGGATAACAGCATTGTATATATCGGACTACCATGGATTAATGATGCAACCATTGAGTCTTTAGAAAACGTTATTTGTGACATCCGCCTAACTAACTTTAAAGCTTCTCGTCGTGACGAACTCGTTCTCAAGTTAGCACAGTGGAACTTTGATGTAGAAAAGATAACGGTATCGACCGAGTAATTATTTTAAATGGGCTTGTCTTATAGCATAGGTAAAGGCGGGTCCAGTTCATGATCGCACATGAATGGCTTTACCAATTGGGTTTGGACAACAAAGTGTTGTTATTTTTCAGATACTCTAGGCTTCGTGCTTAGGGTATCTGTTTTTTTTTTTGCTTTTTTACAAGACATGGGAATAGATTAGACCCAAAAGGAGATAACCATGTCCGCCTTTGTAAAACCTTTAGATTACTATAGCCGAGATTATGACATCATCGGTAACTATAAGCAGTCCATGTCACAGGTCATTCATCTGTGCACTGGCGCAACAGTAGAAGAAGCACGTTCATTTTTAGATGTCAAAATGGATAATGAGTGGAAACCTAAATCCCCTCAAATGAAAGCTCTGATGCGTGAACCCCGCGCTGACCGTGCTAAAAAGAAAATCGATTTTTTATCTTACATGGACTGGGTGTCAGCACAGAACCATATCTTAGCCCCAAACCTTATCTGTTACGCTAACCCTAACATTGAAGAATCTTTCCTTTCTGGCTTTATCTCCAACAACCTAGCAACTCGTTCTGCGGTTAAGAAGGAAGGTCAAGCAGCCGGTATGGCTGGGGATAAGGAACATGAGAAGTTTTGTGACCTATTACAAGCTAACTATAAAATCCGAAACAACTCTATCAGTGGCGCACTATCGAGTCCGTTCAACCCATTGTACTACGCTTCGTCTCATACATCCTTAACCAGTGTGTGTCGTACGATTACGTCGTATGCCAATGCCTGCAATGAAAAGTTAATGGCCTCTAACCGCCATTACTATAGCCCTGAGGTTACAATAGAGAACATTGCCTATGTTACCTCCCATGCTGACCTAACTGCCGTGTCAATGGCAATGGATGCGTTTAACATTAGTCCGCCATCGGTTGACTTTGTGTTAAACCAAATCTTTGAATCTACCAGACTGTACTGGAATCAGGAATCGTCAGAAGCCATGATTGAAACCATGGTTCGCAATATGACGGATGTTGAACGCGCTGCCTTTAGCTTTACAGGTGACCTACACGCGCTCCATCAGTCTAACGATACTGTGGTTCGTTTATTCTATGATAAACTTTCTACGCGCACTGCGCCGGTCATGGATAAGGCAGAGCAGGAAAAATGGCTAGGTGTCGCTGAAGATAATGAAATCGCTCTAGCGTCTTTATTGTGTTCAGACTTTATGAAAGGTAAAAAACCAAAAGACCTAGACCCAGAAGGTTATGGGGTTTGGATTGGACACATCAAGAATGTACTGACGGTGCTGGATGAATATCAGCTCTTTATTGACGCATTCATCAGTACTCGTCTAATGGTAGGGGCTATCCATAGTTTACCCACGATTGTACGTAAGGTCGTCGTAGGGTCAGACACAGACTCTTCTATCTTTAGTACGCAGAAGCAAGTGAAGTGGTATACTGGCGCGATAGACTTTAGTCATGCTGCCGTGCAAGCCGGAGCCATTACGTCGTATCTCGCTTCACAACACATTGTGCATACCTTAGCACTGCTGTCAGGGCAGATGGCTGTTAAGAAAGACTTACTATTTAAACTCTCTATGAAATCAGAGTTCTATAGTAAAGGATACTCGCAAACCGGGGTCACAAAGGTATACACTATGTCAATAGACGCTCAGGAAGGAAACGTTTTTGGTAAACCTAAACTTGAGGTGAAAGGTGTACTATTAAAGAGCTCTAAACTCCCAGGTCCTGTGCGTGATGAAATTGAGAAATTCATCTGGTACTGCATGGGTGCCCCTGGTGTAAAAGGAGGAATATCCCCACTGCAACCTGCTGCCATTTTAGCCAAGATAGAGCATCGCATTATGCATCACTTACGTAGTGGTAATACGACGTACTTTAAAACCGAACAGATTAAGACTACAGCTACTTATGCAGCAGAAGACAGTGCTGCGCAGGTGGTGTGTAAAGACATATGGAATGAACTGTTTGGGGCAGAGAAAGGGTATATCGAGCAACTGCCGGCGGATGCCTATAAGGTTAACGTTGATTTAAGCAAGATGGATAAGCTTATGGCATGGGGTGACATGTTAGGACAAGATAAGAAGAACAAACTTCGTGAGTTCTTACATCAGCGAGGTAAGTCGTCCATGACACAGCTATTAGCCCCTACAGAGCTAATGGAAGGAGGCGTGATACCTAAAGAGTTGCTAATGGTAATGGATACGAGAAAGGTACTCTTTTCTCTGATGCAGCCATTTTATATTCTGAGTAACGCATTAAGCCTTAATATCGCTAACTCTAAGTTCACCCATTTCTGGAGTGATGACTTTACAGAAGAACAGGCAGATAAACATTTGCCAGAAGGATACACCATAGAAATCTAGTTAGTAAAATGTGTTTCAGTGCAAAGTAAAACCTATATTCCCATAGTGTATATGAGTAAATAAAACAATGACTCTGTGTCCCTTAAGCCTTCGCTTAAGGGACACTCGGTCTTTTTTCTTTTTTAGGGAGTATAAAAATGCGCATTTCAAATATGGAAATCAATGAAGACTTTACCGTTCAATGTATTAAAGGCAGTCTGGTTGCAGTTATTACCATTGGCCTATTTAAAACCAGTGATATTAAAACTGAACGAGTCGTGGTTCAGTTACAGCGTAAGGGTAAGTTAGACACTATCTACGATGCTGTAACTCGTAAAGCCTTAGCTATCTCTTTACGTGATAAAGGCATTAAGTCAGCTACTGATGTAGAAGCTTACTTATATGAAGAGATGTTAAAGCGATACGCGATATTCGAAGCATAAATAGAGAGGAGGGCAAACCCGTCCTCTCTATTTTTTTTTAGTTAAACGAGAAAGCAACGTCTGTATAGCCTAAGGTGATTAAGTCCACAATATCTCGGTTAGGGGCTTTTTCAATCACGCGTTGCGACCTTAATACACGGTCGTATTTGCGCCATAGGTTTTCCTGTGTAGTCTGCTCTGGGTTATTAGGAGTAAACTTAAGGCATACCTGAATAGAAGGGATAATCGCCGCAAACTGAACCCAGTGATTCTGTGGACTAATGTCAGTGGCCAATTCAGGTAGCCCTATACCCATGTCCGGATACACAAACGAAGGTACATGGGATAGTATTTTCTCCCATGTAGCAGAACGGTTGGATACGTCCTCTAGAAGCCCATAAAGGGTTTCGAGTAACTCACTGGTGCGGTTAGGAATAGCGAGATGAGTAGGAAAGCTCCCACTATCCATCTCCCATGCCCCCTTACCTATTACTAGGCTGCGCATCATGATGGCGTCCATCTGTGACCACATCATAGATGGGTATACGTATTGTCCGATAAAGTGCTCAATCCGACGCTGATATTCTACAGGCAGCTTTTGGTTTTCCAGATGCCAACCTAAATACATGTAGGCGAGTAGTCCTATGTCGATGCTTACGACACAGTAGTTAATGTCTCCCTCATCAATGAGGTCTGGGCGAACATATGACCCTTTAACGCCCGCTCGGTCGATTACGCGTAGAGGTTGGAGGGTTTTCCATGGAGCTTGACTAAATACACGGTGGCGGTTTTTCACCACGGTCTCTGCGACTAGTATTGTCTGTGTGCGCTCTCCGTAAAAGAGGCCACTGAATGCTTCACCCGAATTCTGCGATGTGGTAATGCCAACACTAAAAGCAAGCTCTTCAATGTTCTCATTAACCTTATTATACAGCCCTAAGGAATCGGTTGTCAATAGCCCTTGTAGTCGATAGCATAGACGTACAATAGGACTGGACATGTCAATCGGCACATACTTGTTGTTATAGTAGTTAATTGCCGTTGCTATGTTTTTGGCTTGAAGTTTTACCAAGCGGTCAAGCCCTGCCTCTATTGTGAGTCCACGAGACAGGCCAGTAAATGTTTTAAAAAGGGGTAACATGACATGGCCTCTAGTAATAAAAAATATGGATGTCCTATAGGATGTGGACGATGCACTTTGGTGTTATCGCCCAGTGCAAAAATGCTATTAGAGGAATAAGTAACTATACTTTGCCTAATAGTATGTTAGAGTTTATCCTTGATTGGGTAAACCTAACAGGTAGACTGTCCACTTTTCTGTTTTTCAAGAAAACGTGACACCTATATTCCCCATATGCTTTAACATCATTAAAACAATTGATGTTAGCGGAAATAAGCCATACACGGCTTTTTCTTTTATTTAAATTATCATATCTCACCAGAGGATATTTACTATGTTCGATCCAAATGAAAACAAAGCACCTAAAGCAACTAAAGTTCCAGCAGGCGACAATACTCAAGCAACATCGCAATCAAGCGACTTTTTCTCTGACTATCTAGCCGGTGCTTCTGACGTAGCATCACGTTCTTCTGAAATCGTAGTTAAGGCAGTTGAGTTCCTAAACAAACGTTCTGAAGACGCTAAGCGTCTAAACGCTGACCGTGTAGGTCTACGTTTCACTCACATCGATGACGAAACAGCGCTAGGTCTACCTGTTATCATCGCTTACAACACTAAAGGTCCGGTTAACGGTTTCTTCACTATCATCGTTGAAGAAGGCGCATACGACGGTAAGTTAAAAGGTCGTGAAGTACATGTACTGAACGAACAGATTGTTATCGACCAATCGACTTCTGATTATTGGGATGGTATCTTAGTTACAACTATCGCTAAGCATCTGAAGCAGCTTACTCAAAAAGACTATGCGCACAATAGCTACATGGTTGCACGCGAGTGCATGGACTTGTCTAACGAGAAGTACCTAGGTGCACTATACGCGACATCAGAGCGTAACCTAATGTCTCTGTCTGTAGTTAATGTCCCAACAATCGAAAACTTGAACCAACACGGTCTGTCATTGGAAATAAGCCATGACGTATCACCTGGTGCAACAGTTGAAGATTTAGAAGGTAACCCTGTTTACTGTGACGTTGAATCAACCGTAAGTCTAGGTGTGCCACGTGACCGCAACAACAAAAACCGTTCACACAATGCCCGTGAGCGTCGTGCTACTCTTGTAAACGTACGTAGTTACCTAGACTTCGTGTTCCAACCAGCAAGTCAAGTCGCTACGTTACCTGGCACTCAAGAAATGATTCGCCCAGCATACCACCCAGTATTGATTCAAGCAGACAGCTCAGGTATCGATGCTCAAACTGGTAAAGCATTTGAATCACGTGAAACTGCACTGTTCGCATTGCTAGCAATGGCAGAGCTGGCGGCTAACCGTAACTACATCAACATTCTGCGTCGTAACCACGGCGGTAAACCAGAAATTGGTGTATTAGGCTACCGTTGGGAAGGTCGCTACGGTGTACAAGACTGGGTACCGGCCGAAGTAGAAATCGATAAAGGTATCGCTACTGGCATGAACTCAGGTCGTCAAACACTGGATGCTTACCTAAAACGTAACGTACACGACACTATTACAGTAGCAGTCGACGTACTACGCGGTGGTCGTAACGCATGGATCTATGAACCATACGTACAGTCAGTGCTAGCGAACAACCCAAATGACCGTCTAGAAGCGAACACCAATATTGTTCGTATGATTGACGCGTTCACTAAAGGTCACTTCTCTGCACTATGGCCAGAAAACAAACCTATCTTCCAAGAGTCTGTTGTTGCAGTACACTCAGCAACTTACTTAGACAAAGATGGTCACGTACATGACGTACGTGAATGTGGTACGCTACAGCTACACCAACTTTACAAAGAGCAAACTGATGCACGCATGGCTGAGTTTGAAAAATCAATGGCACCGGGTGGTTCTAACGGTGATGTTGGTCTAGTCAACATTCACAATCGTCGTCAAGTACTAAAACAAGTACTAGGTGCAGAAATCAATGGTATGATTGAACGTCTGTTCTACATGCCTGACTTCTTCCCTGTGTTCTTAGAAGCGTGTGGTCGCGCTGGTCTTCGTGTTAGCTCTGAAGGTCTACACGACACAACTGTAGCTGGTAACATGGGCGTGGATAACTTCCACGCTGGTCAAATGCCTACAATGACAGGTATTTACCAAACCTCTACAGGTGGTTATGCAAACGGCCAAGGTCAATACATCGGTGGCAACTACAGCTACGGTGCATATGGTGCCTACAACGGTTAATTTGTAGTATTAAACCTACGTAAGAAATAAGCTGAAGGCTGCGGTGAAAGCCGTGGTCTTCAGCTTTCTTATCTTTTTTCTTTTTCTGTATAAAGCACTACTACTAACAAGGATAGCACGAATGCCAAAAATCTTTTATCTCTCTACTGACACGGAAACCTTAGGGTTTAATGGACCGGTACGATTGCCAGATGGCACTATAGTCCAAGGTTGTGCATATTACCCTATCGTACAGATTGCAGGTAAGTTATTAGACGGACATTTAAACGAACTAGCCCACTTTAATTATTTCATTCAACCTACCGCAGCACAAATGGCACGTGCCCTACCTGAAACTGTAGAATTTCATATTAAAAATGGTTTTGACAAAGCATGGGACTCGGCCGAGCGCTTAAGTATCGAAGATGCACAGGTGGCTATCTACCAGTTCCTAGTCAGTCATCTGTCTATTCACTGCCCTGAGTACATTAAAGAAGGGAAACTTCCTGAATACAAATACGATAACCCTGCAGTTATTATACTGCATGGTAAGTCTGTTAATTTCGATCGTACCTTTTTAAACTGCCAGTTACCTGAAATCGGTATGATACTAGGGCATCAAACCGCGGATGTCTCCGCTATCCGTACGTTAATGTACCCAGTAAAGCATTTACCTAACCGACTCTCTAAGACAACGTCTACCCATGATGCACTCGATGACGTCAATGCAGCGATTGCTGACCATAAGGCCATCTTAGATTTCTTAAACCTCGTCCCTGTACCCAAAGGCAAGTATCACTATTTAGAAGATGTCACTAACGTAGTATCTGAACAAAACAAAACCTATATTGCTAAAGTGATAACCTTCCTAAAAACCCACCTCTTTAAATAAGGAGTTTTACATGATAGGTGCCCGTGTCTTTAACTTCGTTAACTTAGACAATGTTATCCAGCGGATGGATAAACCTCCCATTATCATTAACCAGCTTGCGCTCGATACGGAAGAAGACAGAAAACTCTTAGAGTCTTTAACCGTAACACGCTATGAAGCTACTGACGTGTTTTCTACTGTCCCTATGTGTTCCTGCCGCCGCACTAAGGTCGCTGAAGCCTTAGGGACTATCTGTGAGCACTGTGGTACAGAAGTCGTGTCTCACCACAACCAAGCCATGGAATCCGAACTGTGGATATCCGTCCCAGACGGGATTGAGTATTTCCTTTCTCCTCTGCCATGGATATTCTTAAATCAACGCCTCTCTGCTCGAGGCTTTAACGGCTTACAATGGGCCATGGATTCTAAAATCCCAGACCCAGAAGAGTCTAACAAGAAAGCCTCTTCTATTGTTAACCGCTTTAAACAAGCGGGTTTTGTTCGTGGGTTATCTCACCTCAAAGACCAATTCGACACTATAGTCGATGTTGCTATTAGAGAAACCCAATCGGCTCAAAAGCGAGTTGAGTTACTAAACTTCATTGACTACTACAAGGATGCCCTGTTTGTCAAACACATCCCTATTCCGTCTAAGGTCGCGTTTACCATAGAGAATACCGCCTATGGTAACTATTTCGACCGTACAATGACTTCCGCAATAGAAGCCATCTTCTCAGCAGCAGGTACGTCCTCTATGCGTAACATCAAACGCTTAGAGTCACGCTTTACCTCTATCTTAGTTAACCTAACGGCTTACTATGAAGACGTGGTTACCAATAACCTGTCATCTAAGTCAGGATGGCTGCGCCGAGTAAACTACGGCACTCGTATGAACTATTCCTTCCGGAATATCATTACGTCCTACCATGGTCTACATGAGGTCGATACGATATTGGTTCCGTACCATCAGCTATTAACGGTGTTAGAACCTTTAGTCGTGGCTCACCTCATCCGTGAGTATAACCATACCCACAGTCAGGCTCAAGCCTATGTAATCCAACACGCTACCGATAAAGACCCACTGTTGTGGGAAATATTGGAAATGTTCATTGACGAAACGCCACCTGTGCCTGTATCGGAAACAGCGCACGTAGTGACGCTAGATAAGGGAGGAAGACCGGTACTCACGGATTTACCGTGTACACTTACTACACGTAAGGTTAGAACCGGTGGAGGTATACGCTGTGCCCTTACGCGCTATCCCTCATTATCCCGTTCTAGCACGCAGGGCGTTAGGATAGTTGGATTAAGTGACTGCGAGATAAGGATTTCAGTCCTTGCTCTACGTGGTCCAAACGCCGACAAACTAAAGTACAGTTTGCTCCATTAAGGAGAAACTCGTGGAAATTAAACTACACGGAGACACTTTCAGAAAATCTTTAGAACATCCTTCTATTGTCGTTTCTCGGACCGGCAAACTCTTTAATCTAAAAGAAAACGCTTACATTGAAATCAATCCTCCTAAAGAAGATTGGTACTTGACGTTTACTTCTCCTGACACAGGCAAGACATCATTACTCCATCGCTTAGTTGGGGAATGCTGGGTGTCTAACCCTAGCCCGGAAACGTTCACCCTGATTAACCATAAGAACGGTAATAAACATGACCCGCACTTTGGAAATCTAGAGTGGACCGACCATAGTGGTAATATACGTCACGCCTATGAACATGGTCTACGTACCGAAATGCAGACACTCGAAGTTTTCGATAAAGTAACACAGAAATGGTTTAAATCTAAAGGTCTAAATAAGACCGCGGCCTTAATCGACCTATCTCCGGCGCAACTGTCTTATCACCTTAAGGCAAAGGGCTGGTTTGAAAATGCCAATTTCATCACTCAGCTTTCTAACCTGGAAAGCCGTAAGGTGGCTGACCGTACTTTGTTTCCAGTAGGTGTTTTCGCCAAAGATATCGAAACAGGGAAGGTCGTTATAGCTGAAAACATTTCGCGCCTATCTAAAACCATAGGGGTTCCGAAGTCCAATATAAGACGTTGCATAGTGAAGGGAAAAGAATACCCCTCCAATGGCTACTTGTTTAGTTTGGACGGTGAGTTCCCAGAGACATGGAAAGATAACCATCGGACTAAAAAAGCCGTGGTCTACTTACATGAAGACGGGCGTAGAGTAATTGCCGTTTCGGATAGAGAAGCACAGAAACTGACAGGTATTAATGCTAAGCGTATAGTTAGAATGAAGAAAGAAGGTTCATCCTTTAAAGGTTGGAAAGTGCAAACTGGATAAGTCCGCCTCTATGGTGACATACAGGTGAGAATACGTGAATTGCTGGTAAAGTCTAAAGCCTAACACCAAAACGGATAGCGAAAGCTAAAACGGTAACGGTGACGAAAGTCAGAAAAGACGTTAGGATGACCTATGGTGAGAGCCTAAGGGTTTTGACAATGGACAGCTCAGCAGCCAAGCGCCTACGGATTGTTGTGATAACAAGCTATGGTGAAGGTTCAACGACTATTACTGGGTACGGCACCCGATGTAGGAGAGCAAGCGCCTCCGAAGTGCGTATATCTGGAGTTGACTGAAGAAGTCTTATTCTCCAGAACTGATATAGTCTCGGCGTATCGCAAGATACCTGCTAGCCTGTGATGGTTAGTCGTCCGGTGAAACCCCGGAGCAGCATTAAGTTGCGGGTAAGGGATAGCATCCTTACTGAAGATAACGTTCGACGGTGACCAAATGACAGGGTCTATTGCTTTAGATGAATACATGGCTGAACGCATGAGTTTACTCGCGCCTCACTATGACGTTTATTCTACGGCATACCCTTTAACATTAAAGCATAACATCGGTTTACCGTCTGTTACTGTTACAAACAAAGCAGAATGGATGGCATCCGAAGTTATGGTTATTTAAATTAGAAAAAAAGAATAGTCTGCAGGTAGTGACTACTACCTGCGGTTGTTCTATCTATAAAGAGAAGTGTATAGGATGATAGTAACTAAACTCAAGTTTTATTACGGAGCGTGTACAGGTTTCTTCCATCGGAACATGCGCAAGATCATTCCTAAATGGAATCAAGCTGCAATCGATAAGGCATCAGAATGGCCTGGTATTACCCTTATTCCGCTTGTGGCTGAACGAATAGGTATTGTATCTGGATGCCCATTACCGGGATACGTAATGATGCTGCAACCTATTCGGGACTATGACCTTTTGCTCCAAGAACAATGGAAGGTCAATAACATCTGTCTAGACGAGTGGGTCTATTCGTCCGCCTGGCTAACAATGGTACAGTCTAAAACTATCACTGAAGATTCCTACTTTAGATATCTAAAGTACTTCCATGACCTAGACGTACAGTGGAAAGCGGGTACGTTAAAAGGAATGCCTACTTTAAGCCAAAATGTCTATAACGATTATGGAGCCGACGAGATGGCTTTAGTCATTGATATAAAGAATGCTTTATTCGAGATATTCAATAGTAAAGCCCTCACCGATAAACCCTACGTGATGTTATAAGGCTATCTTACCTTAACACCCACATTATGTTTAAGCTAATTTGCAGGAGTACAGTAAATGCAACCGTGTCTATGGGAAAGAATTAAAATTTGGTTTTGTGAGAATTTCGAACATAAGTTTGATAAGTCTAAGGCATGGGTCTTTAATGGTCATCGGCATAATACATGTAAGCGATGTCGCCGAGTTATTTCTACCACGCTGGAGAACGATTAATGTGCTATTCCCTGCTAGAGTGTTATTTCGACGGAACATTAGTCATTATAATAGTAGCACTTATAGCCATCGCGGCCCTAGCCATGGCTCTAAGCCCATATCGCCGTAAAGTATATGTCACTTTGGCACCCTTCAGGAGAATACCAACCATTGATAAAAGGGAATAAGTAAATGAAGCATGACCCCGCAGAAGATGAGCTGTCAACGCATGATTTTAAAGGAGAATTTATTAGAAATGGAATCCGTTATGTCACTTACTGGAATTATGGCCAAAATATACCACATGGTGTTATTCCTGACACCATAAAGGATCTTCGTCGACGTGGCGCACCATTGACCGGAACGATTACTGTCGAAGGACTGAGTGACTACTTAAATAAATATGTCAGAGGTTCAAATGAAGTGGTGGAAAGGAACAATTAGAAGACTTCAGGAAGACATGGTGTTAGTCGTAGGAACGAACCCAGCCGGGAGACATGGCAAGGGTGCTGCTAAGTTTGCGATGCAGTTCGGTGCTAAATACGGTCAAGGGAGAGGGATGATGGGGCAGACTTATGGTCTTGTTACTAAGAACCTCAATAAAGACTTTATAGAGCAACACGGTAACCGAGAGATACATTACGACAAGACTGGCCCACGTTCTTTATCTAAGGAACAGGTTGAAGAGAATATCTTTGATATGTACACCATCGCGATGACCCTTCCTGCATTGCGCTTCATCGTTATCTATCAGGCTACAGACGACAATCTAAACGGATACACTGCTAAAGAAATGTGGGAGATGTTTACTCACGTAGACCCACCCGATAACATCTATTTCCATGTTAGCTTTAAAAAGTTCTTAACAGAATAAAACCTATATTACTTATGTGACCCAGCCTTCTTAGCAATAAGAAGTATCTTTTAACCAATACCTCTTATGCTATGAAACCCAATTGGAGAACACAATGCTTAATACCATTTATGCCGATAGCGACGTCGGCATTGCCAGTTTGTTTGGTCGGCCCAGCCAAGCCTTACAAGCTAGAATCAATCAAGGGGTACAGGCTTTCTTAGAAAGAACCAGCCCCTATTGTTCAGACTTAGCGGCATCGGTAGCCCACCGTTTCCATGAATATACACATGGTGACTTTGCCCGCCGTGTAAATAGCGTCCGTGGGTACATTAATCAAAGCTTTAAATCTGATGGAATCCGTTATCTATCTAATGTAGAAGAGTTACAGAATGCCCCTGCATCAATGCGTCATTATGTAATGGCACATCCTGGCATGCGTGAACTCTATCAGCAAAACTGTATCGAAGGCTATGGCGATGCTTATCGTGATGCTTCGCCAACAGGTATTGGTCGCACTCACTACGACTATCGCGTCATTACTAATGGTGTTGTACAAGCAGAAGAAATGGATGACGGAGAAACAAGAATGATAGCTCGTCGTTATTACGAAGCGGTAGTGCCTGAGTACACGCCTACGTTAAGCGATAAGGCCGCAGTACAGATTACCTACGATGTACTGACTCGTCATTTACGAGACTCATTACTTGACCCTAGTTCTGAAAACAATGCCTTAATCGGCTAATAAAAGAAAGGGCGTTTGTCCTTTCTTTTTTGTCAACTATAGGAACCACCATCATGCCCGTACCTGCAATAGGCACTCTATCGTCAGACGGTTACGTTACTGACCCTAAAAAACAACTTTCGTATATGTTTGCCCACATATTCGAAACCCGTCATAATGACACCATCCTTTTCACAGGACAACTTACTTCGATTCAGTTACTGACCGCTAAGTACGCTAAAGACAGTGCGGTGTTTCGTACCGAACTTACGGCAGCATTAACAAAATACTTTTCTCGTGTCTTTGATAGTGCTAAAGTTATCGTTACCACTGAAGATATCGATGAGTCTAGCTACATGGCTTCTATAGACGTCAAGGTGACGCGTAATGGCGAACTTTATAGCTTAGGTGCTGAGCTGTCTATAGACCCCTTAAAATCCATTACACGCCTGATTAAGGAGATTAACCAGTCAATAACCTCCCCCTAAAGGGGTAGGCTTGTAAAAGCCTAATTGACCAGCCTTAGTTCTTAACAGAACTACGTTATCTTAGTTATCATACCCTGGGGTGGCCGGTCCAGCCCCAGGCTCTATGCAGGCTCTGTAAACAGTTCTAGAGGTAAGAACCGTCAACCTGGTGAGCCGATTACGGTAAGCTTTGATAACATTGGCGAGGACCACTTAACTGCTTAAATGCACGTAAACAGGAACGATATTATGTCTAATTCCGTATTCGTCTTAAATGACGATAAAACGCCCTTAATGCCGTGTAAGCCGGCTAGGGCGAGATTATTATTAAAACAAGGTAGGGCGGCTGTGTTTAGAACCCATCCCTTTACTATCATTCTAAAAGAACAGATAGAGAACCCTGTACTGGAAACGATAAGGGTAAAGGTAGACCCCGGTAGTAAAACCACCGGGATAGCCTTAACAGTTCACTATAAAAGAGGAGTAAAGTGCATCTGGGGAGCCAACCTAGAACACCGAGGTCATGCTATAAAAGATGCATTACTATCTAGAGCACAGTGTCGTAGAGGGAGGCGTGGCCGAAAGTTACGCCACCGTAAACCTAGATTCTTAAATCGGTTTAAACCTGAGGGATGGCTTGCACCAAGCATTATGTCTAGAGTAGATAATACACTAACTTGGGTAAATCGCTTGATGCGGTACTGTCCTGTGGGACAGGCCTCTGTAGAACTTGTTAAGTTTGATATGCAGAAGATGGAAAATCCTGAGGTTACAGGTAAAGGATACCAACAAGGTACTTTACACAACTATGAAGTTAAAGAATACTTACTGTATCGCTATAACCATACTTGTCAGTATTGCAAAGGCGTCAGTAAAGACCATATTCTAGAGATAGAGCACATTGTACCTAAATCTAAAGGAGGCACGAATAGTATTGGTAATCTAACTTTAGCCTGTTCGAGCTGTAACCGACATAAGAATAACCATACTTTGAAAGACTGGTTAGAAATAAACCGTGGTCTAAAAACACCTCTGGCTAAAGCCAGGGTACGTAACATCCCTAGTGTGATATCAAGACGTAAACCTACGCTTAGAGACGCTGCCGCTGTCAATGCGACGAGACATAGGCTAGTAGAAGAGCTAGGGTTTTTAGGACTACCGACGGAGTCGGAGGGAGGGCATGTTACGAAGTATAACCGCCGCCGGCAAGGCTATCCGAAGGACCACTGGATAGATGCTGCGCTAGTAGGTGATACGGGCAGTAACGTGCACATACCGAAATCTACGCATCCGTTACTTATTAAAAAGACTAAAGTTAATAACCGTCAAATGACTAGGCCGGATAAGTATGGTTTTCCTAGAACTAAACCTAAAGGCCCGTCTAAAGCCTTCGGGTTTAAAACAGGTGATGTGGCTAAGCATGGTAGGCTTATTGGCCGCGTAGCGATAAGAACATGCGGTTACTTTAACTTTTTAGGTAAAGGCTGCAGTTACCGGCACTTAAAACGTATCCAGTCAGTAGATGGTTACCAGTACACCGACGGTAAGTTAACAAGTCTAATAACAGAAACCGACTACTTGCCATGGTTTACTTATGTACATTCCGTTACTAAAATAGATGGTAGTGCTAAAAAGATAACTGGCAAGCTTAATAAGGAGGGAAAGAGATTTTTATGTACACCAAAAAATACATCAGGCACGTCCTGATTCCTCAGGGGACTAAAGTCCCCGGTATTCTCAGGAGAAAATAAAATGAGTGGTTTTATAGTCCCAGAAAACGTTTTTCCTTCTATTAAGGAAAGTTTGTTCCGTGACCGTTATTTGCCTGCCTTCATTAATAACGATAAAGAGCTTTGCTTAGAGTGGGTAGAGCGCATCTCTATCTCTCCCTTTGCAAAAGTACGTGTAGTCGATGATTCGGATATGGATAAGATTCTATTTGAAGTCCCGCCACTAGTACGTGGTCCAGAGACTCAGATAGGCGGAAACTTCAATGCCGTAATGCAAACCGCTAGCCGTATTGCAGAAAACTACAACAGTAAAGTGACTGAGCGCTATATCCGTGATACGTTAAATGGGCGCTTTGTCTGTGAAACCGAATCCGACGCTGACATGGAAGCGTGGATTGACATTGCAATTCGTTATGGATATAGTCGTCCAGATACACCACAATCTACTGCCTCAGGAAACAATAATGGATTGGTTAACGAAGAAGAAGACTGGGATTAACATCCTTTACTTTTCCGATGTACATATGCTTCATCCCCGTGTACGCAGTCGAGATATTGCTGACCGATTACAAAAGCTAATCCTTAATGTTATCAAACACCATGTGTTAGACTATATCATCATTGCTGGGGACTTTTATGATGAAAGTGGCTATTTACCCGATGAAGATGTATTTGTAGTAGAAGAGTTTATACGTGTGCTGATTCATCTATGTGCACATAATCATATCAAGCTTCGGATACTAGAAGGTACCCCGTCCCACGATAGAAAGCAATCTCGCCACTTCGTTAAGGTAAATAATTTCCTTAGTGGAAAAGAAAAGGCCGACTTAAAATACATCGAGACATTGGACATTGTTAAGGAAGAAGATGGTTCGACATGGCTTTATGTCCCAGATGAATGGCATCATGACCCAGATGTTGTCTGGAAGCAGGTACGGGATAGGCTGAATCAGGAAGGTTTAACTCAGGTAGACTTTTCCGTAACACACGGGATGTATAAGCACCATGTACCACATGGACTGGATTTAAAAGCCCATGACCCTGACCGGTATCTGGATATCACCCGTTACTATGTAGACAATGGGCATATCCATACAAAGTCTGTCTACAAAGACAGGTTCATTACCAATGGGTCACCTGACCGTTTGGCTATGGGGGAAGAGGAAAGTAAAGGGATATGGATGGCTCATGTAAGTAGTCACTCACGTATGGAAGACAAATTGTTTTTCTTTGAAAATAAAGAAGCCACGTATATGGTAACTTTAGACATTAAAGAACATACCTTTGAGAGAAGTAAAGAAGTCATCGAGTCCCATTGCCATCCTACAGAAAGACGCTTTATTCGTCTGGAAATCTCAGAAGAGCTTTATAGTCAAGGACTGATGAGTTATTTCCAAGACTTATACCCTAATATAGTCTGGACAAAAAAGGTCACTCGCAATGACAATATGCAAGTCTCTTTTTTAGAGGCATTAAATGCTAAAGTGCACAATAGACCTATTAATGCCAACACAATCGAAGACCTTTTCTTAGAAGAAGCACGTCTTCGTAATGTAGACGAGAATGAGGTTATAGATGCCTTAGCTTTTTTGAAATCCCAACCCTTTTATGTCAGTAACCTCCCCCTAAAGGGGTAGGCATGTAAGTGCCTAACTGACCAGCCTTAGTCCCGTTAGGGACTACGTTATCTTAGTTATCATACCCCGGTGTGGCCGGTCCAGCACCGGGCGCTATGCAGGCTCTGTAAACATACCTAGAGGTAGGGTAAGTCAACCTGGAGAGCCGATTACGGTAAGCTTTGATAACATTGACGAGGACCACGTAACTGCCCTACGGGCACGTAAAGGGAACGATATTATGTCTAATTCCGTATTCGTCTTAAATGACGATAAAACGCCATTAATGCCGTGTAAACCGGCACGGGCGAGATTATTATTAAAACAAGGTAGGGCAGCAGTTTTCAGAAAGCAGCCCTTTACTATCATTATGAAAGAACAGATAGAAAACCCTGTTCTTGAGAACATTGAGGTAAAGATAGACCCCGGTAGTAAAACCACCGGGATAGCGCTAGTAATGAATACTAAACGTGGAGCTAGATGTATCTGGGGTGCCAACCTTAAGCACCGAGGTCAGCAGATACGTGATGCCTTATTGTCCCGCGCTCAAACGCGACGGGGGCGACGCAGTCGTAAACTGCGCTACCGTAAGCCTCGATTTTTAAACCGAGTTAAATCTAAAGGGTGGTTGGCGCCCAGTATTTACACTCGAGTAGATAATACCCTCACTTGGGTTAACCGTCTTATGCGCTATTCGCCAGTGACGTCGGCAGTGGTTGAACTCGTTAAGTTTGATATGCAAAAGATGGAAAACCCGGAGATTGCAGGTAAGGCGTATCAGCGAGGAAGTCTCTTTAACTATGAAGTTAAAGAGTATTTACTGTATCGATATAACCACACCTGTCAGTATTGTTCTGGTGCATCTAAAGACCCCATTTTGGAGATTGAACATATTGTTCCTAGAGCATCAGGTGGTAGCAATCGACTGAGTAACCTGACACTCTCCTGTGCGACATGTAACCGAGAGAAAGGGAAACTGTCTTTGGCTGACTGGAAGGATAAATGTACCCACCGAAAAAACCCTATTGACATGAAGCGATTAAAAGGTATTGTTCGAGTGGGACAGAACATTAAGCCCGCACTGAAAGATGCGGCTGCCGTGAACGCTACTCGATATCGTCTAGTAGCTGAGCTGGACTATCTGGGACTACATACGGAAACCTCAGGAGGACACATTACCAAATATAATCGTAAGCAACAGGGTTATCCGAAGGACCATTGGATAGATGCTGCTTTAGTCGGAGAAAGGGGTTCTCACGTTCATATCCCTCCGGAGTTACATCCTTTAATCATTAAAAAGGTAAAAGTTAATAACCGCCAGATGACAAAGCCTGACAAATATGGCTTCCCTCGAACGAAAGCTAAAGGTCCTTCCCGAGCTTTCGGTTTTAAGACAGGAGATATCGCGGCTTCCCCGTTTGGCGTGGGGAGGGTGGTCATCCGGACCTCGGGTACTTTTAACGTATTAGGAAGAGATGTTAGCTGGAAGCGTTTAGTCCATCTCTCCTTTACTGACGGTTACGAATATGTGGACCAACGCATCGTCAAGATGATTGTTGATAAGCATACTGTAATTAAAGAGGTGTTTGAGAGAGTCATATCAAAAACATTAATTGACGCCGATTCCCTTCTCATAGAAGGTACATTGAATCGTAAAGTAGTTCATGGTATCCGTAGGGACAGTAAAACTAGAGACCATACTAAACTATATTAATCATAAGGAGTAAACGATGACTCCACGTACCGTAGGAGAAAAGTTAGCGTTTTCAGTAGGGACAGCTATCCCTTTAGAGGAACACGTTGTTTCAGATGGGTATAAAGCCGACGCTATTCTGTTAAACGTGAAAACGTTATTTAGAAACTTCTGGGGGGCGTGGCCAAATACCGACCGTCCTCCAGTACAGCAAATGTTTGAGCTTTTTGTAGAAGAAGTTAGAGACATTATGGCACTGTGTCAAACGATGGGAATAACACCTGTCCTATATCACTTGACTTATGCCTCACTGAGCAATCGTTATCCGAATGCTACGTTAGTAGTTCCTAAGACCGATAACCAGAAGGCCTATGCCAGCGCCGAAGCAGCTATGATGAAGGTAGCCATTAGTCAGTTCCCAGAAATGGTAAAGAGCGATTTAACATTACCGTCTTTTAACGGAAACGTTTATCTGTTAAGTTCATACCCAGTAGACTTACTTAATGCGCATCGCTATGTATCGTTAAAGTTACTCGAGAGCCATACGGGGAATGTGAAAGGACGCGCTGAGTGGTTTAGTAAACTCAGTAACGCTCCTGAACTACAACACCTTCCATTTAACCATTTCATGTTACAGGTATTTGGTGACCGGGCTACTCAGTTTGTAGGCCAATCCCAGAAGATAAAGAAAGCCGTCATTAAACTAGCACTTTCTCGTAACTGGAATCAGTCTACTACCCTTACCCGTATACGTGAAAATCTCACATCGATTGAAGACAGTGACTTGCGCAAACAGTGCCTGTCATTTGTCTAACCCGACAATAAGGATACCCTATGACAGGCTATGTAAAAACCCCACTGAGTCATCGTAAGCTGGCACTTCGAGGTGTTCCCTACTCCGAAGACAGTTATAAGGCACCGCAGTTTGTACCCGACATGTTCGCTGGTAACCCGCAGTTAGTTGCCTGGGCAGAGTTTCCAGAAGAAAAAGACAAAGTCGATAGCCGCACTGGAAAGTCCATGTGGAAGGTACCCATTAAGGCCTCTACAAGCTGGCCTAGACTGCGCAGCTTATTGATGGACATAAAGTCATTGATTGGTAACAGTGACCCCGTAGTGAGACGCGTAGAGACCCTTACACTACCACCGGACGAAAGCGGTGAAGGAGTAGGCACTGGACGAGTGCATCAGGCCTACATCTATTATGGCCGAGCCAAATCTGGGCACTTGTTCATTGCTCTAGAAAACGCAGACCGACCACGATGTACTTTCTTGTTTGAAGAAGACAGTTGGCATAATTACCAAAGTAAAGAAGACAGTCAGCAGGCTGCCTCTGTACGTTCGGATAATGTGGCGCTGGGGTATATTGATACGCTTATCGATACATACCAGTGGGTCTTTACTAACAAGTATGACCCTGACTTCGTTCCAAAACGAAAACCACGCATTCCGCCAAACCCTGTGTACGAAGAGCAACCTAAAACGGAAACGACTCCTGTTGTAACAGAAGGCTGGGAATAAAGCGATCATTAGCTACGTCCTTTTAAAGGACGTAGCTATCCTTCTTTTGCCTTATTTAACGAGGCGCGTGAATTCTCTGGAAGGTGGCTATTTTCAGCCATTTTTAAAACCTATATTACTCTTATGTATACCCACTATTAACATTAGGAGAACACCATGTCTTTAGCCATATCTATCATACCCGCCACTAAGCGGCTATCGACTTCCTATAAAGGAAAGGAGATTACGTGGCAGTATAGCGTATGGGGACGGTTAAACACTGAGCCAACCGAGCGTATTTTCGGTGCGACCAACGACTATCTGGCAACTCTACCCGAAGCCGTTCAAGATGACCTATGGGCGTGTTACGAAGAAGCCAATGATTTATTACTGTCTATTGGTAACTTAAAAACCTTAGAGTCTGACTTGATTACTATTGTTAACCGTATGTCACAACATTTTGATTTTGACCATCTGCTTAACTGGGCAGTTACCAAAGGTAATATTCTACCAGACACTAATATTGAAGAGCGCAACAACACGACTAACCCTGACTCAATGCACTATGTTCGCCAAGACGCTCATGAAATGGCGGTGTTCTGCGTACTGGTAAAACTCATTACGCCAATCTGGGGACCATACATCAACCATGTTAAAGACGAAGTAGGCAATCTACAAAAAGAACGTATTGCTGCGCGTATCTTTGCAAAGTCTGCGTTTTCTGAAATGCGCCCATATGTACGCATTCAAGATTACCTAACCATACTTGCAGAAGTCAAAACCAAAAACATCAATACAGCAATGATGTATGGCCTGCCAAAAACAGACCTAGACAGTTTCCTGATGGGGTTAACACTGACTCGTCGTTTTACGGTTATCCCGCTGCGTGCAAAGGGACAGCCGTCAATTGTAGCCTATGTCTTTAAGTTCCTAGAAGACAAAATCACGCAATTAGGAAACGGACCATATCGTGACAAGTTCCCATTAGGACAAGGGACATCACAGGAATCCGACAGCTTTGCTGACCAGTACCGTATCTCTCAAGATGTATCGGACATGATACCGATTGAGATAGAGTACTATTTGGAAGATGTTCCTCGTATCTGTGAAACCATGGGACTCGATGAAACAGGCCTAGAAGACGTCGTAGCACTGCGCCGTGCTCTAAAGGAAAACAAACGTTTTAAAATTATTGACGTTATCCATGAAGTGATTCCGGCGTTAGTGTTTAGACACGTTGTCTCACCTGCCCTGCATCGTCATCTATGCCGTGACGCACGATTAACCTTAATCGCCGTTACTGCGGTATACTGCCATGTACGTGGCTTAACAGATATCACTCGACTGCTTACGGCAGTTAAACAACCATTAGACCTTACTGAAATGGAGATGGGGACTCAAAATGGTCAACAGTTACGTCGGATGAGTAAAGAACTTGAAGATGCACTTAATGACCGCTACCCACATCGACAACCCAGTGATTTAAGAAACGGCACTAACCCAGGCCGTAACATAATCGAAGAAATCGTCAAATTCATTAATGCCCATGACTGGCTAGGTTTAGACGATGTCTCTGAAATTCGTAACTCTTTAGCTACACTCTTTATTGAAAAGTAATCCACCATACACTCTTAGGAGAACAACACGATGTATCACCAAAACCCATTAACTGAAGGCATCCAAGCAGCAAACTCTATTCAAGTAGACGTTGTTAAGGCATTCTTCATTGCGGTACCTGGAGAACACCCGATGCATTACCGTCCAATGGTGATGACCTTCGATGATAACAGTTTCCGTCAGATGCGAGATATTACTGCCAATGGTTTAACCCTAGACCATGCGGCACTTCGTCAAGTCTCACGTAACATTATTTCGCAATCACGTCAGTCCCAAGGCGTAATCGGTATCGATAACGGATGGGGCACTCAGCGCTTTGCATTCTATATCCTTTTCCGCATTACTACACCCGCTCGTACGTCAGATGAGATTTTAACAGGTTATACCGACCATTTAGGTATGTCTGAACTAAATGGCCCATCATCACGTGTATGGGACCAGAACATGACATTGTCTATTAATAGCCATATGCGTGTTCATACTACGGAAACCTATGGTACACATGGCAGTCAGTTAGTTTATGCCGGCCGTGACGTCAATCAGGTCTTACGCCCTACTTACGTCCAGCTCAATGACCAGCCGATTAATATGACTGAGTCATCCATTGCAATGCGCCCAGTGGACACGTTGCATCGTTTACAAGTTGAAAAGATGGGAGGTGCTGACACGGTACATGACGTTCGCGGACGAATTGCTATCGGCGATGGTTCTTACGGCGTATCTAGCTCACGTAAAAACGAATTATCTTCCCAGTATCTGTCTAAGATTCTACAGTCGTACTCAAACGCTCACCGTCAAACCAACGGTATGGGAGGTGAAGTTATGACTACGGGTACAGCGGCATCCTATGCTCGTGAGATATCTCTAGATAGCTCAGTACTGTTCCGCCATCTAGGACAGTACAGTTCGTATGCTCATGCTGGCTACCTAACCTTTGGTGAGCTAGTTCGCATGTTCCCGTATGTCGAGCAAAACATCCAAGTAGTTATGCCTGGACGCGGCTCAATCGTGAGCAACGCCGAAGATACACATGGCTGGGGTGCCCCTGATGAAATCACTAACGTGGCACATGCCCTGTCACATACTATCCCGGCTATACTCTCAGACTGCTTAGCAGTTAGCTCAACCTTTACTATTCATAACCGTACCATTAATGGTCAGCCAGACATTGCGGTAGAAGCACTCCAACCTATGTTTGACAGTGTTGCGGATGAGCGCATTTATCCTGCGTTTTGTGAGAGTATCCTAAATGACGTTATTCCGGAACTCTTCCCATATAACGAAACCGACTTCCTTATCCAGATGCGCTGCTCGCTTTTTGGCTCATCACGTATCGAAGTTAGTATTAACGGTTCTCCACTGACACCCTATACTGCACCTAACTATGCCGATGGTTTAACTGCCTCGTCTATTGGTGCTAACGACGCACAGCTTGCTGACACGGCTATTAAAACCGGTGGCATGTTAGACGCTGTGTTCTCAAATGCCATTGACCCTGGTTTAGCGACACGCCAGTACACGTACTAATTACTATTTTAACTTAAATGGATGGGGTAGAGATACCTGCCCCATCAGGAGAAGACAATGAAACTATCTGACCTATATCTAGCATTAGCCGCGGCACTGGACGTGTTCCCTAACGAAGAAACCAAGTACCTGTGTGCGAACTATGGTGAAGAAATCGTACCGATTACAGTACCTGTTGTACGCAATGGTCAAACCGTAAACCTGCCAGTTATTATTCCTGACGATGAAGTCATGAAGGTGGAAGAAGACGGTACAACCATTAAGTTCCATCCATATGCCGAAAGTCCATTCGGTGGTCAAAGCGAAATGTTAAATCGCTTAATCATCCTTGCAGGTGGTAAACTATGTACTACTGTTATCAGTCTGGTAAGTCAGCTCATTAACCTATCGGTTAACTACGAAGAGTTCGACAAGTACAGCAACAAAACCATGCAGCTTATCGGTAAGTTACCTCCTGTGAAGAAAGACAAGTCGCGTGAGAAAATCCTAGAGTATGCCAATAAAGTTATGCGTGCTAACACCGCCATTGCAGGCCAGCATCCATTGCTGCGTATTAACGTAGGTCGTCGTGAGCGCAGTGACATTAAAGCACTGCGTTGGTGTGAGCTTTCATTGCCTGTACTAAAAGACGATGGCGATATGCGTATCTTTGGTGTTAAAGCACCTTCTAAGTTAGCATACGATACCGTTTACGGTGCATTTGCAACCGTACTAGGGCATGACAGTTTAACTGAAGACAACAAAGTCTTTCTAAACGGTTCCCTATCGCAAACTGCACCATACTTTCAGGCGCTATTAAAGACACTGAAAGAAGCGACAGAACACTTTAACCATGTCCTGTCACAAATGGGCCGTCAAGGCGATAAGTCTGCAAAACTTAATACGGACTGGTTTGGTTTACTGGATGACCCTGATACTCTAGTAAAAGAAATCCCAGTACCATTTGAAGGTAACGTAGGCAAAGCCGATGGTAAGTCTGCATCTATTGCAGTAGCCGAAGGCACTCAAGCCCCTAAACCTGCAGCAATTAATATGGAACTGAGTTCCAAAGCTAAAGCACCGGCGCCTGTTACACAATCGGTTGCTCAGACGACCACTATCGACCATAAGGATACCATGAACACTATGCGCAAACAGACTATGTCCGCGTTACACAAAACCAATGCCAGTGCCGCTAGCACTTCTATGCGTAAACAGCCAGCACAATCTGCTGTACGTGATGAAGCGCCTGTGGAGGTGGCCGAGACGGCAAAAAAGCCTCAACTGGAAATTGGAACCCGTTCTCGGGAAGTAGCTTCCGCAAATAACCAGTTGCAGATAGGTGCACGTGTTCGTGAAACGCAAGTACACGATGCTTTAGGTGAACCAGTGTTTACACGTAACGGTCAGCCACTGATGATGCCTTCTACGGATAAAATCCATAAGGAGCTTTTCATCATTGCACGTGAACCTAATGGTACGATTGCATGGAATGGGGATGTTCCTCACTTAGACCCAATCACACGTATCGAAGTCGACCGTCTAAAGCAACAGCGTCAAGGTAACGGTGCGTATGGTGCAGGTCCTGCTCGTATGGGCTACCAACCTCAACCGGCCGCCTTTGCAAACCCTAATGACCCACGCAATCGCTATCAACTAGCTGCGCCTCCGGCTCAGCCTGGCTATGGTCAGCCAGCGGCTCCTGGATACGGTCAACCTGGTTATGGTCAGCCCGGTTATGGACAACCTGCAGCACCAGTCTATGGAACCGCACCGGCCTATGGCACGGCTCCTGGGTATGGTTATACATCACAGCCAATCGTCCAGGGTACAGGCTATGCAGGACGTGTAAGATAAAATAGAGTTTATTAACCCACAGACGTAATGGTCTGTGGGTTAATATTAATTGTCTCTATAAATTTTTCTTTTTCTTAGCGTAAACTATTTTTGTATCGCTGTAACAAGGTATCGAGATAACTTAGACTAGGGAGTAAAAAGGAAGTCTTAACCCCGTTATAGGCAGAAGGATGTGTTAACCCATTTAACCGAGCAATGACCCAATGATAGTCTTCACGCACCCCACGTGATATTAGCCATCCGCCTAAGTCACCTCTATATTTTAAATTATCATTTCGGTCCATTATTACCGTGGTGGTATTAGAGTGACTAGCGATAACTTTTAGTTGTGCCTCTATGGCATTTCTAAAACCTTGAGAGTTAAACCCATCTACGTCCTCATCCACGGTAGGGATGAGCTTATTTAAAGAAAATGTCATAATTGCCCCTTTACCATAAATAAAACCTATATTATCTTTTATGAATGCGTTGATAGTAACGCATGGTGTTCTAAAAGATTCACAACAGCACAAGGAGAAACCAGTGGGAACCATCGAAAAGTTACTCAATCGTTCTGAGTTAACAGGTACAACCGATCTTATTACCCCATATGGAAGTCCAGACTCCAGCCCGCGTTTACACATGGTCGCCGCCCAGTCCCAACAGGCAATGCAGCCATTACGCCCAGATATCCCTATCTCTTTGACAGGTTACGAAGTACAGATGTCTAAGACGACAATGGCCATCACGATGCCCTGTGACGCTATTATCGAGGACATCATCTCGCATCACGTATCCGCCGTTATGTCACAGCGTGACACGGTAACCAAAACGATAGTCTATCAAGACGTAGATACGGGTGAGTATGGGAGTATTGAGCTAGAAGGGTATTTCCGAGCACACGACGTGTTTGGGGCACGTTTAAACCTAACCCCAGAAGGTCAGCGTCTGCGCCCTGGCATGCAGGTCAAAAAGGATACAATTCTCGCTCACTCAAATGGCGCTAATGTTGGTGGTGTGTATACTACGTCATTAACCACTGAAGTGGCTAACCTATCATTAAACGGCGTTATAGAAGACGGACTGATTGTTTCTGAAGAGTTCCTGAAAAGAGCTGCGCCTGTGGCGATGGCATCGCGTGATATTGAAACCGGAAAAGAGCGTTATTTCGTTGGAGTATATAGCGAAGGTGGCGTATTCCGTGCCTTTCCCGGACCAGGCGAAAAGATACGTGACGACAACTTAGTTTTCGCTACGCGTAACTATGACCCATTGTTAGACTGTGTCTATATGCTAGAAGACATGGTTGATACTGTGGACTTTGCCTATGACGAATGCGTCTTTGCACCACCAGAGTGTGAAAATGCTAAAGTGGTAGATGTTACTGTATATAGCTCACCTTCAACCTCGCGCTTACGTCAGACTCCACCTACCATGGAAGAGTCCTTAAACGTTTACCGTGAACAGAAAGGACACTACTGTAATAAACTGGTTGATATCTACCGTCGGCTAAGAAAGCAAGAAGGGAATCGCTTAAAGCTATCACCGAAGCTAGAAGAGCTACTTACCTATGCGCTGGCAGATAAGCCGAATGACCAACCTCGTTCAAACAACTATTCTGGTGCAGGTACGGTTCAGTACACCTATAAGGCTAAGCAGATTGATGAGTGGTACGTATCAATTGAATTAGCCTGGATGTACGATTTAAGCTACGGTGCAAAATTCGCGGACTTACACGGATGTTTCTCTATAAGGACTGATTTTAATTAGTAACAAATGTACCAATAGTATGTATTTAAATTTTAATAGTGCGAGAATACAACTATGTTTTGGTACATTCCAGGAACAAACGATTGGGCGATTGATGAAGAACATATTCTTCGTAGTCCAGAAGGAAAACTCATCCGGCCGAGTGTTAACCAAAGGGTTAGATTAACCCTGTACGGTAAACCAACGGCTACTTCATTGAAGCGTCTATTCCTTTTAGCGCATCATGACATGTTTTTACCAGATAGAAGTCTAGAGGGGCTCCAAAACGTTAAGTTTGTCCCTCAAGAGAAATCTGGCTTTACTGAAAGTAGTGGGTTCATGCCTATCTTCAAGGAACCCATTCACATTAATAAGGATTTTCGCGTATGTCCACTATGCCCAAGTCTGGCCGTAAATAAGGAGGGTACTAAAATTTATTGCTGGAGGACTGATAAGTATCTAAATGTTTATAGTCTCGCCGGTTACCGATACCTTACTCACTACGGCCGAAATTACAGGGTTCATAGATTAGTAGCATCGGCATGGGTAGAAAATCCAAATCCTCGGACTAAACCGGTTGTTAATCACATTGACCACAATAGAGATAACCCGCATTATCTTAACTTAGAATGGTGTACCCAGCAAGAAAATGCCGAGGCTATGGTGGAATATGGAAACAGCGCTACAGCCATCGAGTGTAAAGTTAGAGACTTTGTAACGGGCGTGGTAACTATTTATCCTAGTGTCAATGCCGTCGCTAAGGCGTTAGGTTTAAAACCACCAATACATTTAAGTACTTTAATGTCTACCAACCCTTATCGTCTTTATATGGACCGCTACGAAATAAAGCCACTGATGGATCAGACCCCATGGAAAAAGATATCTCCAGGAGAATCCAGGAAGTCCCAGTACACATTTGCAGTCTACGAGTCACCTGGTAATGCCTTGATTTATCATGATCGTATGCAGGTACAGAAAAACTATAAGATATGGAACGTTCCTAACATCGAGCGCCTAATCGATAAGTTTTCTGAACTCCATCCTGACAAACGTATCTATTATTGCAAAAACTATATACATGAGACTATACAGTCGATGCGTATAGGCACATGGGAAATTAAGGAGTGGGCTTCAATACGAGAAGCCTCTAGAAAACTTAATGTCAGTTTTTCGGCCATACATGGAGTTATCCGTGATAACGCTTCTTCTAGAGAAGTTAAAGGTTACCTCTTTAGAACAACATCCTCGTTGCCGTGGGAACGCAATGTAGATGCATTTAAAAGTAAAAAAATGAGTTTAAAAGCAGTGCACGAAAAGGACGGAAGTACAATCAACTTTGTATCTCTGCGTGCCGCCGCCACCCACTTTAACTGTGATAGAAGCACCGTTAAAAGATGGATACGTAAAAAAATTGTTTTGTTCGGTTACTTTTTAAACAAAAGTTAATAGCATCCCTTAGCCAGTAATGGCTTTGAACAAACTCCTCTAATTGCGGGAAGTTCTTGGTGAAACTTACTACCAACTTAATGCGGAAACGTAATTAAGGGCGCAGCTAATCACTGCGGTATGGTAAAAAGGTAAGTGGAAAGAAAATCGACGCAGCGAAGTTCCTAAGTCTATTAACAGATATGGAATGAGTTCAACGACTATCGAAAGGATAGCCATAGTGGTGACATTATGGTGAATAACTGAGTAGAGTACAGCCACAGGCTTATGGTGGCCCTGGAGAACAGGATAGCGCACATGCGTAATGGAAACGGGGAGCCCCTACCTCATCTTTATAAAGATGTCGAGGGTGATGATATAGTCTGCCCCTTATGGCGACATAAGGCGGGTGTCTGAGCACACCGGGTCAACAATTGCACGTTGATTGGACAAAGGGAAAGGCGTAGTCTGTGAAATTCGTCCACGTAGCCAAATGCCACGTGATGACTTCGGCAATATTGCCGATGTAGTACAATCAGGAATCTCTGTCTTTGCCCGTATGAATATCGGGCAAGAATATGAGCGTTACATTAATGCCGCATGTCGAGACGTGTCTAAAGATATGCGTAGAATGAATGCAGAAGGAGAATGGCTAGAAGCATTTAACCATGGTATGGGACTAATCCGTATTGTCTCACCGGAACAATACGAGCACTATCTTAAGGTTAAAAATACTGACCTTAAGAAACGTGAATGGGTAGACAGTGTTGCTGAAGATATACTGCGTCTATTAGTGCGTCCGGATTCCGGAATACTAAGCAAAGAGCTTATCACTGCGATTCGAGAATATCGTCGTCCCGATAAGTCACCTATTACTTATTATAACTATGACGGTAATCTTATCCGCACTGAAAAGACGGCTTTAATCGGTCCTAAACAAATGATTGTCTTAGATAAGTCATCGTTTAAACCAATGGCGGTAGCCGTATCCCGACGTCAACAACATGGTTTACCAGCGACCACCAACAAACGCACCAAGGTTGCCTTCCCGACTAACCGACAGCCGCCGAGAAGTTGGGGTGAAACCGAAAACCGAAATCTGTGTGCCGCAATGGGAGGTGAAGCCGTATTGTACCAAACAGACCAATCCACTAACCCAGACGCAACGCGCAATGCATTAGAGAGCATGTTACGTAAACCTAAGCCATTTAAAACCTTTAAGCACTTAGACCGCACTAA